ATAATACATAATTATCTAATAATAAATATTTAGGCTTATAATGTAAAATTATTTCGTAAATATTATCTGGATTAAATAAATTCATAGACACAACACCTGTAATATTACAGATGTTTTTATAAAACAAAAGATTGGTTCTAGAAGGATTATTATTAGAATATATGTTCATATGGATTTATGATTAATAATTTTTTTAATTTTTACAGGGTTTACTTTATCTATATTGAATACAATATTATGTTCTATAAGTAAATTTATATATTCAAATAAAAACATATTTTGTATTTTAATACCAGCCATACGTTGTGTAATATTTTTAATATTTTGGATATCTTTGTGTGAAAAATAGCACATCTCTGCCCACAGTAAATCGAGGTCGTAGCACAGGTATTCGGCTTTCATCTGATTGTGTCCTATGCCTATATCGAAATGATTTTCTTTATCGTTGTTAGCTAGTGCAATCAAACTAGATTCTTCTAAATTTTTAGGTTTATATGATGAGACTATACCGCTGGAATATACCATAATAGACCCATCTTTTATATGGTCTAAACATCTAGTAAAACTATACAACTGATTAGTTATTTCAAATTTATCATTATAAATAATATTAATACTACTGTTTAATACTTTAAATGTTTTTAGAATCTCTAATACTTTATCAGCATGAAATCCCAACACTATATGTATTTGATGCTTATGTCCTTTATAAGCATGTTGTAGTAACTCTATTTGCTTCACTATCAACGGTTTTTTATTTTTGGGATCTATTGTCAGAATAGCTTTGGGCCCATAGGACTTCATACCTTTTGGTATTTCACAAGCTAAAATAACGATATTAATCATATAATCTCTATGTTGTATAGATCTGTTACTCGATGTATTTCATCTATCACGAAATCTATATTCTTATCCATCGCCGTATAAAAAGATGTTGGAATAGCTAATTTTTGAAAATCCCTATCCGTAAGCTGTTCTGATACAATAATTTTTTTATTTATGCAATGCTTGAATATTTCTTGAGAGGAATCAATTTGTTCTGTTGTGAAATCATTTTTAATGACAAAAATCAGTGCTGCTATCGGAGGTAGACCAGTTCTAAGGACGCTATCTAATATCATATTGTCGCTGGTATCATCGACCACAAAGTGAATCTTCCATTTGATTGGGAGATTATATTCTTCTATGTATTTTGCAACATTGTCTTTGATATTAGTATTTGTTTTACGAATAATAAATGATATTAATCTTGGTTTTGAAACTAAGTTATTAATATTGTCTAATGTCTTATTAATATAGTTTTTATCAGATGATGACAAGAACACTAATAAGTAGTAGTTTATAGTAGATTCTTTAAGAACAATGTTTTCTAAAGATTCGTCTGTTGGATTATTGTCTTGTACAACAGATGCCCACTCAGCCAATCTTGCATAAGGACAATAAAAATCATTAATAATATAGCTATTTGTTGTCTCGTCAACTTCCAGGTTGTCTTTATTGTATAACAGCTGTAGCTTATTAACAATTCTCTCCGTTACCCCCAGCTGACAGGATGTTTGTTTATTGTTTTCGTCTGTAATTTTAAATATGCATTTGTTACATTTTGTCTTCATAATAATTATTTGATTCTTTGAACTGTTAAAATTTTAAATAAACCAGAAATATTATTTTCTAAAATACGTAAATTAGGTAGCTGAGAACACACATGAACTATAAATGATTGATCCCACATGGATTTATGTGCATTTAATATTTGATTAAAATTTTCAAAATCTATTCTATTACGATAGAGGTCTATACCGAATGTGTCTAAATCTATAAATCGTAACTTTAATAATCCATCTTTTTTCAGCTTATGAGACATTTCTAGAAAAATAGCATTTCTTTGCTCTAATGTTAATTCATCTAAAAAATTACAAATCATAGTGTCTACAGATCCATTGGATACTTTTTGTAGTTCACTAACGTGTACAGGAGTAAAATCACTAACAATATGATTTTCTGTAATATATAGATTAATACTTTTATTCTTGAGCATATTTAATAATACCTTGTAGCTGTTAGTTTGTCAAAAAAAAGTTGTAGTTTATCATTTCTATCATCCGATATTAGGTTAGACAAAACATTATTATCTTGACCAAATAAAGAACATGAAATTGTATTAATAGTTTTATTCAAAACTTTAACTAGTTCATCCTCATTAGAGATAGAAACAGTATTAAATAGATTATTATACAATATAGTATTTTTGCCTGTGCTGATATAAAAAGCTTTTGCTATGATGCTAGCAAAACATTCCAGAGGGGATGCATTAGAAAAATCTATACAGTACCTATAACGAGACAATGTGGTAATCAGGTCGTTTATAGAAGCAGGATATATGTCTAGTGTATCGCAACTCAATTGATTGTTTTTTAATAAAGCAATTATGCTAGGATTAATTTTGGTTGTATTATAATTGATAATCGCAATATCTTTAATTTTATCTATATCTTTAATTACTGGAGCTTCCGTACTTGAACATAGAGGTATTTGTAAAACCCTGTCTTTATATTTGTCAGCAACATTGTGTTCAGAATCAGCTATTGTTAAATAATATAAATTATCTATGCTATTTAGTAATTCTAGATTTATATCAGAGGCGGTTGTCTGTGTCACTAATACTAAAGGTATTTCTGACGTATTAGACAAATTAATGATCTGTTCGTTTAGATAATTAGTTAAGATAAAATCATAATTAAAAAATTGAATATCATTAATTTGAGTTATAGCATTATTACCATTATTTTGAGTACTGAAATAGGATGTCTTTTCTGTCGGTAAAATCAAACTATCTAGATATAAATTTCTGGTATTAAAACTACAAAATATATTAGTATCTATAGAATTATATTTATGAATAATATTTTTCATTAAATTGATTGACATATTTGTTGTCCTATATTATTGTAACTGAATCTCTCTAAATATTTAGTATCAGAAACAGTTTTTTTATCATTAAAAGCAGATCTCATTTGTTGTCTTAAATGCATAATACTTGGAATAAACCATGTCTCATTTGCATTATAAAAATCTAGACCATTTACATATGTTGTGTCTTCCATGAGTACTGGTTGCTCAGAGCTTTGCACATAATAAAAGTCATCAGTGTCTAACATTTCTGAGATACCAATACCGTCTGATAGGATAGCCGTGTTGCCAGAACAAACCGCTTCTGCCGCTGGTCTACAAAATGCTTCTCCATAGGATACGGCAACAAAACAATCGCACGTTTTGTGTAATGATTGCATCTCTAAATCTGATAGTCGTTTAGTAATTATGGTTTCTGTCTTATATTTATTTTTAATTCTGAAGCGTGTTTTCAGTTTTACAATATCTTGCTCTATATGTTGTTTAGCTTGTTCGCTTGTTAATCCCGGCATAGATGTTTTTATTATTAGTTCTACTGGTTCGTTAATATCGAATTCTAAATTAAAAGCAATAATAATATCTTTTATGTTTTTTCTTTGAATATATTCTCCAATAAAATAAAATTTAAACGTATTAGAGGATAAGCCCATATCTAATACTTTACTTGAATGATTTTTTATTAGATTAGTATCGATGGGTTGAGAAATAGTCGATATTGGTATACGAACACCAGAATTTATCAGTGCATTTTTTTCTTTTAAAGACGGGACTAATAACTGATCCATAATATTAATAGATGCTATTCCGGAGGAAAAGAATCTATTGTTTTCTATAACTGTTAATCCTATATTTTTCCCAAAATCTCCATTATACACAAAAGACTGAGGCATAGATTTTTGTATAACATAATCATAATAAGTATAGGATTGTTTTTCCGCATTAAGTATTTGTTTATTATCTATAACACATTTAGCTCCTCTATTAGTATAGAAAGAGACGGGAACCACATTATGGTGTGTGCTTAATAAAGCTAATAGATAATCTCTAGACGCTAGTCCCCAACCATCATGCTGTCTATATGGAGCTATGTATAATATATTTTTAGGTTGTTTTGTTTGCATAATCTATAAAATCTTCACTAGTTAACAATGACGGATTACATCTAGCATATTCTACATTATTATAGTTAGTAATAATACTATTGATATCTTTGATAATATTATTAATAGAGTACGACACAACAGACGCTCCGTCGTACAGCATTGAGTTTTGTGCAAAATATATGTTTTTTAATAACCAATAGGTAGACATATCTAGTCCTGTTGATTTAAATTGATTATGTAGACTATAAATTTGTTCATAAACTGTTTTATCTCTTATTTCTGGATTAATATTTATAGTTGGAATTTGTTGATAAGACATATTTTCCCATCGACTACGATAGTAATCCGTATCAACAGTGTCTATATAATCCATCCACTTCTGAACAGTATCCTGCCAGGAGTACTCATTGGTTGCTAAATTTTTATTAGTAAAACCTATTTTAGCTAATATATTCTGAGGTTTATGGATCAAAGAATATAATTTATCTACAGTATCATCTTTATCTGGATATACTCTGATAGCCCCTGTTTCCAATTCTTTGAATTTTAATCCGAGCTTAATGGGTTGGGCATTGATTTTTTTAATCATGTCCTCCATTGCGCTATAATTTACGGTTAAAACAGGAACCCCACAGTAGCTTGCCTCAACCTGGGGCATACCAAAGCCTTCACAGATAGAATATTGAACATATACATCGAATATTGACATTATTTTACCTAATGCCGCTTCTCCTATAGCGTTTCCAACATTCGGTATTATGGCAGACTTTTGTTTACACTTATAGCATTTTTGTGTAAAGCCAGCTAAATTTGATGCAAAAATAGCGTTGCAGCTTCTGCACCAATATGTAAAGTATATTTTATTTGAAACCTTACTATTCTTGATTAACTCAAACATATCCCATCCAGCATCGGGATAACTTGTGTGCAAATATAATATAATTTGATTGCTTTTTTCTGATTGTTCATTACGCAAACGATCAACTAACGCTTCGAAAGCTTGGATTAATTCAGGGAAAAGTTTTCTCTTTTGGTTTCTCATTACAGTACCAATGACGATATTGTCTTTTGATAGAGCTAATGAACCCTTTATTTCTTGTTTTTGAGCTAGTGAAACCTGCTGATAACTTGAGGCATTAGCTGCTGGAGATGCTGTTGATATATATTTAATCTTATTACTTGTTTGCTGTTTTAGGACTTCTGCTCCCCAGTCACTATATGTAAATACAGCATTAGCATTGATATAAGTATCTAGCCATTCCTCTTTTTGAGGAAATGAATCTATGGTTGGCATAAGAATCCAATGAAAATATTTGCGTAAAGGAGAAAACCTCTGATACGCAGACATCCAATAATCTCTAATGTCTATAACTATTTCCGGCTTAAAATCTAAAACAACTCTATCAAAACGCCATTTGCCGAATTGGTTTTCGGGAGAGCTATTATATAACTGTTCTCTTTTATCATCTTTTTCTATCGCATTTGGATAGTACTTCCATGGGATATTAAACTTTTCTTTATCCCCTATTAATCCATATGAAGCAAACTCAGCAATTTCATATTTATTGCTTTCAAATAATCCTTTTAGCAAGGCTTTATTGTATGTTCCAAAGCCTGAAGAAACTTTAGATGATTCTGAACATACTAAAATTCTAGTTTTATGTTTTTGATTAGTCATGAAAATTTGTGTGTTTATAAAAATAGGGCTGTCTTTTTTCAACAGCCCCATCTTTAAATCTGTTTATGGGATAACTTAGAAAGCCACAGCCTCTGTATCAACTGACTGAGACTTAGACAGCTTGGTGATCTTAGAAAAGTTGTTTACTCTAATACGTAGAGTACTATGCTTGACCCCATCCTTTTCCCACGAGTCATTTCTAAGAGATCCTTCTACCATTACCAAGTCACCCTTCCTAAAGGATTCCGCTATAATCTCTGCTCCAGAATCCCAAGCTTCGCAATTAACAAAAGTGGTAATCTTATCCTTTTCGCCAGAAGCCTTGGTATATTCACGAGATACAGCAATGGTGAAATTTACCACAGACACAGGCTTTGATCTGCCTTCGATTTTCCTAATCTCAGGATCACGAGTTAGATTACCTCTAAGTAATACAATATTCATATTCAAATTTCCTTTGTAAAAAGTTAAAAATCACGCAAACGCACAGTATAGTATTGGTGGTGTACCAGCATGTCAAGTTTTTGCTAAAAACGTCTTTTCAGCAACAAACGAATCCTTATTTTTAGATATATTGCCCTTGATGATAATAATATTACCTTCAAATAATTGGTTACGGTATTGTCTAAAAGTTTCTGGAAAATATACCACAGAATCCAAACAGGCAGTACCATCATTTATGGATAGAAAAGCCATCTCGGCTCCAGCATTTTTGCCCTTCTTTGTTTTGACTATATTGATATTCTCTATCTCACCGGCCACCATCAAATTATTGTTGCTGCATTTATTATGCTTAATGTCTCTACAAGAATGACTTACCATGTGAATATCATACATGTCTATTTTAGAACAGGAGATAGAATAACCCAACAACATGTTCTCAGTATCAACAAGCCATTCTATAGAGTCTTCAATGGAAAATGGAGGATTTTTCATTGTTTTACATAAATTATTGACTATTTCTTTACGTTTATTCAAAGTTATTTTTTCTTTTAATTGACACAGACTAGTATATAGATCATCTGTGTTCAAAGATATACTCTTAAGTAGAGCGACCTCTTTGGGTGTTAATTCTAATAACATACTGTAATCCAACAGCATTTTGTTTCTGTGTAACTTCAAATAATCCAATGCTCCGGATTGAATTAGTGCTTTACTAGCTGTGGAATTCAATTCATACAAAACATCTATCAAAAATTCTGTCCATTTTAATTTAGCAAGATCTAGATTGTCTGTATGTATTAGGTGTTTTAGTTTTTTAAATGCTGATTGACCAAAACCTTTAATATCTGTTAGTCCGAAATATATATGTTGGTTTTTAAGTTCTATAAGATCGTTTAGCATTCTTACATCTGGATTACATATACTAATTCCCATCTCTATAGCATTTTGTACCAGTTCTTTAATTTCTTGTTGAGGATCTATTTTATCTTTGGCAAATCTTAGGTAAGCCGTAAAAAAATAAACAGGATAGTGAGCTTTAGCATATGCTGATAAGTAACAATTCATAGCATAACTAATAGCGTGCGATTTATTAAAAGAATATCTTTGACTTTTTTCGATCCATCCGAAAACCTGATCAGCTTGTTCTGCATTTAATAATTTTCTATTAGCACAACCGTCTATAAATTTGATTTTAAGTTTTGCCATTTCTTCTGGTTTCTTTTTACCAATAGCTTTACGCAAATTGTCTGCTTCTTGCAAATCGAAACCAGCAATATCTTTAGCTATTTGCATAGCTTGTTCCTGATATACCATTTCACCATATGTAGTATTCAGAATAGGCTCCAAACACTCATGAAAATAATCGATATCTTCGACACCATTCTTTTTGTCGATATAGTGACTGGTTACGCTTTTTCCGTCTCTATATGCCTCCAAACATCCTGGTCGCATAATAGAAATTAGTGCAGCTAATTCTTCTATATTTGATGGTTTTAGTTTTTTAGCCAAAGACCTTCCTAGCCTGGACTCCAACTGAAAACACCCCTTAGTATTTCCATTTGATATTAAATTCCAGGTTTTGGAACAAGCCAAATCAATTTTAGATATATCTGCTTCAAACATCTCCAAAGGCACCCTTAAATTTAATTTTTTGTGATAAATTCTTATGTAACTTTAAAAATCTAAGTAAGATATCAGCACAATCTTTTACATCTTTTAGAGCGTCGTGAGCATTATCTTTAGATATAGAAAAATAATCTCTAACATTATCTAATGATATTGATTTGACATCTTCTAAATACATAAACCAATAATATAATAGATTCATAATATCTATTACGTCTCGTGGGTAAAAAATATTACTATCGTTTTCTTTATTGACTGTATTAAATTTTTGAGCCATACGATTAACTATTTTTAGATCAAATCTGTTGATATTATATCCAGAAGCTATAGGAGCAGAAAATTCATTTTTCTTACTAGTTCTCGAATGATACTTATCTAAATATCCACAGAATAAGGACCATGCTTGTTTTTGTGGCATAGCTTCTTTCCACGAACATAAAATATCATCTCTGGAACAATTCCTAACTTTGGCATGAAAATTTAGAATATCATTATCATATTCGTGATTAGGATTGAGTTCTAAGCTTTCTGGCTTAAGCATTATATTAAATTCGGAATCCTTAACTATTTCTAATTTTATTGGATCCACTATCACAGCAGCTATTTGTACTGCACTACAAACATTAGGATTCACTCCGTCTGTTTCTAGATCAAAGATACATATTTTGTTACTAAATTTCATGCTGAAACCTTTACTCGCTGTAATGGAAGAATCATGACTTTTTCTTTGGTGTCGTTACGAATGGCATTAAGCACCTTGCAACAACTAAGTCTTTCTTCTCCTATCTTTGTATATTCTAAATCATCTAATACGAATACAGAATTTACCTCAATATCAATAAACTGTTTTTCTAACATATTTAGAACCCTTTCTTTTTGGAATCAGACCTGATGAGATAATAAATCTTTTATGCACATAATCTTATCTAGCATAGCGATACCTAGAATATCGAATTTTACAATACCTAAACTTTCTAGGTCTTGCATCTCCATACCGGCTATGGTCTGTTCGTTCCTACTATCATAAACCATAGGACAGAGTTCGGCAAGAGCCTGTGAACTGATAGCGATACCAGCCGCATGTTTAGATTGGTTGGTTTTGGTCCCTTCCAGCCTAATAGCCTGCTCGAAACGCTTCGCCAGAGGGCCAGACAAGTTTCCTTCATCGTCGATCTTGCACCACTGCTCAAGACCTTCTGAATTATTTTCTAATGCCCAACGAATAATCGAAGATTCCCCATACTCGTCTTTCATTTCTTGTAGTTCGTCCGCAATTTTTGCTTCATCTGGTATATTTTTAGTAATCATATTCATTTCATCAAAACTAATATTACCATAAACTCTTAATACGTCTTTTAAAGCTCCTCTGCCTTTCATAGTATTAAAAGTAATCATTTGAGACACTTTGCTAGAACCATACTGATTTTTAATATATTGAATAATTTCTTCTCTCTTGTTGATAGGTACGTCAATATCAATATCTGGCATAGAAATATGATCTTTAGTATTTCGACCAGCATTATAAAATCTATCAAACAGTAGTCCATATTGCATAGGATCTATACTAGTGATGCCTATTAAATATGATACTAGACATCCAGCCGCACTTCCTCTTCCTGGGCCGGGAAGCCAGTCATTTTGTTTTACATGATTAACTATATCCTGTACGATAAGAAAATAACTCGACAGACCAGCCCCCTGTAGAACCTCTAATTCGTATTTTATACGATCAACATAATTATTTTTGACATTATCTTCCAGACTATTGAGATTTTTATTTTTCCATCCATGCCTACATAATTCTCTAAGATACTCGTCTTCAGATATTTGGTTTGGACATTTAAAATCTGGTAAAGTTGGCTTGTGTACTATATCATAGTTTTCGCATAAACTATTTATATAGTGAGTATTGTCTAATTCTTCTTCAAAATGTAAAGCAGACATTTCTTGATGATCTAATATATGATAATTATCAGAAAGAAAGAAGGTGCCCATAGGGACATCGTCTTTATTTAGAATTTTTGTATTTATAGCTGGTAACGTAGTTTTTAAATTATTGCACAACAGAATCCTTTGGTCAACAGCATCTTCTTTTCTACAGTAGTGAGCATCGGGTGTACAAATTGCTTTAATATTTTTTTGACGAGCTATTTTTCTAACACAATCTGTGAGATGTTTTTGTATTAATAGATTCTGAGAATCCATTAATTGTGTTTCTAGGAAAAAATTATCTTTTCCAAAGGCATTCTGTAATAGATCAATATGTTTTATGGCCCCTGTTTCCCAATCATCTTTTATTTTGTCGTCACGAACAATACAATCTGCTACAGTCGATCCTAGGTGTCCAGATATGCCTATAAGATTACCGTCTAACAGAGATCCTAATGTTTGAATATCTAATCTAGGTTTATAGTAATAATAATCAGGATTGTTTGATTCAGAAACTATTTTTATTAGGGTTTTCCATCCTTGATAGTTTTTTGCCAATACTAATAAATGAGCTAAAGATCTGTTTTCTGGGGTTTTAGTAGATGGAGATTGATCACAAATATATAATTCACAACCAAGAATAGGTTTAATGCCCTTCTTTTTCATTATGCTGTGAAACTTTACAGTACCGGATATAGTCCCGTGATCAGTGATTGCACAAGTATCAACACCTATTTCTGCACACCTATCCGCTATTTGATCAGGTTTTGACAAACCATCAAGTAAGGAATAATGACTGTGTACATGTAGAGGAATATATGTTTTCATGTTTGTCCCGGTGGTTTATAAAAGCCAAAATTATGATTAGGATGTTTATACTGCTGTGTAACAAATTGAATATCATATAATTCAATATCGTGTTTGATTTGTTCACATTTAGTCATATACTTATCTTTAGGAGATATTTGACCATCTCTGTATTCAACAAGTGGGGGGACTGCGGTATTTTCGAACGTGGTTTTTCCCAAATGACACAGCTTACTACACATCCACGATTTTGTCAATTTTGGCTTCTTTGATTTTTTTATGATTTCAAATTTTTGTCTCAACATGTCTTCTGTCGCTATTAAGTCCTTTTTATCAAAACAAATAGAGAAAGCCCCACCATCGTTAATAAAATTAATAGAAACTATTACATGATCAATTTCTGGATATAAGCGAGTTAAAGCATAATGATAAATTCTTAATTGTGGATCTTTTTCTAAGTCTTCTTGTTCTTTAGTTTTACCAGTAGCCCAATTTAATCTTTTACCTGTTTTCCAGTCTATAATTTCTAATGTATTATCATTTACCTTAGTTATAAGATCAATAGTACCTTTTAGTGCCAAATGACCGGATATTTCTTGATCGTCTATAGTAAAACTGTATTTGCTCCATGGTTTTTTTATTTCAAAATCAAAGTGCTGTTCTGCTTCAACTATATGTCTTTTTCTAGGATCAAACATCCCATTATTATAATTTAAGGTTTTATATACCCATTCTCGACAATCCTTTTTATCTACTGGCATCCATTTATGATGTTGGTTTGTGTTTGTATAATAATCATATACCTGTTCAATAATAGTATCTAAATCGTAGTTATTAACATCTAATTCTCCAACAACATCATCTACAATAGTGATCTGGTTATTTTGTTCTGCTTTTTTAATAAAAGCCAGAATCTCTAAAATTTTATGTACAATTGTTCCCTTGTCTGCTTTTTTACCTGAAAGACCTCTCCATCCTAATACATATTCTCCAAAATATTGTTGCTCACACATAGAGTGAGCATTAAAAGATGAACTACGAAAATAAGTAATAATCATTTTATGTTTTCTATAAAAATTGGAAATAATTGTTCTGACTGTTGAAGTATATCTAGATTACTATTATCCAATATATAATTAAAATTATTCCAATCGTATCTATCTTGATTCAAAATATTTTCTGATTCATGAGATGAGTCATCTCCATAAATATTTCTTGTTAGCCTGATAACACAGCCATTATGATTTTTGATTGCAGCTACTTCATTAGGAAATCTACAGTCGTTAATAAGAGCAATTTGTGGTTGGTCCATTAAAATTTTTCTTATTGTTGATTCTGGCCAAATATCTACTTTGATTTTTCTAAAAAAGTCTGTGCCGACAATTTGCATAACTTCTCTAGCTGTTAGAGACTGACCGTCTAAGCTCATATCGGTCGTTGTATTTTTTTGTTCATCTGTGCCGTAACACTGTTCGTATGTTAATCCTAGTATGTCGATACATATTTGTTTTTTCAGAATATCTGCAAAACTATAGACTTTAATTGATCCAGACAATTTTTGTATAACATCTAAAATATAAGTATCAATATTTGGTCGAAGATGATAATAATCAAATACGTCAACAATATGTTGAGAATTATCTGGTTTAATAACTTCTATTTGTCCGAAGTTATTCATAATTACCTTAGTAAAGGCATTCGTATTTGCTAAAAAATTAGCGTATAAAAAATTAGCACAGCTGCTTTTGCCAGATTGTTTTTTACCTGAAAAACCTATAATTTTTGTCATTGTATTTGTTTTCCTATAACTTCCTGAATTTGTTCCACACTCATATCGGCTACGTCGTTTGTATCGATATGTATATTATATATATTATATGTTTTATGACATTTACTTTCTATTACTTTTCTGCCGCTATGTCCGGCTTCGTCGTTATCCAATAATAAATATATATTCATAGCACCAGAAATATCCAATAACATTTTTTGTTTATCTGTCATCGAAGATCCATAAATAGCAACAGCATTATGAATTCCAGCCATTTCTAATTTCCAAACATTACCAGGACTCTCCACTATGATAATAGAGCCTGTTTTTTGAACATATTCTTTAGCATACCATAAATTATATAATGAAGTTTGTGTAGCAAACCCCTTGCTATGTCTCCATTTACTGAATGTCCTACCTATTTCACACTTTATATCGGCATTGTGGTGTCCTCCGCATGAGTCGCATTTGTCGCATACGCTTCTTCCAGAGCACCCAACCATATGTTGATGTGTCGTATCATAAATAGGAACCACTGCTCTATTATTCATTTCTTTTCCAACAACAGTACAGTCTCCCACATCATATTTGTCTAAAATTTCACCTGAAAATCCTCTTTGTAAAAAATATGGACTAGGAATATTTAAGAGATTTCTTACAGATTCTCTAGTTGGATATTGATGTGATGTATTTTTTGATGTTTTGCTAACAATAGACATATTAGCCACGAACATATTTTTATCTTTGACAGTAGGATCGACAGAAAGATGAGCAGCATCTATGTTGACAAATTTTTGTATAAATTCTAATGCTTCATTAAACGAAGCTATATCATCCCCTTCTTCTTGCCAATCATATTTTTGTTGAGATATAATACCTCTAATAAATCCAATAATAGACCCTTTGAATATTTTTTCACATTGATGAGTTCTGCATTTCCAGTTACCTCTATAAGAATCTCCTATATGATATATATTTAGAGCAGACGGGTTGTCTCCCTTATGAATAGGACAACACATACTATAAAACTTAGAGTTCTCACGATACTCTAAATTAAAATAATGAAATAGGTCCGTAATTTTATCACAGGCAGCATCACAAATTACTTTGAGTTGCTGCTGATCAATTGAACGGAATTTCTTCTGAGTTTGATTCTTGTATGGTGAATCCATCGTTGCTGCCGTTTCCATTGACTAACTCCAATCTTGTTTTACCTTCTGTAATTTTTGCACACCATCCCTTCATATAACAATTAATGTAATCGTTATCGTCCAATCCTCCTCCGTGCCTACTCACTAGTGGCAATAATTTCCTATTACCATTATCGGGACCATCTTCCGCCATCTCTTCTTCAGATTTCCGCTTGAAGATAGTAAAATTACTACATAACCAGATAATACGATCTGATCCGCTCGCGGTATCCGTGCTTTCTTTCGTAATACCATCCCTATTTAACTGAACAAAAGCTACAATAGGAATCTGATATTTGGTAGCAAAATTATGCAGAGATGTCATCATGAATCCCAAAACCTGATATTCTTTCATATCCTGAGACATGCCCTGAGTATCCATTAGTTTCAGATAATCATAAAATATGACACACGGCTTGGCAGACCCATCGTCATTCAGTCCGACCTCTTGAACAATCCATCTTCTCATAATACTCATTTGCTCATCGAAAGATTTCCCAGCAATAGACTTGTGATAGATTGGAGTACTTTTAAGTTCAGAGATAGCTTTTTCTATTTTTGTATTTAGGTTTGGAGATTCATTAAATTTTCCTGTTTCGATTTTTGATATATCTATTTCCGTCATCATTGCTAGTAATCTATGAATATGGTCATTTTTTGTCATTTCGGTATCCATGTTTAAAACTGGTATACCTAGTTTAGCAATATTTCTACCCATATTATCTGACAATAATGTTTTTCCTGTCTTAGGTCTTGCAGCGATAACATTAATGGTGCTACGACGCAAACCTCCACCAATAGCAAAGTCATATGCAGGAAAACCTGTGGATATACCAACCTGATCTATAGGATTGTTTTTCAGATTATCCATATAATCATCAATATTTTGATGAATTAGTTCCGGCCTATTATCTCCATCGCTAAGAGATGAAGCAAAACCGAGAATAGGGTCTTCGGCTATACCTAGAATTTTTGATATAGATTCCGACCCATTTACGTCTAATAAGCCCTTCTTTACTTCGTCAAGCTTTTTATAAAGCTTACGAGCAATGGACAGTTTAGTAATTTTACTAGTAAAAGAATTAAGATTTGCAGCATTAACTGGAAAATCTAGTATAGCTTTTAGATGCTGAGTTTCTTCTTTTTTATTTAAGATAAAGTCCAAATCTAGACTCTTAGCAGCAGAGTATATTGATGCTATGTCTAGTTTTTGTACTTCCTGCTTTTCAAAAACATTCTTAATACATTTATACAGAACTATATTGCTGTCTATATAAAATGTTTCCTCCGACAAGATATCGGCTACTTCATAGTAATATTCTCGACCATATTGGCACAGAATCGCTAATACGGCTCTTTCTGCGGATGGATCGCAGAGTATCATTTGTTCTTTTGACATTATATTATAATCTGTCCGTGGCTGTTGTTGTCAAGTTAGTTCAAGTTTTTGATTTTGTTTCGTTGAATAGATAATAGTATATCAGATAAGTTTTTAATTGATGTGGCTATATAAAGTAATCTATCTGTTCTTTGTTTAGCGTATTTCTTTATAGCATTGAGGGCTTCAGCTTTGTCGTTGTGTTTAATAGCCTGAATTGATTTTTCAACATAGCCATATCCTTTATAATTATTTAATTCATCAGCTATTACTTCCTTGATCGTCTCATCTGCCCAATTATATCTTGCTGTTTCTCTATTAATAGTTCTTTGTATATAAAAAGCATATTGGCCTAACCTATATGCAATTTGTCCACAATCTTCTGGAGATAGACTTTCCAAAGACTTTCTATCCATAGTGAGATAATTATTGAGTTCATCCTCTGGTAATGAGTCTGGATTAGCAGCATATTTTGGAATATTGAGACCATGCTCATATTCGTCCAAGATACTATCCCAGTTCTGTAATTCTTCTTTAGCTGTTTTTTTCATTTATAATGTCTTTCCATTTGTCTGTATCAAAATGTGGAAACTCAATATATTGTATATTATTGAGAAAGCACCACTCCTGTTTTTGTTTATCTCTTTTTCTGGATTTTAAGAAGTTCAGTTTATTAGTATGATAAAAAGGAACAAACTTATAATGTTGTTCTCCATGAACCTCTATGCATTTTTTAATTAATGGAATATAAAAATCTAGATATAAAGTTTCAGAACGTCTAACGGTAATAGGTACCTCTTCTAGAATTTGCATAGTAGGATAATGTTCTTTTAATATTTGTCTAGCACGTAAATGTAAACTAGATTTATTAGTTAAAGAACCTTTTGCTATATGTCCATGCAAACTCCAGTTGTGCCAATTTCCATCAAGATCCTGTACTTCCATTATTTATTATGTCCAAGAATTTCGTTTATTTGTTTATATAGTTCATTATATGCTTCTTCGTTTTCTATTAAAAACTGGCGAATTTTTTCTGTTCCCTGAAACTTAGTTGTACTATCCTTAATGAAATCTAAGGTATACCAAGATCCAGCTTTAGATATCAGTCCAACATCAGTACCTATAGTAATAATTTCTGTGTATCTATCTATTCCATATCCGTATCTAATATAGCTTGTAATAGACCCTCCCGGCGGTCCCAAGGCAGAACAAATAGTTTGCCACTCAACCTCTTGACCTATTTGTGTATTTTCTGTTCCTACTAGCCAAGGCTTAAAAGTTTTTGCTCTTAATTTTATGTCCGTTTGATATGCTATTGCTTGACCAGATTTTTCTTTGAACTCTGCTCCGTATCCTGTTGGATTACCCATTAAGTGTGTAATGCCTATAACAACATTTTTATTAACAGGTATAACATTAGCTACTTTGCGGCAAAATTTTGCTAATAGTTTTGCTCCATCTGCTCTTTGCATCTTATCCATATCACTTGTAATTTCTGCTTCCGTACATAAAGCAGAATATGAGTCTATGATTAGTACTGATCCAGGTTCTTCATTAATGATTCTTTCTGCTATTTGTAAATATTCTTCAGCATGTAATATCTTTCCCATTTGAGATCCGATAACATGAAACTTATCGAAATTTAATCCGGGTATTCCTTCTAGGTCTCGTTTCTTCAATCTACCTTCTATATTTAGGTAGTACACTTCCCTGCCATCTTTGAACGTACCAGAACCGTATATAGGATTCTGTGCTGTTGCAGCAAACGTTAGTGATGTGGTGGTTTTACCACACTTTGGTTGACCTGTCAAGACCACAAAGCTTCCCTCTGGGATACCACCATTTAAGACCATATCTATAGCTGGACTCACAGGAATAATAACAGACTTTTTATCCACAACAGAGGCGGCACTAACAATAATATTATCTCCAAAATCTTTTTTAACGCTCTCTTTAATTTTCATTATCTAGTTCCTTTAATTTTTCTATGATAGATTTCTTCGTATTTTTATTATTAGCTACGCCACCAATAGACTTATCTACCCGGATAATTTCTTTTGATATGTCGTTATTTTTTGCATCTATGACGACTTGCTGCTGTATAATGATAGCTTCCAAATGTGGAGCCCTCAATGAGAAAATTTTTCTGCCTTTCTCACTCTTAAGAGCAGCTATGATAGCCTTGTCTGTGTGTTTTTTAAGTAGTTTATGAGCAGTAAAAATCTGCGACTTATAAAATTTGCACCATTCTACATTTAACCAGAACCTATAATGCAGGTCTTTATTTTTTTTCTTCGCTAGGTTTTCACAGATCATTTCTGTAATATACTGTGCTGCTGTAACGGTTTTTCCGTTAGAGTATTTCGACGGATACATTGTCATATTTTAAATACAGCTTCTCTGCTAGTCCTAAATGAATATAGCTTTCTGTGCGTAAAAACAATAAATACGCATCAAAGATATCTTTTGTAACTTGTTTCCATGTCCAAAAATCAAAATTTTCTTGTTTATCGTAATGTCCTGAGCTGTTTAGCCAAAAACCATTTGGATTAAACAGTTTGGCGTATTTACCACCTTTAATATAAAAAGTTATAGAGTTATTATCTACGATAATTTTAGCATAAGTTTTCGCAGAATCGTCTGTGATGTAATTATTATTTTTATCACATCCGTTGCTATGACTACGAGAAGTAAACCAAATCTCACTCATCGTTTTTTATAGTATTCTTACAGGTGTCCGTGAGCAAAGACTCTATATTATTGTATAATGTATCAATAACTGTTTTATAGTTATCTGTTATAAAATCTGCCATATATGTTTTATGGATTCTTTCGACCATATTAGATCCTGTCATATCCGGCTGTTCCTGTAATACATCGCAAACTATTTGTATGTTCACCATATATGGACGAGGCCCCAATACTTCCTCTTGGTTTGTTGTATCTGTGGCACAAGCTTGTTGGAATTGACAAAATTTTTGAGCCTCCTCAGACAACGCCTGTTCAGCTTGTCTAAGTTTGCCTTCTAGTTTTTGTAAAAGCTCTAATTCTTCTTCTGATATATATTGAGATACTATATCATGAGGTAGCGGAGGCTTATATTCTTCTGTGTTCATCTTTTAATTTTCTTCCATTTCTGAACAGGACACTCTTGATCTGCCCATGCTAGTTTATTCATAAAAACTTTTTTATTAGACAAATTACATCCACACATCAAACACTGAGACTTAGTTTTTTCCATATATTCACAAGACATGCAAATATTTAATCTATCTCTTATTTCATCAGAGGTAGCCTTGGGAAATCCTGCATTAATATGCCAGAATAAAGCCTTAAGAAAAGTTAAGATTTTTCTGGATATTGAGATTGTATAGGTTTTATAGGACATATATTATGGTCTTTGTCAAGAGTATAAACGGTATCCCTTGACACTATAGTATCGGAAGGGAACCATTGGGGCAAGCCGTTCTTTATAGAGTAACACAGTCTGCTTCCGTTTTGTTTAAAATCAGAAGTCAATAAAAAATAATGATCCTCGTTTGAACGGAAAATAGTACCAGATTCTAATTCTTCTATATATTCCATTATATTTTAACCAGGACTTACTGAACATTTATTACATTTGTATCTATCCGGAGCATCTGATAATAAGGTAGGGTTAATCTCTTCTCTCTTACCACATACTCTGCACTGAACATTTAAAGTACTAAACTTACGAGCCCTAGGAACTGGCGGTATCTGACTTAACTTACGGTCTATTTCTATGTCTTCTTTATGTAAATTTTTCTCGGTCATCGAATCAAATTTATTAATTCTACCATTACTGGTAGATTGATTGGATGCCTTTTTAGAACGAGGTTTTTTAGGTTTGGCACTAGGAGCATCTGAAACATTTGTTTGTTGAGAAAGCATAGACTGTAACATTACAATCATTGCTTGGATTTGATTAGGATCCATCTGTGGCATATTGCTCATTATTCGTTAATCCTAAAAATATTCTTGGAAAATCTATTTTCAGTTGTTGGGGGATTTTGCTTTTTGAAATCATCATTTAAGGCAGATGCTTCTTTGGTCATAATGGCTACGTTATTTTTGTTATTAGCTGAGTCTGTTATCATCAAGTGCTTTGATTTTGATGCACTGGTTGAGGACGAAGCTGTTTTGATTGCAGAAGAACTACCCTTTTCTTTTTCTTTTTTAATAACCCCTAATACCTGATTATCCGTTATTTCTAGTTCATTAGATATTTTTTCTACTGGCCAACCTAAATGATTCAGCCATAGAGCTGCATATGATTGTGTTCTATTAATTCTTGACATTATTCAGTCTCCCTTTCTGCATTATTAAGCCATGCTGGATTTTTTGATTTTAGAAATTCTGCATACAAATTAAATGTTTTCTGACTAACCTGTTTGAATTTATCATTTGACCTACAGACTCTATCCAAAAAATTATTATTCTTTTCTTCGCCATAAAAAGAAATAGGGTTGAAGAGTTTTCCATTACGATCTAATCTAATTAAATACTTTACCGTTTGGTCAGCTCTCATAATTTTCTTAGCGTATACCTTACTGTCTAGCTTAGATCTAATAGGCAGATTTTCAGAATCAAGTTTATCTTCTGATCCTATTAGAGTGTAATAAGTCTCTTCTAATGAATCATTTAGTGGGTCTTCTTTAAAGCAGCTAGATGGATTAAAAATAGTCATGATTTTCTTTCTTAATTTATTAGGTCCACTTGTTCTTAACTTTGGTTTTCTTCATCCTAGACATACCACTAGGCAATTCTTTGGTAGATTCTATTTCTTTATAATCATTATGTTTTTGATCTAATGCTTGTTTTTGGTCTTCGCTTAATCTATCTCTATTTCTGTTTGCTAAATCTCCCAATGTTTTGAGTTCGCTATCTGATTTTTTAACAGATACATTTTGTGTACTAATATCTTTGATATATTGTCTATATGTACATGATGTTTTTCCACATTGAACACATTTGGGTGATTCCACATAATCTCTTATATGGGAGAATAACTCAAATCCTAGTTTACACTTGTCACAATAATAAGAATATGTTGGCATTACTGAAAATCTTTAAAATAAATCTTCCACTGGTCGGGAACTTCCGATTTTATAGTAGAAATGTGATGACTCACTGGCAAGTATTTGATGCTTTTCTGCGGTACTACCGGATGATTTCTTAAAGGCATATTAGCTTGGGACGGCGTTCTATTTTTCTTTTTGAGATTGCAGGATACACAAGCAGTAACTATATTGGTCCAATTTGTGGGAGAATGATCAAACTGCCACTTAGATTTGGGTATGACATGATCATAAGTCAATTTATTAATTTCGTTCTTTTCTCCACAATATTGACATGTAAAATTATCTCTAATGAATAAATTTTTTCTAGAAAAAGTCACAGACTGTGTGTGGACCTTAAAGTATTTGTTTGTTTTGATAACTGCTGGAATCAAAAAAGTTTTATTATTAGCTCCAACAATATAATCACTATCATAATAGTCTATAATTTCTATATGCATTTTAGAACTATTATAAATATACTTAAATGACCACACCATAGCCTTTTTCCAATCGATAATGCCTAGTGGTGTGTAATCAGCATTAAGTACTAAGCATTGTTTATGTTTGTGTCTCATGTGAGTCTAATCGTGTCAAAATTTTTGATATGATTGGATTTCTAACAATATCAGACGATTGTAATTGTACAAAACCCAAACCGTCAACTCCGTCCAATGCTTTCATCATGTTTAAAAATCCTCCCTGCATATTTCTATTCAAGTCAGATTGACCGATGTCTCCTGTTAAAACCATTTTGCTATCAGTGCCAGTTCTTGTTAATAACATTTTTAATTGATCATAAGAGGCATTCTGACATTCGTCAGCAACAATAAAAGCATTATGGAAATTTCTACCTCTCATCAAACCAAGAGGAACAACCTCTATTTTATTATTGAGTTTCAAACTGGTATACTGTTGCATAGTAATGAAGTGTTGAATCTCATCTAATAATGGTAGTAGATAAGGGTGTAATTTTTCTTCCGCTGTTCCTGGTAAAAACCCAATACGTTCTCCTGCTTCTAAAACTGGTCTGGTAACAATAATCTTTTTTACTTTTTCGTCTAATAAATATTCTATAGCCATTCCCATCGCTATATGAGTTTTGCCAGTGCCTGCCAAACCCTGACAAAATGTAATAGTGTTTTCTGCAACAGTTCTAATATACGCCCTTTGGTTTTCTGTTCTTGGCCTTAAACGATTCCTATATACCACACTGCTTGTTTGAGGATCAATATTATTTGTAATATCAATAACTTTGGATTTCTTTTTTAAGTTTTTATTATTTTTTCTCAAATTATACCCTTTTGCAAAATAGAGTTTAAATTAGACAGGCGCCGCCAGCGCAACTAATTTCCTCTATTCCCAAAGTATTATCCTCTGTTTCCAGTAGTTGCGTATAATCAACCTTCTTGAAGCTATCGAATAAGTCGCAATAAATTTTCCAATTATATACATCTTTCATACAATAAGTTAATCTTTTAACATCGCTATTAAAATATTTACCAGCAAAGTTTTTCATTTTAGTTATAAACTTTAGTCTATCTTCTGTGTCGTTTTCCTTAGCTTGATTCATAGTTACATAGTCACAAGCTGCCCACAAATTGTTGTCAAATACATTAAGAGCTAATTCTATTAAACCAGAGCACCATAAAGCAGCATCTCCGTATTCTTTGACTATTTCTCTACTAGTATACACTGTAGTGAACGGAGCCTGAATATAATCTTTGTCTCCACTCTGAGGAATCAAAGAGATCCCCGCAAAATACCGACGATTATCATATATGTACTTAGTAACATCTATCCACTCATCTGGCTTAACTGTTACGGTATTGCTAACATTATGACTTAAATAGCTCTGGGTACATAATGATCTATTTTTACCAGAATAGACCCAATTTTTTTGAGTGTCTTTTACTATTGACAACATTTCTACTGCTGGTAATTGATTCTTTAGTTTAGCTCCATCTGGTACCTCTATAGGGAATTTAACCACCTCATCAGTATTGTTGGCAGACCATGATGATTTCTCGCACGCCTGCGGGTTTACTTTTTTGAAGTGTTGGTATGGGGCCTCTAAAACATTCGCCTGTACGTGCCTTATATAGCGTTTAGCGTGATGTGGGTGTATGCCAGAGCTTGTTCCCAACATACTACTGCTCGTACCCTCTGGTTTTAAACAGGTTACTCTAGCAGCTTGATTAATACCAATTTTTTTGGCTAATTCTTTATTAGTGTCTACTGCTATTTTGGCACCATTTTTAAGAACTTTTTCTGTTAACACGATATCATGCTTTTCCATGATCCCGGTTAATGAAACTCCAAGAAGTGCTTCTCTTTGGAAGATTTTTTGGCTAATTTCGCCTAAATACTCTAGATTTGTAAAACCAGCCTGTAATGTTCCTATAGTCGCAGCAGCTTTACATCTCTCATAAAAATCACTTTCATCAGTAACAGATGAGCAATTAATAGTAGACAAATTACAGCCTTGCCAACCAGATCTACCTGTTTCTTCGTCTACGGGCCACATGCCTACTTCTACGCACGGATTAAAAGTCATTTCTGTTGAATCGCTCCAGATAAATCCCGGTTCTCCAAATTCTTTAACACTATCCATTAGAATTTGAAATTCATCAAATGTGGTTTCATCTTTTAATAGAAGTGCTGAGTTATTACTACGAGCCCTTTGTGGATTATCCATGTACCAATTTCCTGTTTTAGCCTTGGCCATCTCAACATCGTTATGACTGAATAGTGCTAAGGAAGCACTTCTTCTTACTCCTCCGCTTAATACAGCATCACTACTATGCATGATAATATCATAGGCATCTATTGGTCGGAGTTTTTTTTGTCCATTTGCTAGACATCTGTCTAGAAGTGTTCTTATTTTTTCTAAGCCGTTTTGAAGAGGTTCGAACCCTGGAGCCTTACCAACACCAGACGATAAAGAAGATCCTTTTTCTCTAATATTAGAATAATCAAATACTATATATTGGTCTTTATAGTCTTTAAACTTATCTTCTGATGGTTTTGTAAAATATGAACTAAGAAGAACCCCCAGAGCATCAGCCCATCCTTCTATGCTATCTTCTATAACATACTTTTTACCAGTTTCTGATTTCGGTTCCTGTGACAATGAAGGTAGCTTTGCTATATGGTGTTTTTGAACACTAAACCCAGTACCAGAACCGCACAATAGTAGCCAAAAACATTCTTGAAAAAATCTAAGTCTGTCACAATAGGAACTGGTACAGTTGTAAATTTTTGCATGTCTTTTGAGGATAGGTTCCCCACCAAACTGTAAAGCTCTTTGAGAACCTAAAACTTTTTTCTTATGCATTATGTCGTAGGCCCAATCGATATCAGAACCTATGTTTAAAGAAGCATACTTTGTATGCATCATATTTCTAACTCTGTCTACAGCTTCTTTCCATGTTTCTCTGCGATTCTCTTTCTCTAACCATCTTGCATATTTACTAACGAAAGTATAATTCTGTAACTCTTGTAAAGCCGACATAAGATCTCCTATTAATATGATTTGTCCGATAGAAACACAGAAAGAAAAAACCCTGTGCAATAATTAATCATAAAGTTTATTTACTATTATGTCTATAATGATATTTTTAATGATGATATCATCATACACCACAGACACTAGACAACCAAGAAAGATCTGGTTGAATTTTATGAATTTTTATACCACTCATTTTTGAAAATGTATCAAATATTTTTTGTTGATGTTCGTCAAATAAATGTGTACCGTGAGTATCTGTCATAAATACTTCAGTCACTCCTTCTTGCCATAAAGCCATTATGCAATCATTGCAGGACTGTCCTGTGACATAAGCTATTCCCTTATCAGGTCTTACAACACAATTACTCAAAGCATTTCTTTCAGCATGAATCATCCATGGGTATTTTTCAGGACGGCTTTTAGGTAGATTGGTGTCGTCCAATCCTCTTGGATAACCATTATATCCGACACCGAGAATTCTGTTGTTTTGATCTGTTATTATACATCCGTGTTGGGTATGTATGTCGTGGCTTCTTTGGGAAACAACTTTTGCAAGTCCTAAAAAATAATTTGCCCAGCTCGGTCTCATGTTTGTTCCGTTTAAGAATTTTATTTCCAAAATCTCATATTGATTTGGGACAGGTTGTTGAATCTTCGATGTGTCCAGGTGATTCATTATACGTTTCTGTGTCGGAATAGCAACCGGATGTTCTAAAAATTCTTGTTTATTATATTACATCTGTCAGAGGGTATTCATAGTAATCTGGTTTGTCAGCAGAAGTAATTTGTATATTGTCGATGTATATAGATAATTCCCTTATGTCTGTTCCCATAGACAGTCGCTGGGGGATAATGTAGTCTGAATCAATGATCATATTTATTGGTTCTAATATTTCTATAACCATATGCCCGTCTAGCAACAAGTTATTTGTGTCTATATTAGATCCATTAATATTGATATTGATATATTGAATTTTATAAGGTTTTTTAAAACTGATTTTAGCTTTATTAATATTTCTAAAGTTAAGACAATTATTGCCAGATAACCAAAGGATACTATTATTATTGTCACTAGTATATTTATTAGAATTATAAATTATAGGTTTAGTATCAGAATAAGAAGTAGATCTATTATCAAAAAATCCCTTAATATCTTTTGATAAATCATAGTTTGACAAGAGTTTATTAGTAAATGAATAAAATCCTAAATTGTTTTGTTCAATATAATTTTGAGAATTTAATGTATTGATTAAGCCGTATCTGCTATGATAGTTTCTGTTATGAATCATTCCATGATATTGATGAGTTGCATGACAATTTTCTATGTATGCTGTTTTTTTGTAGTTGGTTGCAGAGATGAATTGTTTGCTTTTTTCTATATAATCTAATATTTGGACTTTGTGATCAGAAAAAACCCTATCAAAAATATTCATAGAAATATAGTGACTATCAATAAAAAAAGGTACTATATTTATAGTATCTCCTCCACCAACCAAACATTTATCAAATAAACCCCCAACATAGGATAAATAGTTTTTTCTATATGCTATAAATCCTCCAGGATTACCATCATTTATATGATTGTTTAAAGTTGAGAATTTTACAGTACTTTCATAATATCTATCCATACCTAAACCATCTGGTCCAATATATTTAATTGTTTCGAAACATTGAACCATAATATGATTTTTTAATAAATTACAAGTTTTATAGTGCCAATTATTATTATTTAAAATAATGTCACTATCTGCTACAACAATATATTCGTATAGTCTTGGTATTTCTTTCAGCAAAAAATTTATAGCAGATTCTTTATGCCACAGGGGACTATTGTTATGGATAGTAAAAATTGTACCAGTATTGGTATCGAGATTAGAGGTTGTATTCTCTGGTATTATCTCACAAATATATAAATGATTACCTAGACCACATCCATCAATAAAAGCAACAAATTTATGAAAATTTTCAATAACTAATGGTGAATTTTGATGATTATAAATTGTAGTCAAAATTGCTAAATTATTCATTAAATGTTTCTATCTTAAGATTAGTTTTATCTCTCATTAATTTTAAGAATTGTACCCTATTAATTTCTTGATATTTTTTCATTCCTTTTGTTATGTCTGTTCCGCTAGAAGATCCTTCGTCGTGAATAGCAACACATCTTGGTTCATATATGGTTTTTAATCCGTTAATATGTGCTCGATATTGCCACTCGCTATCTTCATAATACATTTTATCAAGCTGCTCGCTTAGTGGACCAAGTTTATCTATGGCGTCTCTTCTCATATATAATAAGCATCCAGAGCAATATCCAGTATAGTGTGGGATATTAAATTGAGGATCATCAGCATCTTGATGCCTTCCCTTATTTCTGCCAGTACCATCAGAATATAGCTCTGCCCCAGCTTCTGCTAGCTTACCATTTGGATATAATGTTTTTCCTCCAGCAGCAGCAATGTAGTCAGCACTATATGCACTAGAGTATAAATAATTTAACCAATAATTATCTAAAATTTCTATATCATCATTAATTAATAATATATCAGAAGATTGATATTTTGTATCATTAATAATTTTATTGTTTGGTATGATAAAATACTCATTGGTGTTATTTTTTATGTATATTATTTTATCTGTATTGAATTTATTTTTTATGTATTCCGATTGGTCTTGAATCCCATTATCTGTAATAACTATATTATAATTTGAATATTTTGTTTTTTCTAATATGGTCTCAAGACATTTTTCTAATTTTTCTGGTTGATTGTAAGTTACTATACTAATAATTATATGTTTATCTTGTAATGAATGCTTAAGAATATTAGTTGCTGATGTTCTAGATACTATTTGTGATAAATGTTTTTGTGCCGATCTGCCCAGATTAACCTTTTCTTTTAGAGATAAAGAGAAGAAGTATTCTAGCTCTTCTATAAAACCTTCTTCTGAATTTGTTATTAATGCATTTTGTCTATGGGCAAATTTTATTCCTTCATTTCCTATATCAGAAGTAAGTATAGGCACCCCACACATTCCAGCATCACAAATTTTCCCTTTAATACCTGCTCCCCAAAACAATGGAGCAATCATTAAACAAGATTTTTTATATAAATCATTAAGATTATCTACTTGTCCAAGATATTGTATTTCTGGAATATTCTGGATCTTTTGTTGAATTGATTCATCTAAATACGGACCAGCTATCAACAGGCAGGGTTTGTTTTTTAAAGAATGATATGTTTTAGTTTTCTGAAATTTTGTATAAATATTAATAGTCTTTTTAACCGCTTCGACATTTGGGCCGTGATTATAATTACCTATAAAAATTATGTGTTTTCCTAATTTAATATTTTTACTATCATGTATATTGCTTAGTATTTTAATATTGTATCCGTAACCTAGTTCTTTTTGAATATGTTTTTTATCGTCCTCTGTTATGGCGAATATTGTGTTAGCTTTTGAGTATACATTTTTTTCTATATTTTTCCTATCTTCTATATTATTTTGGGTCATTAATAATTGCCCAGAATTTTTACCTCTTTGTTCTCTTACCCAGTGAACATCCACGCTGTCTACTAAAATTTTAATACTAGGAAATAATGATTTAACAATATCTATGTACTGGTTTCCTATATCGTACCACGAAAAAATTGCATTATCAAAAATTATTTTATTATCAGCTGCTTCTTGCAAGTACTTATTTAAGTATATTCCTTTGTGTATATTTGGTACAAAAACTGGTATATTTAATTCTTTTACTATTTCTATATATTTGCGATTATTATAACCGTTACATAAAAACCATACGTTATATTCGAAATCAAGTTTTAAAATCTTCAGAATCTGTAACAATCTATTACCTCCACTACTACAATCAAAATCGGGAGCCATAGGAGAAAAATACAATAAATTTTTACCATTATTCCAAAATTCAGGAACCTTTATGTTTATTGTGTCTAGGTTTTCAATCATAATTTGTTTATAGTTTCTACCTTCGCCTATTCCGAACATCAGGTAGTGCTCTGTGGCCTTTTGACTGGTGTTTACCTCACACTGAATAAGATCAGGATGCATTGATGTATAGATCATGGGGTCAAAATCTTCGGGAATGAGATGTTTGTTGTTTTCAACTAATTGTTTTGTATATTCATTAGAGATCCATTTCATAATATTTTTCTAATAATTTAATTTCTAGTTTGATTGTGCTGTATATAATATTTTTTATTTTTGGGCTAATTTCAATTTCTATAATATTATCAATAGTAGATCGATTTATGTGATAATTAGGTATATGCAATTCAAAAGGATTTGAAGAATTAAAAATTTCACATAGTTTTTGTTTTTCAACTTGAAAACAGAATTGATAATCATTAATTATTTTTTTTGCTTCTTTATATTTTTGTTCTAATGAAATATCTAAAAATTTACATTTAGTTAAGTAATCTATTGTTAAATTACCAAATTGTTCTAGGTAATTTATTAATACGTCTTCAGCTATATTATTAATGTGTATATTGTAAAAAAAATGAATATGACTAATTATTCTTGATATTGGGTTTCTAAGAGTAAGTATTCTATAAGTATCTTCTATAGGTAATTTAAAACTATTCTCAATAAAAAAAGTTGGACTATGGTCTACGAAAAGAAGAGTGTCTGTATGGATAGCTTCTATTAGGTGGGGTTTTTCATATAAACAAATATTTGAATGTGTATGCTCTGATATATAAGCTGGAGCTTGTTGAAAGTAAACATTATCTTTTATTCCGTCATATATACTTTTCTTTAAACTTGATCCACCACATCTTGGTATATGATTTAATACTAAATACTTGAACATAATGTATGGTGCTCTTCTAAATATGATAGTAAGTTTTTATATACGATATTCTATTTTATCAAAAAAAATATTTGGATCAAAATCCCAGAAATAATTTAGACTCTTATTTTGGTTTAATTCAAGAAGTTTAGTTCCAGACAAACAGTTTTCTTTTAATAAAGAATATAGTTCTTCATGAGTTAAGGGTTTATCAAACAATGAGCTTTGTCCCCTATTATCACCATGAATATGGTTTGCACTCCATCCATATATTCCTATGTGACCATGCCGGTTGGTTTCTGGGGCTATTGTAGTCATATTATTTTTGACTAATATATTTTTTAAATCTAAATCTAGGCCGTCAATCTCTTTTATAGAATCGTAATATGGCTTGACATATTTTATAAACTTAAACCTACTAATTAAACAGGATCGTATTGATGTTGCTGAACGAATTATTTTATTAGGATTTCCTTTTGGTTTTTCCCATGCTCCTATGTGGAAGTATAGTATATCATCTTTGTCTAGTGCTCTGTCTTGACATAATTGCTCACACAGCATTAAATAGTCTTTACTGATTAAAATGTCGTCTTCTATACTTATTACATAATCATAATCCGTATTATCAAAAGTAAATTTTACAGAATCGTACCAGCTATATTTACCAGAGTTTCTTGGCCAATTGATACGAATATATTTGTCTGTTATGACTTTGTCGTAGTCTACTGAATATCCATGTATTGGGTGGGGGTCAACAAAAACATAAGTCTGGAATTTATCAGAATTTTCTGAGTTGTTTTGATATTCAAGAGATAATTGCAGCATGGCTGATCTATCATAATAAGTGGATCGAACTATTGCTATATTTTGTGTTTTTTTCATATCGTTTCTAGCTGTGACTCAGTTTGTTTTGCATTAATACTTAAGTAGTATATGGGACTTGACTATACGTTTTATCTGTTCTCCAGTCAACATGAACAAGTCTTATTTTTTCAAATAAATTTATTGCCATAATACCAGACTGTTTAGCTAATTCTCTAAAATGATTTTCGCAATTCATTACTCCTAAATTCCAATCTTTATTGAATTCAATATTAGTATGTTTATAAATCCAAGCATCTTGACAAATCTCCGGATTAATTTGTCTTGTGTTATTTGGGTTATAAGTACCTCCAGATGGAATTATATTGCCATCTTTTGTTAAGTCTTTTCTTGTTAATACATATAATCTATTTTCCCATTCATTTATTTGATCCAAAAAAGATAATGATTCATCAAAATAAACATCAGAATTAGATAGTATTTTTATATCTTCTGGATATTCTTTATCAGCATAGTCCATCCACATTTTATAGGAAAGTCTTGTTTGTATTGGAACAACAATCAACTTTTCATTGAAAATGTTGTTGAACTCGCAATTATCAACAAATAGAACTAGTTTGTCTATTCTTTCATTAGAAAGGTTTTGATATAAACAGTAAAGATTGTAAGTTAGAATTTCGGGTGTGGCTTTGAACCACTGGGTGAATAGTATTTTATTCATTAAGTCCTCCACTAGTTTCCCTTATAATATCGTTCTGGGACAACTCTGTCCAGTATATTTCATAGGCTATAGTGTCTTCTAATGCTTCAAACAAATGATATTCTTTTGGTTTTACTACGGACATTTCTTGATCAGATAATGTTGTTTCATCAATAAGGTCGTAGTCATTTTTCCAAACTTTTATTTTTAATTTCGTTTAGTGATAATATTTTCATGATAAAAGCTTTTTTATAATTTCAAAGACTTTCTGTGGACATTCTTCTGAAAATTCTTTCAGATTAGCGAGATCTTTTTTCATGCATGTTTTTTTCCAAAGATACAGACAAATCTTTTTCTTTGTAGTTTTCTGTCCTAAAGTAGTCGCCATGTGGGATATGAAAAATTGGTACAAAATTTTTATCAAATTTAAGTCGTTGTCTATTTAATCCTAATTTCTCTAGTCTTGAGTATAAATCACAATCATCATAACCATAACCATGCTGATTTCCTTGGTATAATCCGGCATTAATTATGTGTTCTTTTTTTGCACACAAAAATCCATTTAAATATTTCAAGAACCCCAAGGAATTGTCCAACGATTCATCTCCCCAATGCCCGGTAAAAAACTCAGATTCCAAATCAAAACTTAGCCAATCGCACAAATCAATATAAGGATTCAAGATGTAATCGACATCTAATTTTAGAATATTTTCATAAGTACAATTTTCAATTCCAATATTATAAACTTTAGACTGATTAAAGTATTCTTCATCATGCGATCTTATAATTATGATTCGTTTATCTAAAGATTCAAAGTATTTTGAATTAAAATCAGAAGAAGAACAATCGACTATTACTATTTCTTTAATTTCTGGTTTCATTAGCCAAGAATTTATGGAAGTTTGTAAAACTCTGGACCTGTTTTTCAAACCAACCACAACAGATAAGTTTGAAATGGGAGCATATGACAATGGATTTTTTTTTGTTATTTCTAATTGATTAGCTCCTATGATACTTGGAACTTGGCTAAAAGTGCTCATTTTTTTCTCACCTTGTTAAGTAGTTTATTATCGAGTATAAATTACTATAGTTGTGTTCTAGAAGGTATTTTTTTGCTACAAGTATTTAAACCAGCAACTATTTTCTACCTTATCCGGTTTTCCAAAAAATTCATTTACGGCTTTCATTACTCCTGGCCAACCTTCTGTGTAATCATGGCCGGAAATTATGCTATTTTTTTTCATTTTTGGATACCAACATTCTATATCTTTTTTTACTGATTCGTAGGAATGTCCTGCGTCTATGAATATAGAATCGACCGAGAAGTTGTCAAATTCTTTGGCAGCTTCATGGCTTTTTGATATTATGTAGTTCAAGTTATCTTTTACTGGGGTCGTATTTTTAATAAATTGGTCTAGTATGTTCTTATCTTGTTTGTTGTAAACACTCGTCTCGGCAATATCTGATAGTTCCGAAGTTCCTTCAAACGTGTCTATCGTATAAAACTTTAGGTTTCTTTTTTGTTTTATAATTTCTGTTGCTATGAAGCATGTGCTTTTCCCTTTCCACGCCCCTAGTTCAACGAGAGTTCCACCATCCGGGCAATGGCTGAGTAATTCTAGATATTGTTTTTCCATGTTGAACCACCCATCAACTTTTTGATAAAAATGTTCCATTTTTTCCTTGCGTTATTTTAAAAGGTTTTTTTGTGAGATCTTTTTATATTTCGTAAACCATTATAGTCTTTTTGAACCAACTTAAGCTACTTTTCTCTCTTAATTCTTTTTCTTTTTCTTTATTTCTTTTCCATCCTTTGTCTAAAAAAGTTTTTTCTATGTAGTCATTATCTCTTTCGTTTACATGACCTCTTCCTCCTTGCCCCACCACAGCCCAAGATAAAATTATCAGTCCTTTTGAGTGTTTTATTATATTATCTATAAATATAGATTCAAATTCTTTTGGGATATGTTCTCCGACCTCTAAAGAAACGACACAATCATATTTTTTATTTAAATCGATTTCTTCCGCAAGGTTGATCTCTGAGCAGAGCCCTCCGGTAAGCTCTTTTGTGTTGGGGTTTCCGTCGTAACAATCGCATGAAAAACCTTCTTTTTTAAATTCTTTGGAATAGCTTCCGTTACCACAACCAAGGTCTATTATAGAATTTATTTTTTCCTCTCTTAAAAACTTAATCATCTCAGAATTAAGGTTTATGTCGAAGTAATGGCCGTCTGAATTCATATCTAACCAAAATCCATTTTTGTGAATGTTCAATTGTCCCCCTTTTTATATTTTGTTTTGTTTTGTTTTGTTTTGTTTTGTTTTTTTAACCTTGTTTTTAGTTTCGTCTAGAGATAGTATTTTCATGATAAAAGTTTTTCCGGAATATCTATAGTTAAATTAATCATCATGATCTCCATCTTCCTTCTGGGGGATCTCGACGACCCAATGTATGTTGAAATTCATTATAATCTATAATATAATCATTAGCATCATAATTTGTAGAACAAAGCACTACTATTTCAGCATCAGGAGTTAAAAATTGTTGAGTATCCCATACCATTTCATTAATTAGTATTGTTTGATTTTTATACAGAGTGTGTTCGTCTTTAGTTAAGCCATTATCTAATAATACTTTAACAATACCGTTAGTACATACTATCAATTGTTTAGTTTTATAATGTGAATGTCCACCTCTAATATCATTTAAAGGCACATTGTTCACAATAAAAACTCTTTTAGGTATGAATGGTAGTGAGTCAAATTCTATTGGTAATAGAGAACCTCTACTATCTTCAAAACTATTTAGTTGAGTAATCATAAATATTTTTTAACAATTTCTAGTATAGTTTTAATATCTTTTAAAGTCAATACTTCATGGAAAGGTATTGACACTGTTTGTAATGCGTTTAACTCACTTAAAGGACAGTTAGCGTTATCAATTTTATATACACCATTTAAATGTGCTGCATTATAATGAATACCAGTTATGATATTATTATTCTTCATTTCATTTATAAAACCATTTCTATCAGAAATATTAACTCTATATAAATGATTACTAGTATTTGAGTAATTTAATTCATTATTATAAATGTCTTTAACAATACGTAACTTATCTAATTTATCTTCATATAAATCAAAGTTTTGTGATGCAATATCACATTGAATACTGTTCATGTACATTTTATAACCAGCAAATTTAATTTTACGTTCCCAGTTATTATCAGCATATGACATACCATTTAATGCCATTTCTCTTAGATGGGTAATTTTTTCCAAATCATCAGAAACTATCATACCACCATCAGAACTTCCTACTGGTTTTGTAGGATAAAAACTAAATACCATTAAGTCATTTGGATTGCATTCGTTTTTAAACTGATTCTTTTCCAATTTTTGTGCTGAGTCAACTATTTTATAATCATCAAAACTATGTAATACATATGAATCACCAACCCAATTAATATCATCAGTAAAATTATGTTTATTACCAGATGTAATAATAGCATTTAATACTACTGGTGGTATCATCGATGGTACTGTTATTGTAGTATTTTTATCTAATAGGGCTAAGAATAAAGCACTAGTAGCACTATTAAATGTTACAGCGTATTTAGCACCCACATAATTAGCAATAGCTTCTTCGAATTTAGTTACAACATTATCGTGTAGCAAATTACTATATTTACTAGTATTAATTATATGGTTATTTATGTTAAATAATTGTATCATTTTTTCCTAATTAATACTTGATATGTTTTTTTAATTAATTCATAATGGGTTTCATATTCATTTAAAAATTTATCAATACCAAACCTAGTTGCTTCTTCATTGTACATCTCACCCCATGAATAATCATCAAACACAATAATGCCATTTTTTTTACATAATCTAAAAGAATTAACAGCATCAATATAAACAGCTGATGCTCTATGGTCACCGTCAATATATATTAAATCAAATTGGGATTCGTATTTTTCAATTAATTCAGGAAATATATTTGAACTAATATTTCTATATAATTCTAATTTATTATTTTTAATATAATGATTTGTATTATTTATGAATCTGTCATATTGATTATTAAAATATTTATAAATAGTATCATTATTAACAACATCAGTATCATTTAATTCGGTGTTTAAGTAATTATCAGTTAGTGGGTCAACACAAATTAATTTACCATTTTCATTTAATATGTTATCAATTATATAATTTGATGTTAATCCTTCAAAACAACCAATTTCTAAACATAGTGATAGATTATTAATACCATGAGTATTATTTTTAAATTCTTGATTCCAATTGTGAGTATATTCCATAATTTTTTATTTTTTTAATTTAAATTTAGCCATTGTACCAACTTTTTCTAATAAGTCTAAGAAACTTAAGACTTCTTGATATTCCGCTCTATCAAAATCATGGATAAAAATAATAGTATCATCGTGTGATATTGATTTAGTTATTGAAGCACAAGAAACTCTAGCTCTACCATCAATTAAAATAATATCAAAAGGACCTTTACCTATTGGCGCTTCTATGTAAGATTTAAATTCATCGTATGTACCACAATGACCACCTTCCATATACGGTAAATCAGGTGTTTTTAATATTATTTCACAGTTATTTTGTAATTCATTTTTTAATTTATGATACCACTCTTCTTGATGTTCAATCGATGTGATGAATTTACATCGTTTAGCGATTTCTTTTGTTGAAATCCCTGAACCATATTCCAATACCAACGAATTGTTATTTATATGATTCATAAAAAAATCTTCTTCTAGTTTATCTGTAAGCATTTTGCATCAATTCTATGTAGCAGATCCATGTGTAATCGAGTCTTTCTTCATAAAATAATTCATATTCATTAGCCTGATCACTAGATAATAATGGGTTTGGGGTTTCATATTTTGATAGCCAATCACAACCCCATCTAGTTTTGACATCAGAGAATATTGGAGGCATTTCTTGATATATTTCTATGGATGATTGAAGAGTTTCAAAATCAGATAATGATGGCTGAAACCAAGATTTATCTCCCCCTCTATCTATCACATATTCTTTTTGAGATAATATTTTTTTAGGACTATAGCAATCTCCTTGGTCATATGGATAGTTGTCTTCAAACATAATATGTATAAATTTTTGGTTTACACAATGTTGTATTCTGTTTATGCAAGACTGGTGATCATCAAAAAAGACTAAAGCTTCGGAAGTATCTAAAGATTTTGCCCAATCTATAGCAGTGAAATCATTAGTTATATATTGTGCTTTTGGAATAGTTATCTCACGATACTGGTGCATTGGATCTATGCTTATGATGTAAGATTCTGGACTAGCTTTCTCAAAAAACCAAGTCCCCTGACCTTTCCATATTCCGCTTTCTATAATATATTTTGGTTTTAATTTTTTAATAACATACCAAGCATTAAACATATGTGCGGATTTCATTCCGCCAGTATTATCTTTAATTGGCCTATTATTATAATGATCAAGAAATTCTTCTAGATAAAGAATCTGGTCTTTTGGATCCCATTTATTGTTATTTTTTATCATGTATTAATAGTAGGTTTGTGTTAAATTTATAAATCATATAATCATTAGCTTTGCATGTATCTATAAATTTAGTTGTATTATGATAGTATCTACACGTTTCTAATTTATCATATGCAAGATATGTATCATAGTAACTCGGCGTATCAGTAAGCGTCATCCTACTTATAATAAATATTTTTGGATGCAATCCAAGTATAAAATTTAATGCCTCATCTCCATTATCCATAACATCAAATAGTGCGCTAGAATGTAAAGCGTCATAATCTGAAATAAAAGCATTGTTTAGATCCCAAACATTTTTGACAAAAAAATTATCTTGTTTCCACTGGTTACGAGCTATATTAATTGCCTCTATTGAATAATCTATTCCAGTATAATTGATATGTTTTAAATTTTGTTGTAATAGACCATAGTAAGCCCCGCATCCACATCCTATGTCTAATATACTATTAATAGTAATTTTATCTAATACAACTAAAAAATCTTTCCAATGTTGTGGATAATTTTCTTTAGAACTAAGTTCTTTTAGATTTAGTTCTATTTGTTTGGGGAAAATATTTTTACTATTTTTCCAAGACTCGTTTAAATTTGTTGTTTTTATATTCATAATTTCTGTAATTGTTTATTAAATTTATCAATTAACTCATTCATATTCTTAGTAATAGCTTCTGGATGACCAAATGTAAATTTTTCAGTATAACATTCACCTCTAACATGTGGTTTAAATTCATGCACACCAATATATTTACTTTCAATAGCTTTTTTATCTTCATCTGAACCAGTTACCCATGGGCGATATATTTCAGTAAAATAATTATCAATACAATTATCTCTACTAACGCTATCTTTATAGTAATTTACTTTTGTAAATACTTGTGTTGGGAATACATACGAATAATGGTACATTTGGATACCAGTTGCATTATATAATGTTTCACTATCAATATGCTTATATGTTATGTTTGCATCTTGTGGATAGTTAATGGTAGGTGGTCTATGAGTTAACCATGTTGCTCCTTTAGTATATTTAAATACACGCAAAAAATTATCACGATTTAATTCAAAGCCAGTTAAATAGTTATCAAACCCTCCGTAAAATGAACAACTTCTAATACCAACACTAGTTGGGTTTTCTTGTTTTAGAAATTCAATCATTTTAATTAAATCCTCAGTCTTATAAACTTCATCAGAATCTAAATTCCAGATATAATCAATATCACCATTGATATGCTGCATATAGGCGCTACACTGATCATCTTTTTCAGAATATCGACCATGCACAATTTTAATTTTATTATCTGGGTCTGGGAACTCATCTAATATTTTATTAGTATCATCGGTTGATGTAGTTCTACCTTGTCTTTGCCAATAACTTACTGGCCCTTCCTCTATTAATATTTGAGATGCAAATGGGTATACTTGTTCTAAACATTCCTTTAAAACATAATCCCCTTCAAATACAATCATTCCAAATGCTATTTTTAAATTCATTTATTCTTAATAATTCTAATTTATTATTTTTAATATAATGATTTGTATTATTTATGAATCTGTCATATTGCCTACAATTTTTATGATAAAAGTTTCTCTATGATCAGAAGATCATCAAATGAATCAACTTGAAAACTTTTGCTATAAGCCATTTCAACCATACCAATCCTACCGGAATATCTATTCTTATTCTTGAGTAAAAGTTCTCTACTGGTAATGTAAAAGGCTCCATTTTCAACATATTTTTTTGGTATATCTTGTCTCATCGGTCTATTGCTAATATTCCAATTGTCTGGAGTGCCATCTTTATTCCATCGTGGTATCCAATGCTCCTCATATACACTAAAAACAGAATCATATTCTCCCGATAATACCATTTTTAATCCTTGGTTTATATATTTTGACTTAATTAATGGAGATGTTGGCTGAATAAAAACCAAGATGTCAAAATCTTGAAGACTAGCAAAGTGCAACAATGCTTCTTCGCTTTTGGATTTGTCTCCTGAAATATTTTCTGGTCGTTTAACTACATTAGATCCTAATTGCATGGCAACGCTAGCAATTTTATCGCAATTAGTGCTAACCCATACATCATTGGCTTTGGATGCTTTGGCTGCGTCTATTGTATACTGGATTAAAGGCTTGCCATTAATATCAATGATATTTTTACCTGGTATGCCTTTGCTTCCTCCTCTAGCTAATATAAGTGTTTTTATATTCATAATGTTTTATTTTATTTCTTTTACTCCCCAAATGTGTAGTACTTTTTTCATTTATTTTTAAGCCACTTTATATTTTTTAAATATACTTGTATAACCAGATAAAGACTGCTTGCTTAAAATCTGGCATGTTTTTATTATGTTTTCACGCACGCTTTCGTTATTTTCTAAATAGTATTTAGTTAAATTATAAATTTCGTTAATTTGTTCATCTAATAATGGAAATGTAAAAACGACAGGGTTTTTATACTCTAGCATTTTTTGGATGTGCATAGTTTTATCACTATTACTTTCAAAAAATATACAAGGAGTTCCATTGAGAGATGCCATTATTGATGGATGAAATCGTCCAGAAATATAAACCTGAGCCATTTGTAGTTCTTTCATTCCCTGGTCTATATCACATTCTTTCGGTATTAATTCAAAGCCATGATCTTTAGCCAATTGTTCCATCCAATAATCTCCACCGCAGTTTTGCACTAATTTTACTTTTGCTAGTCCAGAAATCTTATCTATTAATTTTAAATATGATAATTTTTTATTTTCTATTTGATCATGATTAGGAGGAGATGATCCCCCGCCCAGCAAAATATAATCTCCTGTTTTTATTCTGTGAGATTGCCAAGTAAACAACGCATCCGGGATATATGAATAGTCTAATTTGCTATCAATTAAATAACCCGAAATCGGATCTCTAATCACCAATTCACAACACTTAGACCAAGCTTTAAGTGCCCTATTATACGTTTCGTTATCAAAAGGAGTCTTTGGGCATTTTGAAATCATTGCATTGACATATAAACATTTTTTGTTTATTTTGCCACAATATTCAATAACCATTAGATGTTTATCAAAATCATTCCTAATAGGAGATGTAAATATTGGACTTCCTTCTCCATTAATTATTACTATGTCACATTCTTTTATATTTTTTTCTATTTTTGTAAAATCAGTTTTTATCAGTTCATTATTGCCAATCTTTAAAATTTTATCGGGTTTTAAAGCAGATTGTATTATTTGTAACAATGCTTTTGGAGTGGATCGACACCCCCAATTAAGCTGGTCTTCATTATACCCTATATATAAAATTTTCATTTTCTTAAACTACCCCTCTTTATACTGTGTTTTTGAAAAATTTTAAACCTGTTATTAAACTATTTGGTGTGCCGTTATATACCGATACGCCTCTTTTTTCACACAATTCGCCATACTCACGGTATGAATTATTCATTTGATTCAGTATTATTTTTTCTCTTTCAAGATCTGAATCGTTACAAACGCCTCCACGGCCCGTAAACCAAAACCACTCATTATACCCCATCCTAGACAAAACACTCTGAGATTCATCATAAAAATGTTTTGTTTCACCAACATGGTTTACCCAACTATGATCTATTCCCATAAGAAGTACTTGGTCAATGCTCTCTTGTTTAGCAACATAATAACCCATTTGCAAACCAATCTGAGCTATAGTTTCATAATGTCCCATGCGGTTTGGTATAGTTTCTGGGAATTGTCCATCATTATCCCAATAAATAACTTCATTATTTACAAATAAATTGTTATTTGTAACAATATGCTTATCCTTGATATGAATTAATACTTTTGTTTTTTTGTTTAAACAAGTTTCACACTCTTTAAACCACGCAACTCCCATTTCATAAGTAATAGGATGGTGCAAATGTCCAAAAATATGATACTTTACATTCATATTCTGAAATTCTGGGTGAACAAAAAAATTACTAATTGTAACACAAGGATTATCTTTTATTTTTTTTAAATCTTGGTCCTTAATAGATGGGCCGCAAGCAAATACATAGCAAGTTTTCATATATAATATTTTTTATAAGTTTTTATTGTTTCATTATAATAATCATCATATATTGTTTTTAATGGCAATATTTCATTATACATACTCAATGATGTATACTCTTGATGCATTCTTGATGGTATATAATTGTTAGTATTATACACAAATTGTGAGAAATGACTAAAATAAAGTTTTTGCTTAATACCGTTCCAAATAATATTACCCTCATCAAAATTTGAGAAATCATATAATTGCCACAACCACGGCGCACCATGACCAATTGTAGACTCATCAAAAAATAAATCATCTGGACACATCGATGAAAATGCGTCTAAATACTTTTGGTCACCACACGTTGCTAATTGTGGGTATTTTTTGTATAGAACAGCATCAGCCCACCAGTTTAAAATGTGTTTACCAACTACATCGTTATTAAAATAACATACACCAACATTATAAGCACCTTCTGCTCTTTCGGTAGTAAATTGTCTATGTTTAAAAATACCAATAGATTTAGGTTCCATTAAGTTGTATAATTCATTAATACTTTGATGGAAATAGATATCACTATCAATATAAATTAATGGGACATTTAATTTCAACATTAAATGTTGTGTAAAATATGAAGCCAATGAAAAACAAAAATATCTATATTCAGATTTTTTAACATTCATCAATACTTCATCATCATTAAATAAATCATTAACATTATAAGCTTTTAAATTATCACATTCATATGTAATTAATTTATTATATGATTCATCATCAATACATAGATAATGCAAAACAAATTCACTACTATTTTTAAGTAATGAGTCATATAAAGTTATTCCTTTGACTAAATAGTTATAGTCAGATACAGTAGTTAAATTAATCATGTTGCTCTTCTATATTCCTTATTCCTTATTGGACTACAGATGATTAAATTTTTTTAATCTTATTTTTAATTTCGTTTAGTGATAATATTTTCATGATAAAAGCTTTTTTATAATTTCGAAGACTTTGTGGGGATCCTCTTCTGAAAACTCTTTTATATTAGCCTTGTATTGAATATGTTTTTCTCCCCACTCTCCTAACCAAAAGTGATTGCTTGATTTTGTACTATCACGATTATAGGTTGTGCCTAATGTTGAAAAACTTAATAAAGTTTTATTTGGATCTTCTATATTTTGTCTATTGATAGCAAAAGTAAAGGGTCCAGATGCTCTACCAATTATTACATCGCACTTTGTGCTTAAATATGATATTTCATTCAGATCTGAGCCATTTTCTTTTTTTATTATTTCAGATGCAAACAATACATTCGGATAGCTATCTCTGTCAAAATTAAAGTGATTCGTAAGTATCCATATTTTATCTGTATAAATTTTTGCCAGCTGTAGAAATATTTTAGAAAAGTCAAAATTTGATGATTGACTAGACATTGTTTGGTTATTGCAAGCTAAAACCATAATTTTGTTATTACTGCTAAATTCGTCTATATTTTTTGTGTTGATATAATCAAAATTTACACTTGGAAAAAAATCAAGAGGATCTTCGGATATGTCTTCTATGTTTATTCCAAAATAACTAAAAATATCCTTAAACATAAAATATAAACAATCAAAGTTAATTCCATTGCTTAATTTAATATACTTATCATGCTCGGCACGATACCAGGTATTTAAGACTACATTATTCTCATAAGTATGTATTAATTTGTTTTCTTCTGTATTTTTAAAATCTGTTAGATGTTTGATTAATTTAAGATCCTCTGTTAGACACGGGTCATTTTTGTGGCTATAAAAAAGACCATATTCATGAAACTGGCTGACTGCTTTGGCTGAACCTTTCCATGGATGGCAAAACTTTGAAATAAAACCCCTGGAGACATGAATATCTCCGTTATTGTATTTATTGTAAAAAATAATGTTCATTTCAAATACTCTTTTATTTTATTTACTATATATTCTATTTGTCCGTCAGTCAGAGATGGATATGATGGTAATATAATACACTGATTATTTAGCAGGTCTGAGTTTAAATTTTTTGACTTACTACACATAATATGCTTATGTTTTGTTATATCGTAGAACATTGTTCTGGTCTCTATTCCAGCCTCAAACAAATAAAGTTGTAAATTTTGTTTCTGGGAAAGATTAAACTGATTGAGCCTGATTCCGAGCATCCATTCAGAGTGTTTTGTGTTTTTTTCAACTTTTTGAAAAGACACAGTTGTTAGTTCTTGAAGTAGGGACTTGTATAGTTCAAATATGTTGTGTTTTTTACATTGAATTTCAGGTAAGCATTCTAATTGTCCATATAAAATAGCTGCTTGAACATTGGTCATCCTGTAGTTGTAGCCCAAAACATCATGTATAAATTTTTCATTTGTTTGTCCTTGGGACTTTACTTTATTGATATACTCAAACACATCGTCGTCATCTGTTACGAATGCCCCACCTTCGCCAGATGTAATTGTCTTATTTCCGAAAAATGATATGGATGAAGCAAATGACTCTGTTCCCGTATACTTATCGTTATATTTGCCTAAAAAGCCTTCGCAGTTATCTTCCAGTATGACTGTGTTTGGAAATTTTATTTTTAGTTCAGGCACATTAACAACGTTTCCGATATTATGCACTACCAATATTGCTGAATCGTCGTCAATTATTGAGTCTAATTTAGAGATGTCAAAATTCCAGGTGTCAATATCAGAATCAATTGGAATAAGCTCATAGTCCTCATACAAAAAGGCATTCCATGCTGCTACATAAACATTGCTTGGAACAATAATTTTTTTAATATTAGGATGTTTGTATCTTAAAGCAATAGCCATGAGATGTGTTGCTGATGTTCCGTTGTTCGTTAATATGACTCTTTGATAGCCAAGGATATTTTTTACTTTATTTTTAGACGAATCCAGGTACTCTCCTTGTGAAGAAACCCAACCAGAGTTTATGGCATCGTGTGCGTAACTTAGATTTTCCTCAGTAAAATATGGTTGATAAATAGGTATCATTATGTCCTGTATTATCCTTATTGTATTAAATGCTTTTGAAATTCGTCCACGCTACTAAACAAATTTTTGTTTCGTTTTGTATAAAAAGCATTTCTATAAATGCCGTTTGTTAAAGAGACCAATTTATCTGTAAAAAGAGATAAACAAAAAAATCCGCCACCACCAAAAACGTATGTCTTGTTAGAATTCATAATTATTCCACAATCTTCTAAAATTTTACTCAATGAAAATGTATTAAAATCAAAGTTTTCTATAGTTAAATCTATTATTTTATTTTGAGCAATATTTTCTTTACAATTTTGATAAATAGAATATATGTTCTTTTTACTATGAAGTGCGTATTCTCCAGAGTATTCTACTTGTCTTTCTCCAAGTAGAACAACTTTACCCTCAAAAGTATTTACTGAGCGGAAAAAATTTGTTGAAACTTGAGAAAAAACATCTAGATTCAAGTCTCTTACCTTTGTGAAAATTACAATATAGTTATCTTGATAAACCTTGTTTTTAATAATAAGTTTGTTTTTTATAGTGTCAATTACTGATGAATTATTTAGAATTTTACCGTCTCTTAGGAAGTCTGTGTCCCAAATGCGGTTGGTCTCATTTATATTATTTAAAATTTTGATATCATAATTTGATAAAAAGTATTTAATGTATTCATGGCAAAATATTTCGTATTCACCGCTATTTTTTCTATAAATACGCAACGTATCTTTAGATAGAAAATACTCGACAGGTTCATTTTCTTTATGTTCTGCAAGTATTGCGCTACAGAAAAAAATAAGATCGCCTATACCAATACATTTAATTAAGTATTTTGTGTTAATATAATTAGTATGTTTTGTGGGACCTTTGTATAAACTTACCATTATCTAAATTTTCTCCACTCAATTTAGCCTCTATTATTTCAATTATTTTTTGATCCACTTCGTTAATTAATTGGTTTCTTTGAACATTGAGATCACATGCTTTTTTAAGACATTCCCATAAATTTTTTGCTCCATTTTCATCTTCAAAATATTTTTTTTTGTATTCTTCAAAACTCATTCTTCGTATTTCATATAATAATTCTTGATTATTCCACATTTTTAAATCAACCGTAGTTAATTTGTCAATCACGCTACCGAGTGTATCAGCCATTGTTTGCTCCTTGAGTGTTAGAATATATTAATTTATTGTTCCATTTAAAGCTTGGATATTCTTTGTTGTAACTTTGGATCATCTCATAGTTTTTTGATAAGCTTCCCATGCTAAGATAACAGTTGTTAAAATAATAAGAATCTATTTTATAGCCCAATTCTTTCAATATAGATAAGCGCTCACTCCAATCATACCCACATTCAATAACTAAAATACTAGGTAGCAATGTTTTATCCATTAATTTCCAAGAATTTAATACTGTTTTTTCATGACCCTCAATATCTAAAACTACTATGTCAAAAACTATTTTAAGTTTTTTAAGTAAGCTATCATAGGTTATTGCCTCAACTTCAATCTCCTTAAAAGTAGATCCGTATTGACTTAGTTCTTCTAGATGTTCTTGAGAATATTCGCAACTGCTGTTTGCCGGATGAGAAGAAATAATAAATTTTATAACTCCATCAAGATTAGACAGAGCAAAGTTGAGGGTGTTTTTTCTAAATTTTTGCAACAATAGGTGGTCTTCTTTGTTTGCCTCAATGCACCAGCAATTATTGTCTGGTTCAAACTCTAGAGTTTCTTCTCCATGTGTGTGGGAGCCACACTCTAAAATGTTTAAATCAATCCAATTTAATTGGTAAATATCTTTTAGTATCTGACTAATTTTTTTCATTTTGACTCATTTCAATATCTTTTTGCATCATAAGAAGCTTTTCAATATTTCTTGTCTTAATAATTTTGATATTAGTTCCATCAGCGATACAAACAGAACCGGCAGGTATATTTTTGCGAATAATTGAACCAATGCTAGTTGTAGCCCCGTCACCAATATTTACACCCGGCAATACCGTTGTCCGACTACCTAAAGACACCGCTTTACCTATATAAATATCTCCACATCTAACTTTTTTGTATTGTTCAGGAATGTACGGTAATGAGGCGAGGTGGTCGCCAATAAAGTCATCAGTTGCAGTGTATAAATAAGCACCATTAGACATTACGGAACAAGAATCTATTATTATTTTTCCACCAGACCCAGATAAAACACTATGTGGTCCTATATGAATATTACTTTTTAAGCAAATATTACCCTTAAGTATACAATAAGCATCAATACGTATGTTGCTACCGATTTCCATATTCTTTTCGCCAACAAATACGCAGGTAGAATCTATTTGTATATTTTTACCTATAGACTTAAAGCCAAAATCTTGAAGATCGTGTTCTGTGAGGTATTTGGATTTCATATTCCCCAGTCCATATCAGGCATCTTGGCCACTTTTAATTTGGCTAATGATTCTCACGGCTCTAGACTCCCTTTGTAGTCTGTTTCTTTTTGTGTATAATTGCAGCGCTATATTTTTTTCTTATGTGTGATATCTTGTCAATATTTGAAAAAGACTTTGCGAAATGTTCTTCTATGTTCCTTATTGAACCATAGATGATCAAGTTTGTTTTTAGCTTCGTCTAGAGATGATATTTTTCTCATATTTGTAGATTAGAAACCCATGTTTTTCTGCTTATGTTGAGAAATATTGGATTACTTTATTGTTAAAACTTTCTTTTCTATTGTACTGATGAATAATTGAATACGCCTTATTCAGGTTGTCTGTGATTTTAATTCCGTCAATATTAATTCCGTGACTATTGATGAGCTTATCAGAAAAACCAAAACCAGCATCTACGGGGCCGTCGTGTAGTTTCGCATATTTATAGAACCTATGTTCTTTTTTCCCGTGTAGAATGTAGTGTCTAATAGCATTTTCTTCTGTAAGAATACCCTGTTGTTTTAGATCAGGATTGAGGTTTAAATATATTGTATAATTAAAATCAGAAGGAATGAGATCTGGTCTCTTTTGAGAAAGATTTTGTATATATTGACTCATATTTTATTTTGTATTATAGTCTGAAAATTAAGCTTGTGATATTTTTGATACGAACAACTGATAAAATCTTGCCACTTGATAATAAGACTGTCTTCGGTGTCGTTCAATACGGATCCCCATAGATTAGGATTTTCTCTGATATAGCACTTTCGATTATGTAATACAATTATATGAAACTTATTCTTATCTGAGTAATTGCATATTAGTTTATATTGTTTTTTGCGTCTGGCTTCATATATCCATAATTTATTATAGTAGACTAGATAACAAAAAACTCTTTCCAGAGAATGACAAAACGTCCCTCCGTCTATTCTGTCTTCTACTTTTGCTACTTCTCGATTTACAAGAGACAACAAATAAGATGATGATTCTGTATTAAAATATTTTTTGAACAGAGATGTTCTGGACATAAACATTGTACCAGCAATAAAATTTTTATTAGAAATTTTATTATATTTAATATTTAAGTAATTACATAATGATTTTATTTTTTTATGATTGGAAGTTTCGTAGTTTTTTAGTAAAAGAGCTGTATTAGCAATCATGCCGCATTTAGGATTAGTCATAAAATTATTAATATTAGACAATAGAGTTTCTTTGGAACCTATTAAATCATTAAATAACATGCCTCTCCAATCCGCTAAATATCTTTTAGTTAAAATAGATATCTTAGAATGTAATTTAATAAAAAGCGGATGTTCGTTAGGATCTATATTAGAAATTTCATGTAAGAAAGAAGATACATCTCCTCCAATATTTGGATAAATTTTTATGCTAAAATCACTAATTGAATTTTGTATATCGTCAATAACAACCTTGTTAGCGACTGAATGATCTTCACACAAACACATATATAATTTAATATATGGATTAAGTGGCTTAAGTAAAGATAGTAGCTCAGGCCATATCTCTGTGTGGTACAACCACACTATAACAGCAATTTTTTTAGGCACGATGATAGAACTCCGTTTTGTGTGTGTTAGAGTAATCTTTAAAATATCTGTATTTTTTTTGTTTACTAGAATCTGTAATATATAACCAATAAATATCAAAATATTCTGGATGGTGATCTATAATTTTCCCGTATATGTGTGCGTTTTCTTGAATATAACATTGATTATTGTATAAATGAACCAGATTCAAAAATGACTCAGATGTTAACTGATTAGTTAGATCGGATTGTATTTTTATGGTTGGAATATCAGATGCTCCTATATTAGAAACATAACCAAATACTCTTTCCATAGCATGACAATATGTTCCTATTTTTTTTTCTTTTACTTTTAAAGTTTCTTGCGACAGCAAACTATGAATATAGTCAAAATGATCAAGAAACACTCGCAAGTTACTGCACTTGGACATAAACATCGTCCCCGCACAAAAGTCTTTGCTGTTCGACACAACGTTGCAACTCTGCATAATTTCTATTATTTTATTTGTATGAAATGATTCTCTATTATGAAAAATAAAGAATTTATTACCCAACATGTTATATTGATTATTTTCTAATTTATATAAATTATTAGCTAAAATAGTTGGAGATCCTATTAGATCATTTAAGAGCATTGCTCTCCATTCACAATGTCTATAAACTCCCCATTTGCTTTTTTTAGAATGTATTTTAATACAGTATTCATATTTATCAATAATTTGTTCTAATTGATATAAAAAGGGTAATATATCCGCCCCTTCATTATTAAATAAATTAATATAGATATTAGAAAAATAGTTAGTAAATAATTTGATTGTTTGATCATCACAATCTTTTGGTAATCCTAAAAATAAATCTATATATTCTTTTAATGGATATAATAATTTAAAATACTCTTCTCTGAGCTGTTCATGAAATAGCCACAAACATACTGCTATTTTTTTAGTTTTCATAAACCTTATACTAATGAATATTCCTTTAGTATACTACTGTTCCTATTCTTAATATCCGTTATTTGTCGAGACTTGCCGTGTATCTTGTTATATTAGCTGTTTCAGCTAAAGACACAAAAGAAGCCTATGGTCCATTAAATTAATCGCTTTTTTTTGTTAGTTTATTGTACAATAAAATTGATACACATGCTCCAGCAATACCCATAAATAAGCCAGCTGGTTCCAAAGAACTATATTTGCCCAATAAATAAAGTATAGCTCCTCCCATGTATGAGCCAGCCACACCGAGAGCCACTGTTTTTAAGAAACCAAAATTTTCTTCGCCAGGAATAATAGACTTAGCTATACTCCCAACAAATATTCCATATATACACCACGTTAATAAGCTAACCATTTGAAGTCTCCATTAAAGCTGTAAGTTCATCTTCCGTGAGGTTTTCTCCTGTATTTAAAATAGCATCAACTAAACTTGCTCCATAATCTCTATAATCTTCTTTATCTAATTCTCTACGTATAATTTTTTTCAATCTCATTTTGGTAAACCAGCCTCGTTTAATTGATAGCTGTTTGATTTGTGCGCCATATGTGTCACATTTTTCTTTAAATTTTAAACCATCTAATTTAGATTTATTACATTCTTGAATAGTTCTTATTGCTGTCAAAATGATACTAATAATCATCAGTATTACTATGACACTACCATATTTATCTTTATTTTGCATTGGCACCTGAGCCAACACCTTTTCTGCTAAATTTTTAAGAATGATCTCATTATTACTCATGGGTATTATTTCTTAATAAGTTGTGTTTTACAGTTTTTAAGGTCTTGAGAATTAGCTGTTGTGGGAGCTTCTTCACAATATTGACAATCGATTTTTTTGATACCATCTCCACTTATATACCATCCCTTGCCCTTGCATACTGGACAGTCTTTTCTCTTATATTTTTTAGTAACTTCTTGTGAATGCTTGGCTTTAATTATGCCGCCAGCAAGTGTTACAGGGGCTGTTGTTGACCCATAATAGCGTCCCTCAGCAAATAATAAACTGACACAGAATAAACCAATAAATAATTTATTCATTTTCGTTCTCTCCACGGAAGGATATTGTCCACCAAATCTTTCAAGGGTCTTTTTGGTTTTGGTTTTACTGGACTGTCTGGTTTATTTTCAGGAGTACTTTTATCAAACATCTTAATGATAGCTAAGATAAAATCTAAAAGCATTTGTATTGCTCTGTTGAGAGCTATTCTATCTATTAATCTCATAGAAATAATCTCTGTAAAAAGAAAGGATACAATATTATTACACCAACTGCCATCCCTGATTATTTGCTCAGATTGTTTTATAGGTAATCTTCAAAACCATAGCTTGGTAGTTTTTGTAGTGGAAAACCGTCAAATCCACTAAAAGCATAGGAACCATTGGCCGATAACATTCCAGCAGCAGCATCAGCATGAATTAAAAATGAACCGTCTGGAATTGGACCCCATTCTGGGTGTCCACCATCATTCCATTTCCCCCAGCTATTTTGCACAAGAAATGCTGGCTCACTTCCAGTATCGTCACAAGCTATCCAAGCCATGCAATGAGCCCAATTGCCTGATGTTCTAGCAAATCCCCTTTTATCTCTAGTATTACTAAAGCCATAATTAGAACATACTGCTAATCCATAACCGTTAGCAAGAGCATCTCTAGCTTCTTCTACTGTTCGTATTAATGAAGCTGTCTTTATCTGGTGATCGTTAGAAAGGTCTAATACTTTATCTGGAAGACCTCTACCACCCCATCCGGCTCCCAAATTACCATTATACTTACTAAAATCTACAAAACCATAATTTTTTCTAACAACAATACCTCCGACCTTGCTAACAAATTCTGCTGCTCTAGCACAACTCATGCCCTGACCAGAAAATCCACGATAACCATAAATAGCTTCTGTTGCTCCTTTTGCTATCCAATCCTCTCTCTCGTTATGTATATCTATTTCTACTGCTCTCGTAACATCACAAGCGTTTCGTGTTCCATGGCTCACACAATCTCCAGTGGTTTGTCTTTCATTGTAAGGATGCTTATCAAACTTTAACACACTCTTGTATGGTGTTGAAAGCTTCCCTTTGCCACTACCGCTAATTCTTTTGCTAGCATCACCAAATAATGGATACTTGGAAGTTTCCATCAAATGATCATATACATGCTGCTCCCATACGCAGCCACTAAATCCTTTACGATAATTATCATATAATTCTTTTGGAGATAGTCTAGGCATTATTTTGATCCCATATTACAAGCCCAAGCTAAAGCATTAAGACCTTCTACAGCTTTGGCTCTTAGCTCTTTGGATAAAAGAATTTGATCATCACCAATAGAAGCTACTACTACTTCTTTTGCTTCTTTGGCTAGATCAGGATACTTACCCTTAATATCTAGCCTAAGCATAACACCAGCCAAACTATTGGCTTGACGAATTTCTTCTGTGTTTTTAACTACTTCGTTTTCTCCGTCAAGCTCAACAAGCTTTGCCAAATCCATATACAAATCTCTTAATCTTCTAGCGTCTGCTTTAGCCCCAGCTTCTTTTAGAACTGTAACGACATCTTCTGCTTCTTTTTTAAGAGCTTCATCTGTTGGTGTCGGTAATTCTAAAACGTCTACTGATACTGGTTTGTTTGGACCAAGAATATTTGAAAACTCTGGCTTGAGCAAACCAACAAAGATTAATAAGATAGCTAATCCTAGTAATATATTTTTTTGGTTCATGATACCTTATCCTCATTCGGTTTTTGCTTACATACATTTGGACTTAAAAATGGAAACATTTGATCAGCAACTTTAACGGCTTCAGAACAACCGCTCTGAACAGCTAAGTCACGAGTTTGTTTCCATGAAACCACTAATTTAAAAAAGGTATCTTCAACATCAGTTCCCTTTGGAACAACTACTGGGGATACTGAAGGTACTGTAACCACTGGTAACGCAGACCCACCCGTACCCTTGAACCTATCGACTAAACCCATAAGGAGTTTTTGTACTGGACTAAGTTTGTCCTTAAACAAAACCCATAGTACAATACCAACACCGGCATAAAGAGCCAAATCCGTTGTGCTCAGTTTACTACTAAATTCTTGAAAGCTCTCTGTAAAATTCATTTTATTTTCCTTATTTATCTGACACTTTTGGAGTATTATCAACGACAGAATCAACTTTAGCGCTTGGATCAACAAAAATTCCACTATTTCTAAACGTAGTAACTAAAGCATCAATAGTGGCACTAACCAAAAGCATGAGAATCTGTTTCACATACTTCTGTATAATAGGCTGTAGAATCTGTGGCACAAATGGAAAATTTATTATTGTAAATACTTGATCATAAAAGTTAGAGATCATAGTCATAGCCAGTGTTTTTTTATCAGCCCCCTTAAGTGAGGGACTATTGTTCTCTATGCTTTGAATAACTTCTGCTGTAGCTAGTTGCAAAATATTCCATGCTTGTGGTACTGCTACTGCTTTTGCGCTTTTAAGAATTTCTTTAGCTTTAATTACTAGATCTCCAAGATCATTTACTGACAGGTTTTGGGTTTGCATTTTTCTTTCTCTTTTTTCTTAATGGTTGACTATTCTTTTTATTAGCTTCTTTTCTTTCTTCTGGGGTTGCTGTATTCCACCAAGTCTTTTTAAGGTCTGTTCTCCCCTTAACGTATTTGAATAGCACAGTAAGCTGACCAATAATCAAAATTGTAGCTTCTAAGCCTCTACTAGTTTCTTGGATCAAGTCTTCTTTTTGAGTATTGCTATCTAATAGTCCTATTAAATATAAGCCACTAAATAAGAAACTCACTAATGTAAACCAAAATTCACTAGTTCTATAACCGGGTTTAACCATTTTAGTCTCCAATTAAAGATAAAATTAGACCAGAATATAATACACCAATTAGTATTATGCGTTTTGATCAACAAATCCGAAACAAACTGTGCAATAGTTTTCACTAACAGTATAATTGAAAGTCACAGTGGTTACAGTTCCATCTATTCGAATTATATTGTATCCTTCTTCTCCAGTAAACTGAGAATATTGAGTAGCATTTACTGGATTTTGATATGTTGTAAGTGTTTCCCATATTGGAGTAAATGGTGCTGATACTTGTACAGGAACTGGAGTACCTCCCTGTCCAACGCTAGCAAATGCGACTAATGCATTATTAACGGGTTGACTGAAAGTTGCAGTAAAGATACCTGCTTGAGTATTTTTAATTTGAGTTCCACTAAGTGGTACTCCGTAAGCTTCGGGAAAGGTTGTGCCACCAACCATGCCAGTATGAGCATCCATACCTCCACCAGTTTGTGTGATTGAGATCGTGATATTGTTCTGACCAATTCCAGAAGCAGTACTGGAAGTAACAGAACCTATATTCATCCACTGAAACCCAGAACTACCAAAACCTGTTTTTTCAAAAACTAAATTATTTCCTAAAAATGCTTTAGAAATATCTATATTCCCTAATTTAATAGAAGTTATATTAGAGTCACTTAAAAATATATCACTGTTTACTGTTGGCATACAAACTTTTAACCCCTAATGATATATAAGGTATTAGCGTCTTTTGTAGCGAGATTGTCGTAGTTGCTTTGAGAAATGCTAATCATGTTTGTGATACGAACAGAATTACTAACTAAACTAGTGTTACTTTGAACTAAACCAGAATGAAGAACAGATACTGAGACCTTTTTTGTCAAAGCAGATCCTGATGGGTCATCCATAATTAAAAATATATCATCGCTAGTTAAACCACTAGCTGCTGGAAATTCATTAATACGTTGTATACTCATTTAACCACCTATTACTGTTTGGTCGCCAACTAATTGAACAAAAATACCATTATAGAATCTATTATCGTATTTATCTTCAATATCACTAATCGTTGGAGTATTTTTAACATATGTGTCTATTGTGGAATACTCTCCGGCAACTGTTGTTGTAACAACTGTTGTTCCGTTTTTTATCTGATTACCACTAATTGCTTTATTTATATCGTTTGCCATAAAATTAAATTACCTTTCTATTCTATCTTCTAGTGCTTCTAAAGTTTTGCCTAACATAGCAATTTGAACCTTTAATTCGTTCATAACTTCTGTATTTCTTTGTAAAGCAGCAGCGAAAGCTGCTTGACTTTCTTTTCCACTATTTAATCTTTCCATAATAAATTGTCTATCATGAACATATGGAGACTGTGTTTCTATCATCGCTAATACTTCCGACTTGCTTGCCATATTACGTCCTATAGCTACCCAAAAACCCATCATGGTTACTACTATACCAATACTTGTTGTAGCAATGTTTTCCCAAAAATGTATAATGGTTTCTTGCATATTATGTCTCCGTAAAATTAAAAGCCAAAGACACTGTTCAGCATCCTTGGCTTCTAATCATATCTATGAAAAGTTAGTTTTAACGATATCAACCGGTTTTGGCTTTATAGTCATTATTACTAACAGGAACTGGATTGCCTAACTTGTATGTTAGTTGACCAGGGGCTGATCTTGTTGGGTTTGCTGCTGTATCCTCTGATAAAGAATCATTAGATACTTGAGGATATTCAGCATCCCATGCTCCGGTAAATCTATTGTACTTGTTAGCTCTAATACCACTTGATGTTTTGGTTGTTCTAAGAGCTTCAATTTTATGAATACTTCTTAGTAAACCTGGAACATTTGCTCCACTACGAAGAGCATTATTAGTAACACCAGATAAAGTAGTTGTTAATCTTGGGGCTACTGGGCTAGAATTATTGTAAGCAAACACACCGGCTGAAACTGCTTCGTTAGCCCAAGCATTATCAACTGGAGTAGAAGCAAAAACTCCAACATTGGAAGCTCCTAGTGCTCTAGTCTCTAATACTGTAGATGTGTTGCCAACATTTAATCCAGTACCACCATTATTTTTGGTAGATGAAGATGTGGTAGAAGAACCATTTTGTTGGATTGAGGCCATTGTATTCTCCATTGAAAATAGGGTTAATAGACAATAATGTATACCCCAAAATTTATGTTTTAAGTATTAGTTTGTAATTTTTTGCTAATTTTTTCTAAAGTATATATATTATTCGTTTTATATGCATATATTTTTTTATTAGATAACAAAGTGTCTACATGAGAATCTGTCCAAGCGTTACCATTAACTACTATCTTAATGTTGTCAATTTTTTGATTAATCATGACAGACGCTAGGATATTATCGGCTAAATTATCTAATAAATGATTAGAAGATGGATAAATAGTATCAATTTTGTGTCCAACCAAAATTTGACATATTTTATATAACAATTCTAGAGTAAATACCCTATATTCTAGAACATATCTAAGCTCTATATTATTTTCAGAACAAATACTTTTATGAGTATTAATATCTTCTCTAAATTTATCGTACTTTCTATTACACAGAAGGTGGGCTGGCGTCACAAGCTCTATTATTTCTGCTCCATTTTTTATTGCTAATTCAACAGAACTTTGTCTTGATTTAAGATCAGACACACCAAACGGATAATCTATAATAGTAGAAAGTTTGGCCGAATTCTTTGTTATGTGATTTTTAATACCTTTGAGATAGTACGGAAAGACAGAAATAACACTAGGATTATATATGAGTGCTTTTTCTATAGTTTGTTTAGTTTCTAGTTCATTACTAGCTATATCATAGTAACCATACTCAATATGGTGCATAATTATTTTTTCTTAAAAGACTTGATGCTGTCTATAGTTGGAAATCTTTTACTTCCTAATACACCATCGGCAAAACCATATGATACCGCATCTTCCGAGTTTAAAATCCAATCATGTCTACTAGCCAATTGAGACACAATATGTTTTTTTGCCATCATTTTTTTCCAATTTTTGTTTTTAGCCATATCGCTATTCATGCATCTATCAGTAAAAATATCTATCATTTTATCAGATTCTTTTTCGCTCCATTGAACATTACTTAGTACTGCTTTGTGTTCGTTGTCTACACTCAATGATCCATAATGAATTAGTACGTGAGTATTTGGCATCAGAATTCTTAAGTCTGCTGCTTGTAATAGAACGCTACTTGCTGACTCTACTTTTGCATATGCTAAAATTGCTATTTTGGACTTGGAGTGTTTAATAGTATCATACATTCCTAAACAATCCTCCCATACTCCTCCCGGCAAATGCATATGCACTAGAATAGGATCGTTAGATATTAAATTGAAATACCTGATATTTTTTTCGAAAGTAACAGCTGATCTATAATCTACTCCTGTCTCTTCTTCTGAGTCTGTACTACTATGTAGATATAATTCTCTATTTTTTATGTCGATACCTAAATAATGTATGTCGTGCAGATCGTTGTCTGATAGAGGGTGCCTTGGTTCAACCATTATTATAGTCCGTTGTTAGTAATTTGTTGTTCGATATTTTTCATAACGTTAATGTCTTTGAAAGCTTTACCTATACCAATTCTAAAACGATATCTAGTAAAAATATCTAATGTTTCAACTCCGTCTGCTTCTTCAATTAGAACTGCTAAAGAAGGAGAAATATTAAAATTAGTATGTCCAACCCAAAAATTAAATATACTACTACTTGCAGTATACTCATTATACGGAACAATACCCATGGGGGTGTAAACCACTCTGACTGGTTTACTTACACTACCAACGCTCTCGTCTGTTTCATGGTCTTCTAAATCGTCTTCGTCGTGATAAAAGTTATCAGATATATCGTTATCAATATCTATTTCATTTTCATCGTATCCTAAAAACGGATCTCTCCATTTTTCCCATATAATTAAATTATTTTTTTGGTGGTGTTCCATGATATTTTAGTTTTTCTTCCATAATACCAAATACGGATGATGGGGATATTAATGGATATGTTGTGTCTATAGTATTGTGCATCTTGATAAAGTTTTTCCAAAAAAAAGCAACATTATTACAAAATAAATTATGTTGATCAGATATGTCCTGATTTTTTTCTAAAGCAGTCAATACTAATGACATAAATTGCTGAGGATTGCTGTGTAATTTATATAAACAGTAGGCCAATTTTTCTGCTTGTTTATAATTGTTTTCTTCTGTAATATTATATTCTGCTATATTAGAAACGCAACTAATATTATTTTGTGTTAAATCAAATATAAGCTTTAATGACGTTTCATCAATGTGATTATCGTCCTGTACTGCTTGTTTTTTCTTGTGAAAAGCAAATAGGTTTCGTAAATATAAATAAATATTCTTAATATGCATAAATAGCTTTGCGTAAAATTGTACTAGTTTTTAGTAACTCTGTCGCATCATGCCAATGGCTGTTTTTTAATACAGATTTATACGGGATACTACAACTATAAAATAGCAATAAATATTTTTCTTGACTATCTGTTTGTATTAAGTCTATATCTATGAATCTTGGCTTGTTCCAATTTGGGTCCAGAGACACATATTGCTTAAACATATTTCTAACCAAATCATCTATTAATAGAGTATTATTATTGATATCTATTTTATTAAGATCCAAGACAGGTAATTGTAGCTCCTCAGAATCTGTTGAAAGTATCAAAAAATTATTAGATGGATCGATAGAATGAATAATCAAATGTAAATTATTTTGCATGTTCTCTTATCGTATTGAGGCTCTTATTTAGGTTTTGTCTAATAGCTTCTCTGGTGACTCCGTATGTTCTTCCTATTTCTGCTAATGTTTTGTTATCATAGTAGTACTGTTTAATAATATCTCTTTGTTTATCTGTGATCGGAGACATATCCAATAACTGGCTCATATCATGTTTTAGATTAGTATAGTATTCTTTTTCTTCGATTTCTTTTTGTGTTGGATCAGAGTATATGACCTGATCGCTGTTATAAGTAGATAAATATTTATCAATTTGATCTTGATATTTTTTATTGCTCTTATACTGTTTTGTTGCGTACGTTTTAATCGCCCATATAGCGCACTGATTTCTATATGAATATATCGTTTTCTTCATACCTGTGCTTTTACCAACTCTATTTTCGTCCCATTTCCAATCTGCTATCATGATAGCCTCTGCTATTTCAGATATAACTTCATCGTTATTGAGCATTTCCTTAACCAAAGATGGATACATTTTCCCAGCAAATTTAGAAATAGTTTTTTTAGCTAGGTTAATATATGTGTCCAATGTGTCGTAAGTCTTTTCCATAAATAAATAATCCTTAAAATAAAAAGTGTCTTTGAATCAAACTATTAAGATTACTCTGTCAATTTTTTCCACTGTTCCGGGTCTGGCCTATCTTTGTCTCCTCGTTTAGCTGGACGATAATTTTTCCCTTCTTTCTTTTTTTTCTTTCTGATATTATCCCAGAGGCCCGGCTTTTTTGCTACTGTAGTATCGGCAGCCTGAGACACATACATGACAAAATCGTGAATAGTACGCATGTAATCTTCCGTTATGGCGATTTTACCTTGTAACCAGCTTTCTGTCAAGTTCTCTGCTACTTTTGGATTTTCAAGACTGTTCAATATTTCTGTGGCATGGGTTGCTATGGCTCTTAACGAACCTAAACTCATTTCATAAAAATCTTTTTTGTATTCCATCATCTCTTGTTCAATAGATTCCAATTCTATGTCTTCAATATTGCGAAAATCACCATCATCTGACTTAGTTTTTTTTAAGTTTTGCAATTTTTGTTTTACTGCATAAATCTCTAGTAATTCTTTCATATCGTCAAGAGATAGCAGATCTATTCTATCTGGACTTGTGTTTTCACAATTTTTAGAATATTCTGATGATAGAAAGTTATTTATATTGTTAAGAATGGCGTTTATACGATCCATGATTTATACCTGTATACTGAGGAAGTTGTCTAGGCCCATTTGTTCAATTAACTTTAGATAGCCTTCATATAGCACTATACCATCTTCACTACCTTGTAGTAGTGGTATCATAATATTAGCTGTCATCTCATCACCAACTGATCTAGCTGCGACTATAGTAGCCCTTTCAGCAGCGGATGCTTCTTGAACCGAAGCTAGATTATATCTAATCATAGCAAGCATATCATGTCTGCTCCAAGCTGGAGGCTGAACTACTAATGGTTGATAGTCAGCATCAAAAAATTCTAGTCTTAATAGATTAATCATAGCGTGTTTATGTTCTTCTAGAGCGTCTGCTTTTATGACCGCTGCTAGTTTAGAATAGCCCCATCTCTCTAGATGTACAGCCTGTGCTGAAAGAACTGTTGTTTGCTGCCAGTGAATATTTAGCGATTTCTTAAGAAGTTCAACAACTTGGTCATTAGTATAATTTTTAGCTTCTTCATCAGATATCATGTCCTGATGGTCCGGTTCTTCTGCCACAATATTTTCCTTTTCTGCGATGTTTTGAGATTGTTCGCTTAATAATTCTTCTATATTTTTATTCATAATTAAAGATCCATTTTCTTGTTAATATATTACCCTGAATACTATTTCACCAAGCTTTGCAACTCCAAAATCTGGCTTTCCACTTTGGACCAGGATTATCGCAATTATGTCTAGCTCTGAAACTTTTCCTTCTTGATGGAATATGCTTCTTAATTTTCATATCTGGATCACCAAAGTTAACTTTAACAACATTACCTTTATCATTTTTTACATAGACTGAGAATTTTTTGGGACCATCTGGCGTACGAAATGGTTTATTTAAAGTTACTTTTCTATTGTTTTTTTCTGCGGCTACCAAAATATCATTATCGTCATATTGTAGAATCTCATTAACTTCAACATCCCAAACAAATTCGTCCCATTCATCGTCCCATGTATAATTAGTGGCTAATAATATATTATCTTGTATTTGATCTAATAAGGGATGACTGGTATCATAGCCTTTGGATTGGCCTAAACAAATAGCTACTCTCTGTTTGGAATCAGGGTATTCTTTCTTCATGGTTTCATTGCCCATACATCGGGCAACAAACTTTTGCTTGTCTTCGTTTTCTTTAGGATTGGGTATGGGCATAGTATTTCTCCTTATGTTTTATAGATACACCTTATCATATCTTTGGCTACTTTATTCCAAGATAAATTTTGAGCCGTTTTTAATCCAGCTGCATTTGTTCGAATCTTGTTCTTATAAACATATCTCATATATTCAATAGCTTGGTCTTTTTCTTTTTCTCCAATTTTTGCCCAATTACCCGTTCCATGAAACCATTTTCCGTCATAAGCCTTTTCTAGTTCTGTAATATCTATCAAAAAAGCATTATCTTTATTACAAAATTCTGTATGGGCACTATAGTTTGTTGTGATAATTGGTTTATTTAGAGCCATCATCTCTAACAAATCTAGATTCCATCCTTCTCCCCTAGACATAAAAATTCCACAATCTGCATTAGATGCAATTTTTGCTAAATCCAGTTGTGTAGGTAATCTTGGTATAATACGTATCTTATCTTTTAATTTAGAAGAACTATAATAACTGTGCCATTCTTCCAATTCTTTAGAAGTAAAGCAGGATTTATCTGATGAACCTGCTATCCATAGCTGGACATTATCTGTTTTGTCAAAAGCACTATCAAATAATTCTAATAAAACATCATGTCCTTTTCTAATTTCCCATTTACCAATATTCATAAAAATAAATGGATCAGAATCTTCTTTTTCTGTACAGAAGTTGTAATCAAAAATATCTGTATCTACTCCTAGATTTACTATTTCAATAGGTCTATCAATGCCATTTGATAACAAAATATCTTTAGCCCATTGACAAGATACTATGAGTTTATCAGGTATGGATAGGTGTTGTTTTTCTAGCGTGCTTAGAGTATCTAATTCAAAAAATGGATAAGCTATATATTCGCCTGTTCCAATACGTTCTAATAAATCAAACTGATGCCAGATTTTTAGACATTTAGATTCTTTATTAATGGGTTTATGTAATATTTTTTGTAGAATTTCTTTATCTGTTGGGCGATAAAACTCCACATTTTGTAAACCTGCTATATCACTTTTTTGAGCAAGTATAGGGTATAGTGCTATGTCTACATCATTCGTGTAAAGATACTTAGAAAAATGCCATCCAGCATTACCGTATCCTGTAAAAAATACAGGACAATGCATAATCAATTGTTCTTTGTTGTTCATATAATTATTTATATAGAGTATTGTGAGTATTGTTAACTAAAATAAACGTTGTTTTTTTACCAAAATCTTTAATTTTGTTTGCTCCAATATATGTACAAGAACTACGTAATCCTCCGCAAATATCTTGTATAACATCTTTAGCAAACCCTTTATAGTCTACTGTTACACACTTGCCTTCTGCTGTTCTATAGTCTGCTACCCCATTATGGTGTTTGTTCATAGCATTAACGCTACTCATACCATAGTATTTGAGAGTAATTTTATTTCCAAGTTCATAAGTCCATTCTCCTTCGCACTCGTCACATCCAGCAAACATGCTTCCTAGCATGACAAAATCAGCATTACCCCCAAAAGCTTTACATATGTCTCCGACCACCTTGCATCCTCCGTCGCTACAAATATGTCCTCCTAAGCCGTGGGCCGCGTCCGAACATTCCATCACAGCACTTAATTGTGGGTATCCCACGCCAGTTTTTAAACGAGTGGTACATACACTGCCTGAGCCTATACCGACCTTGACTATATCTACGCCTCCATGGATAATAAGTTCTTCAGTCATTTCTGGAGTAACAACATTTCCAGCCATAATAATAGCATCAGGAAATAGAGACCTAAGCTGGCGAGCTGTCTTTACAAATTGTTCAGTATATCCATTCGCTACATCTAAACAAATATTGGGATATGGTGTTGTATTCTGAATTCTAGAGAATACTGATATACTTTTTTGTATGTCTTTATCACTTGTTCCAACAGAGTAAAATACTAGATCCTTATTAAGAAACTCTTCTTTAAAAAAATCTACATACTGTTGTTCAGAATAGTGTTTATGTAGACATGTTATTGCTCCTTCTTTCGCTAGAGCTTTAGCCATTTCAAATGTCCCCACAGTATCCATATTGGCGACCATAATGGGTATCACTGTTAGTTTCCTATTAGAATATTTAAATTTAAATTCTCTTCTAATATTAACTTCTGATCTACTGTTTAATGCTGATCTTTTGGGTCTAATTAATACGTCGTCAAAATCTAATTTAGTATCATTAATAATTTTTTGCATAACTTACTACCTAATGCACGGAGCGGTTTGAGTGAAAAGCATACCTCGTAAATAAACATTAAAATCAAATCTCTCTATTGGAATATTGTGATAATTACAATGAAATCTAAGAATTGATTCGGTATGTAATTTTTGTTCTAATTTTCCTAAATATAGAGGTAAAAAATCAAATAAACTAGCATAGCTCTTCATAACATTATATGAGCCGTAGGCAAACAAATCAAGTAAGCCCCATACTGCCCATTGGTGTATCATATATTAAGAAATACCCGTTTAACTAAATCTTTTAATGAATGGTTATAATTTATGGTTTTCACTATAGCAACTGTTTGTGTGAATTATCTGGATTTCCTAGCTTCGGCCTATAAAGAAAATGCAGAAGCTTTGTCTGGTCATGATTATTGGGTAATTACAGATAGTAAAGATATTAAAACTCAAGAATTTTGTTCTACCAATAATATTAGCTGTCATGTCACTGATTCTTTTTACAAGAACGGAGATACCTTCAACAAGGGTGCTGCTATTAATAGCCTTTTTCTGAGTGGTAAAATAGACATAAATAGTATGGAATGGGTGCTGATGTTGGATGCTGATATTGTTGTCAAAAATCTTATACACATAGCTTGGCATTTTGATAAAGATAAGGATTGCTTATATGGTTGTGGTAGAAAGATTTATAACACAAGAAACGATTATGCAAACAGAAACTTTGCTCAGGATATGTGTCATTTTTTGGGGTATTTTCAGCTATTCCATAAAGACAAAATACTTAAATACTTAAGTGATAATCAGGGTTTTTTGCATGAATTTAGAAATGGATCTTATTATGATCTTGAATTTGCTCAAAGGTTTGACTGTCAAAAATGCTTGCCTGGAGACGTTGATCATTTAGGGCCAGTATATTTAAATTGGGATGGTAGAATATCTCAATTATGGGAAAGCGAATAATGAAAGTTTTAATATACTCTACAGATTTGAACCATGGAAATATAAGACACCTAACTTCTTCATTGGGTGCGGAAATTTTACCAATTATACTACCATGGACTATGGACTTTTATCCAAAATCATATTCAGTAACCCAATATATCTCTGAGATGGATCCGGAAAATTTGATATTAGTTTGTGATGCTTATGACGTATTGTGTTTAAATAATTGTTCTCTAGATAAGCTTGAGGAAAAAATAAGGTTCGATTTTGATTTAGATAAAATAACCTTTAATGCAGAGACGAGCTGTTACCCTGACTGGAGATTGGCTAAAGATTATCCTGTAGTAGATAGTAAATGGAAATATTTAAATGGTGGAATATATGTTGGTAAAGTTAAAAATATCATGTTTATGATGGATCAAGTACTACCAAAAATAAAAGGGTCTGATGAACAATTAGAATTTTCTAAATTTTTTATATCTAATCAACATTTACTAGCTCTTGATTATGAATGTAAAATATTTCAAACTCTTTATAATGGTTCTGTTGGTGGTGACATAGACATGTCTGATTTTTTAATTCAAGATAATTTAGTCTATAATAAGCATTTTAATACGCTTCCGTTGCTTTTCCACGGAAACGGAAAAGTTAATATGACTAATTTAGTTCAATATTCTTGAAGAGAAGACCTCTGTTTAAAAAATGAAAATGAAATCTTCCATTGTCTTGTAGCTCTTTATCTTTAACTGCTTCGTTTCTTAATTCGTTTGTTTCTTCCTTAAGGAAAACAAGGTTGTTTTTTGACAAAGCATTAATCCAATATTCTTGAGTATTACAATTTACATGATGGTGTCCAGGTTGTCCCAGGTCTGCATATGTCATACATAAATATTTGCACTTTTTAAAATCTGTCATAAAATTTATTATGTATTTTTCTTCAATATGTTCTACAAATTCACAAGACCATCCTAAATCAAAGGTTTTATCTATATTGGTCATGCCTCTTGAATAATCGTGAGTAATTAAGTTTTCTGGAATTAATGATGATTGAGCAGCATTTACGCTTCCGTCAACTCCCGTTATTTCACATCCAATACTCTTGAAGTATAAAGAAGAAAAACCCCTACCACATCCTATATCCAAAACAGTTTTTATATCATATTTATTTACCAGATATGACCACATGTTTGGATAATAAGTTCCACCATCTCCTTGATCAAAAAATCCTCCTAAATGACCTTCAAGTATCATGTTTCCTAGTTTTTGTGATTTGATATCCCCTAAATTAGACATCATAGATCTCCTTCATCATGGAATGCTACAACCGAAAAATCATAGTCTGTTTCTTTTACTCTGTCGTATCCTATATCAATACAGTGTTTAAAAATTCTAAGCAAAGCATCATCGAATTCTTGGTCTGTGCTAAATTGCATAGCATCTGGAGGAGCTTTGCGTTCTGTTACACTTTTTTGTATTGCTCTTTTTCCAAAACTAATACCTGCATATTTCTCATAGTCCCTTAAAGTCCTTTCTGTTCCAAAACCATAAGGACCAAAATCTATATCTCTTTTTCCTCCGTACATTTCAAATAGTTTGCGATTACGAAGATGGCACTCATTGTTAGGATTGCCCCATACAGGATCATCGTCCCATTGTTTTGATCGGCCTTTTCTAGTATATTCATGCCAGCACACTACCTTGTGCGGGTGATAAATATCATAACCGTGAGTATAAGCTCTAGCTGCTATGCTAATTTCTTCACCGTGGAAATAGTAGTTGGGATCATGTGTAACTTCTTTACAGAATTGCCCAACAGTAAAAGCAAAATGAGCACTATAAAAACGTCCTAATAAAGGCTTGTCTTTATCATCCCATAGATCGACTAACACTCCATCCATATCAAAAATAATTAATTTAATCATGATAATAAATCATCTGATGTGAATGGAGATCTATGATTATCATAATGCCATCCAGCCGAAGGAACCCATGTGCCGTCTTCCGCCCCTATATTTTGTATACGAGATATCATAGGTTTAACCTGATATAATTTATTTGGAATAAAAATATTATCATTAATATGACTATCCCAAGATATAGAACTATTTTCTTTATTGCAAGTTTGAATCCAATTATCTAATAATATATCTGCTTTATGTTTCCAGAAAGCAGCACCCCAACACGTAAAATGATTTTGTTGTTCTATCTTAGAAAAATCTGATTTATTATCTAAGTCTAAGGAGATTGTTCTGTTATATCCTGTAACAGACACTATTGAACTATCATCATGAAACATTTTTAACATATCTACAAAGAATTTAATAGCGTCCTTTGACATGACAGTATCATCTTCGATATGTATCACGGAATCTTTGATAGATAGTCCATAAGATATTGCGTTCCTAGTGTTTTGATTGCATCCTACAGAAGGATTGTTTATTAGCATATGAATTTCGGTCCAATCTATAGATTTCACTAAAGTTGGAATTTCTTCAGAGTAATAGTCTATAGATATATAAATCGGAAGATAAGTTCTACAATAATCCATACTATTTTTTATAGAATTCAGAACAGTTTTAAAATAGTTCGTTCTTTTAAAAGCTGTCATTGTTATAGCTGTGTTGGTCATTGCTGATCTCTAATTACTTTTTTTGTCATACCAGCAAAATATCTAGATCCATAATTAGTAAAAATTTCTTGATTAGCAGATATATCTACAGAGGCTACAATGTCTACATATAAATCTTTATGATTAAATTTCATTTCGGCATTATTTTGATCCTGATGATTATAAATCATTCCGTGACCAAGTACCATATACATAACGAATCCGTGACTCTTACAGTCTGCACAATCACACAATGGTTTGCTATAACAGTATTTCCATATAGCTCTGTCCCCTATATATTTAGATCTAAATTCTAGAGGAACAAGTGGGCAACGCTCTATAAGTTCAAACTGTTTAATATTTTCTGTTGCATAGACTCCTATTCCTCCAATAGTAGAGTGTCCCAATTTGGTTTTATGGATGTCAATAAACTCATACGGAGGATTTGTAATTAATGTATTTGAGGACACATATTCTATCGACGGTGATGAATCTGGGTTCGGGGGCAACTCATAATGATTATCTTGAATATTTTTTTGTGTTTCAGACATTTTTAAAGAAGTACCATCTATTAAGGGTGTTTATATTTTGATCACTATTGATATGTTTTAAATACTCATGCAGTTCTGGCCAACTAGAAAAGAATAGACAATGAGGTATGGTTCCAAACAGCCAGTCAGGGGTAAGCTTTTTACCTTGTTCTATGTGAATTATTATAGGTTTCTTCTGTCTGTTTGCCAAAAAAATTTCTTCTAATGTTCCGCACGGATGTGTGTCTATATCAAGATTTACAACTAAAAAATCACAAATATCAACCATTCTAAGATCAACAGATCTAATGGTTTTCATTAATTTAGTCAATTCATCATACTGACCATTTGATTTTAATTGTTGTTTATACTGGATAATATCTGGTGTTTCTAGGCCAACATCTGTTGGTTTTTTAAGTGGATTAAATACGGATACTCCAAAATTTTCTAAAATCGGAGTAATATTATCTCTCCACGTAGCACCCCTATCCTTCACACGATCCATCGCTCCTGCTAAATAACATCTTTGACCATTCAGTCTATTAAGAGTTGGCTTTATAGAGTCCATGTAAAAATCCTAAAATAATACTAATTATTAGTGCATAATAATATATGATATTCATGTGATTACAGCTTATAAGCAGGATCCATATATACTACTACTCCGTTATTGTTCATAGGATTTAAAATTTCTACCCTTGTTATATCATCTACTTCGTATAACTCATTAACAATTTTGGGAATGTCTTGTGGTCCTGGATTTGTAAAACCCTTAACAATATTGTTGATATTATCAAAATATACTCCCATTCCACTAGGATCGTCTGCTGTCGGAGTTTTTTTTGTGTAAACCTTTACTGTCATGCTGCCTAGATTAAAATTACTAATCATCTCGTGAGGTAGATCTAACATAATTATCTTTTTCCTTTATGGTTTAATAAAAAAGCGTAAAGACGTTGTTCCAAAAACGTCATGAAATATATCTTGAATAAATAGCCAGTTGGCACCTGATGATACGGAACCCAATTTGGGACAATATATATCCATACCAACACCATCTTTACTAGACACGAATCTGTTACAGTAGTTGCGAATATCTGTTAAGCAAAAAGATAATCCTACATAATGAAACGGTCTTGGGTTTGTCTTACTCTTAGATCCATCGTGACATATCATGTTAGCAATAATAATTTTATTATAGTTAACTGATTCTACTTCTACGTATTGTACGTGTCCCAATCTCATCTGGTTCTTACTCAACATCTGAAAATTTGGTAATAGTTGAGGATATACTGATGATAGAACATTTGAAAATGAGGAACAAACAAAGCTAGTATTACTACAAGGATTAAGAATCAAAATAGAAGTTTTACTATTTTTAGCAGAAATGGCGGCTCGGGCGCTCTGTAAAATGTCTTCTCTATATAACCTATATAGATTATATGACTTATTTGTGTCTTCTTTAAGCATAATTTTCCTAAAATATAATTTGTCCTAAACTATACCTCTAAAATAAAACCTTAGAGATCTTACATATACTGATCCCAATCTTTTAACATCTCGTCTGTTAATTCTTCCTCGTACAACTCCAATTTTCTCTGCTTAAACTGATTTTTGCTTTTGCGAACATCTTTATCTTCGCCGTGCTTATCAGAAAAATGGATTTTTTTCGATTTGATTTTGTGTTGAGGCTTGTTATTGTCTGTGCTCATATTCGTATTATACGTTAAAAAATAGTATAGTCAAGTGGTCGGGTGTCGTATCTATTTATAATATATTAGCTGCTATCAAACACCCTTTGGCTACCGCATGTAAGGGGTCTGTGGAGTGTCTGACCTCTTTAATTTCCACCGGGAAATCATTATTCAGTAGTTGCTTACTTAGTTGTTCTATGTACCCTTTGGCTTGAGAAGTTCCTCCGGCCACAACTATGGTCAATGGGTTTTTAAATTTTGGTAAAGCTTTATGATTTTTTAATGCGTGTGCTAAATTTTTAGCAGTATATTCTATAAGTCTTTCATAATATACCGACACAGCTGCTAGAATTGTGTTTTCGTTTGCAACACCTATTTCAAAATTACCTCCTTCTTTTTCAACTTGAACAACACTGTCTGGTTCTCCTGTTGCTATAGCGCTCATTCGGTCTATCCAATCACCAGATTTAGTAGTGCTAAAAACAACTGTTGGTTCTCCATTTAACATAACACATACGTTGGTCATTCCTGCTCCACAACTGATGCCTATTCCAGTATAATCATCAGATTCAAGTTCGGCATAACATAGTGCTTCTGCTTCATTAATTGAACGAGGAGAATACCCGCACTCTGCTAAAATATTTTTTACTACATCTTCATGATACCCTACATCAAAATCATCGTCTTCTTGGTCTACTGGTTGTGCCGGAATACAAAATACTAATTTTTCATTTTCTTCTTGTGCTTGTCCAGCCACTTCTTTTAAAATAAAAGCCAAAATTCTTTTTGCGTCTTTTTCTTTGGCAGAAACTACGCCCCTATACATTGGTCTTTTTGCTGTATCATTACGTTCTATAGCTTTTTCTATAGCGTCTTTACCCAAAAGAATAAAAGCTCCATCAGTATCTTTGATAAAAGTCTTACCAGATAATCCCTTCTCTATCATTTTGGTAGCAACTGGGGTTGTTGGCTTGATAATATAAAAAGCGTCTCTAAAGTCTTTATAAACAATATTGTTGTCTATTTCTTTAGACAATACGATATAACTTGTTCCTACATCTAAACCAGCAGCCATAATTAACCTTTCATATTTTTAAGTTTATTAATAGAGTTGGAAATATTATCTTGTGACTTTTTAATATCTCCTAATTTATTGTATTTTTTTTCTAGTCCTTCTGTATTTATATCAACAACTACCTTACTGCTATCTATTGAAATAGGTGTCTGACTAGTTGAACTATGTTGTTTGACATTTTTTCTGTTATGGACAACATAATTGTTGTCTTCCGACACTCTATGATAATTTTGTAGTTTGCCAAGGCAATAACCAATCGCTATGCAAACCACATTAATCAAACATGATATGTATATAATTATATTAATATGATTTGTATTAGATAATTCATTGGCTGTTGTAATCTGTTTAGTTTTACTAAATGAGTTTGTCTCTACTGGTGTTTTGGGTTTCTCTATGCTGGATATAACTTCGTTGATCCATGAACTAAATTTAGAAACCCTAGTGTGTCCAGCTTCATCTCCATAATTAGAGTTAGGATTTTTATCTTCTGCTATAACACAAGAATTGATTCCAGCTAATTTTTTATCTATAAATAGACCTCCTCCACTATCTCCATGAGATATGATAAATTCTAAAACTGTGTGTCTTGTGCTTCCTTTAAATGAAGGTGTACATATTAATAAATCTCTATCTATCTTATCAATATAATTAGACCCCGCTCTTCTGAGGTGATCTGATTTGACAGATCCTGTATTAAAGGTGCCAGTAATACCAAATCCAGATATGCAACAAATTTTTCCTACTTCATTATTTTCTGTATATAGTTCTGGATAAAAGTCTAAATTTATATCTTCTTTTATATATCCCAATGCAATATCTGCTGTGCCAAATTGATTATCGTTAAAATCTTTATGAATAAACATTTGATCGACACAATATTCTTTATCCTCGACAACAACCTTGACTTTTTCACACGACTCAACAACATGTGCTGCTGTAATAATCCAGTTCTTTTTAATGACAACGGCCGAAGCACAGTATGTTTTTTTATCAAAAGTTTGACCACAAATATGCACTACGCATTTAAATTTTTGACCATATGTGACATAAGAAGCATCTGATACCGAAGGATCAATAGTTCCTGCCTGACTATAACTAAATATAGTAGTAGATAAAATTATTATTAATAAAACACAGACATTTTTCATATATCACCTTAACAATATTGGTAATATAATTATACACTATTAACCGATATTTTATGGTCTGGTAATAATTTTTTGATTCATATTAGCACAATCATTGACAACATTTTTATTCCAACTTTTAAAATACATTAGATGTCCAAAAAGAATATGACAATTCTCTGAACATAAAGTAATCAGATTATCTATATCTAGTTCTTTTGATGGATCAATATGAACAGGTACGATGTGATGTACTTCAAGATTTTTAGAAGATCCACAAGCTGTGCATGTCGGATACTTTTTAAGGTGTTCCTTACGAATAGTACTCCATTTTGGAGACCTAATCGCATATCTAAGTTTTCTTGATGAAAAAAAATTTAACATTTATGGTTTAGACTTTATCCATTCTTTCAACTCTGTTTTGTTTTTATTGTATCCTACTCTTCTTTTTATTTCTTTGTTTTTATGAAACAAAATTTGATCAGGTATTGCTTTTACTTTATACTCTTGTGTAAGATCTTTTCTTTTGTCATAATCTATATAGCATATGATGCTGTTCTCTATTAAAGTTAAATCATTATGAATATCTTGTTTCAAAATATTACAGGCTCCGCACCAATCTGCTGTAAAAATCCACAACAAAGGTAATTCTGTATCTATTGCTAAAAGGATACTATCTTCTGCTGTTTTTACAAAAATAGGAGGGGCCGCAAATAAAGTCTGACTACTTAATAGTAATATACAGAATATAATAATGCTATGTACTAGATATTTGAGATTTGACATTGCCTAGTATTCTTCCTTTTTGGGTCTTAATAACATACCCCATTCTGACCATAAAAGGCTCAATACTATTTTCGATAGTCTCTATCGCAATACCTGTTAGAGAAGACATACTCTTTAATCCAATTGGATTTAGTTTGTTTTTAGATAATATATCTAAATATAACCTATCATACACATCTAGTCCTCGATGATCTATGCCTTGTGTATTAAAAATCTCATCCACAGATGGCTTATTATTAATATGGTATGTTACATAGCTCTTATACCATTGTAGGCGGGCATTTAAAATACGAGGAGTACCTTTACTTCGTTTTGCAATCTCTAAAAGATCATCATCAGAGATGATAATACCTAGTTTATTCGCATTCAATCTTGCTAGTTTAGCTAGATCACTGTCACTATAAAATGACAAATGTTCTTTCATAGTAAATCTATCATAGAATGGTTGACTCAGACTACCTCCACTCGTAGTTGCTCCAATAATAGTAAACATTGGAAGATCAATAGTTTCTGGTTTATTTTCGATAACTAAAGATAATACAAAATCTTCCATAATAGGATATAGAAATTCTTCAACAATTTTTGGCAATCTATGAATTTCATCTATAAACAATACTGATCTTGGAGCTATCCCCATTAAATATGGTAATAGATTTTTAATGCTTCTAATATTAGCCCCATTGACTGTGTAAAGATTTACATTTAGTTCTGTTGCTATAGCACTCGCTATGGTTGTTTTACCAAGACCTGGAGGCCCATCTATTAAAACATGAGGCATAACCCCACTAGCATCAGATCCTTTAAATGCACTAGAAACTATTTTTAGTCTACTGATAACATCGTCCTGACCAATAATATCTTCAAAACGAGAAGGTCTAATAGTATTCATATAGCAGCACTTCCAAAGTTAGATAAACAATGTTTAATAAGTTTGACGCAATCAATTTCCTGTGTTTCTTCAAAACTTTTTTCTATCAGAGATATCGCTTCTGATTCTGAGAAACCGTATTGAGATAGTATATGAACAGCATTTGTTTTTAAGTTCGTAGGAATACTCTTCTTAGAGGATACTTTCTGTGTGGGGTGTTTATTTTGTAGCTGTACATAGATGATTTTTATACCCTCAATAGGTTTGGGTTTGTAAATACTCCCACAATCACACACAATTTTAAAATTTGGAGTTTGACTTTCTTTTAATGAAAGCCAGTGTTTAATTTGACATTCTGTACATTCATATATAAAGTGTACATCATAATCAATCGGTTTCAGGTTTTTCTTGCGATGTTTCATTATTTTTTACCCAAAATATAAAGTCGTTCGATTCGTTATCATAAGCTGTTTCCAATAAGCCTTTATTTACTAATGTATTTAGCATATTGCTAATCATTCTACTATTAAAACATTCTATCATCTCCATATATTTCTTGTTAGATAATATGTATCTATATTTTTTTGTTTTCTTATTAACTTCTGTCGTAATAAAATCTTTAGCTAACACCTCACATTCTTGTTGACTCAATACTGTGTCTATTTCTTGCTTTTCTTCTTCAGATAAGTCTGATAGTAAAAGAGATAATTCGTCTATATCTTGTTGATTTGTATTTCCAAAAATATCAAAAACTAATACTCTGGTTGACTCTATAAACTTTTTTAAATCATCTATGATATACCATTCATCTTTTTGCATAAATTTAGTTCAGTATATCGAACAATCCTTTGTAATAGTGAGGTTGTTGTAAAAAGTATACTGGATGACTTTCTATATGTTTTCTATATATCATATTAACAGGATCTGATACAAAGTATTTATTTTTCCATATAGGTTGACCCTGATAGTTATTCCCCAAATACTGGAAGGTATCACCCTTACCAGTATTGGAGAAGTAACTATTCACAGGAACCGATTTGTATGGAAAACCGTACACATCCGGCATAGTATACCATGTGTTTGGCGAAGAATCAACTATTTCGTTTAACGCATCGTATAGCCATTTTCCCCAAACATCCCACGCTGCTGGATCAAACTTAAAGTAATATTTATAGTTTTTTGGTACATCGTCATAATCATGTTCATCGTCATCATTATAGCTATAATCTTCATGCATAGTATTATCCTATACAAAACTTGTCACTGATTTGTGAGGCTAGGTCTTTAGCAGCATTAGACAAGAATCTGTTATTGCTAAAGTAGAGAGGCGTTGAGACTTGATTAAGGAACTCCACGACCGTTTTTAAAAGCTTGGTCTGGGAACCGTCAAGATCTAAATCTTCGCCCCCAGCGTCAATAGGAAGAGACTCAAGAGTGTCCGTATCGTCCTGCGTTACAGGGGATACTGGAGTAGGATCACCATAAGCCTTCTGAAAACCCCCACAGAAAGGATGACCATAAACAGGCTTGATATTATCAGTACTGTTAGTATATGTTTCAAGACTTAAAGACTTCATCTGATTTGCAATATTTGTGGCAATATTAACTGCTACTGGAACTCCAGTAATATCAGACCTTTTATAAGCCTTGGCATATTCTTTAAACCATTCGTCGCTAGTCTTATTTGCAACAATATTAACAACAGCAGACACTCCATCAAGAGCTTCTTTAAGCTGTTCAATATTTACCGGATTACCAGTTGATCCCGACAGAATACTGGTAAAATAAGGTTGCTTTCCTTCCCAACCCTTCCTCCACCAAGTATAAGGGATTCTATAAATCTGATTGATTTTTATAGCTCGGGCATCACCACCAAAGTGATTTACAAGCTTCTTTTGAATACCATTCCAATAAGTCTTGTGAGGATTAATATTGTTTTGGTTGAGAATCCAATAGCACTGATAACCATTACGAGTATCAACAACCCAACTTGGCTTTACTGGAAAGTTATTAATCTGGTTCAAGAATTCCTTTTTCTTTTGCATGACAATACTAGGCTTAAAATAACGACCTTGATCATCTCGCCCAGCGTCCATATCAACAAAACAAGCACGAATTCTACTAATAGCATACTGCTTACGTCCACCATTAACATAGAAGTAAGCATCAGCACCTTGACTATCGTTGGCAATAGCAACAGTGGTAAGATGATCTGTATGATTCATACTACTGATCTTCTTACGAGGATCACCATTGTAGCAGAAAATCTGCTGACCACCAAAAGAATCAAAAAACTTATTTCGCAAAGTAATCTGATCTCTTGTTCCAATAGCACTATGAGTCTTATCGAACGGATTAAAAGCCAAAGTATCACTAAACATTTGTTTTCCTTTTTCCACTTCCTACCTACAATTTTGATATTGGGACAGTAAACACTACCGTCAAAAGCAATATCTTAAAAGATGGTAACGGAATCGAACCGTTATTGTACGATAGCAGAAACTATATAGGTGCTATCTTACAAGTTACCAAACACCACCTTGACTATCAAGAATCAATACTGATCATCCTCATCGTCATAATCTTCATCCTCATCCTCGTCATCATCTTCTTCGTCAAACTGATCCCAATAACTCTCGTCATAATCATTCAGATAATCTTCCTCATCGTCCTCGTAATCATCCTGACTAAAATCAGCCTTGTAAAGAGGCTTGAGCAATTCGCCCTCATACTCACCAACTACTTCGTAGCGACAAGTGCGAAGCTTTTCATAGTTGCAATCACTAGGGACACTGACAACATCCTTGGGATTAATCTTGACGATCACAATGCGGTCGCCAGCCTCAAGACTACCATAACCAGCAACATAATTCAATGCTCCAGCATGAAGCCCATTAGAACAACCACGACCACGATCATCGTCTACCTTTGCTCGTTGCATTTGGCAGACCTGACCAACCCTGTTATCAAAAACTCCCCTATACTTATCCTTAAAGTCTGAACGAACAGCCTTATAAGCGAGGAAGAAACCATCCTCAGTGATAGGCAGATGCTCATGCTCCAAGAAATCATACAGTTCCTTCTGACTCTGCATACTTGGATTTTCCATGAGATTATTCAGGAAATTAACAAGGGGCTGAAACGGCAATCCCTTGCTCATAAACTCCAGAATACGCTTACTAATACTACCATGAACTTCCTCACCCTCGTAGAGAACCTGTCCATTCTTGATCTCTACAAGACCATCACTAAAAGTAGCAACAGCCTTTTGAATATCAACAACTTCCAACAGTTCCTCTGCCGTAGCAGTAGGAAGTCTTTCCAGAATCAACTTATAGTTGATATGATCCGGCAAAACCTGATAACTCTGGTTATTAAGAACCAGCGTCAAATTACCATCCACAAACATAAACGGAACAGCCATAATCCAAACTCCTAATACTTTGTAGTTACGATACCTGTGATACTGTCATTTTACACTAATCGACAAGCTTGTCAAGGGGTCTTGAGAAATTTCTGACTACTTGATCAAACTACTCAACTGAATCTTAAATAGGTCAATATTCTCCTGACTCATCTGCTCAACCCAATCCCTGCTCTGCTTTCCATAATATGAGCGATCTTCAATAATAGGATTCTGATTAGATTTAAGGTCTACCAGATTACCAGAGACTTGATGATTTCCCATAATAACCTTGAGCATAGGATTCTTGTCTACCTCAGTTTTAATCTTTTCCCTAATCTCAGAGATTCTCCATCTCTTCAAATCTTCCGTAGAAGTTCCACGGATAATCTTTAGATAAGCATCTGACTTACTATCACCAGCATACAAGTAATTAACAATCATTTTTGTCAAGGTGTTGTAGGCCAAATTAGCATTACGAATCTCCTTGCCATCAACATTATCAATACCAACCTCTTTCATAAGCTTAGAGATATGGGAAAGATATTCTGTTTGATTAAACCTTGGAATATTAAAAGGACTCACATGAACAGTATTAGCAAAGAACTCTGTGAGCATGGTCTTATTCAAGCAATCCACAAGAGTTTTGTTATTAATAAACTTATCATAATCCAGACCAAAGATATTCAGAATATGAAACATAAACTGCTTATCTGTTGTTCCGTGTTGATAATATCTGTATCCTCCGGTACTCCTCTCCTCTTCTGCGTAATCCTTCTTGCAATATTCAACAAGCTTGTTAATAGAAGCAAGATTCTTAAAGTGTTTTTGTGCTACAACTTTGAGTTGACGCTTCAGAAAAACATTGAAGTTAATAAGATTGTAGTTATCTTTCTCAAGCTTTTTAACGAAAGCTGTTTTGATAGCATAAATCTTACTATTGCCAATCAAGTCCTTGACTATGCTCTTTAACGTATCCTCTTGAAGAGTTCTACTAATACTATTGATTTCTGGACAACCAGACTCAGGTTCAGTTCCATACCTCAACATGGGAACATAAATAATCTCATCTTGTTCCAGAAAGTTTTCTAGTTGTTCTTCTGAAAGAATTCTTAGATGCGTAGCATCATTATAAGGATTAGTAATCTGCTTACTATCCTTATCATAGCCGTGAATAAAGAATACGTCTTGGTCGCTGACACTACCGTTAGAATTTCTATTGTAAGACTTTCTTGGGCCAGAACTTTGTGTCAGATGCTTATAGTCTGAAACCTTGAGCAAATTTTCAGCCCCAACATCTTCGATCAGTTGATCAAAACCTTCATTGCTTTTTGTATGATCCTTAGTGTCGATCATCAGATAAGCAAAGCAATCGTTAGCATTGCAATATCTTGTGAGAATTTTCTTGGCACTTTCTTCACTAGCAACGTCGCACACAAAGAAAGCCATTGTACCCTTTTTCTTCTGGTTATTCCAATAATAGGAACCTTTACCAGTAAGAGTTTCGTGATGGATTCTATCTGTCAGAGCAACTTGGCGACGAGAACGATAGCCAGCAGTCTTGTAATTAAAAACGTACAGACTCTTACCGGCAGGAATTTTATATTCCAAGTCATTGCCAGAGTTGATAGGATGATCTTTACCCTTGGGATCAGTCCAAGTTGCACCAACACCCCAGCCGCCAGCCAATTCATTCATAGTATAATATGAAGTAATTGCTTCTACTTTGTTCTTGGACGCTTGAATTTTCTTGGAGAATTCTTCCTTCATCTCCATATAAATTTCTTGGGTCTTTTTACGCAGAGTCTTAATTACGTCCTTAGTATACTGCAAACCTTCACGGGAAACATCCATTTCCAGTTCACCGATACCAAAATCAAGCTCAAGATATAGGCCAGAATTAAGAATCTCTCCCACAAAGCTCTTCCAAGAATCAATATCTGCTTTCTGGAAAGCTCTATTCCACTTCTGAATATGATCGGGCATTTCTTCCTTTTCTTGACCAACAATCTGTGCGGTCTGAACAGGATAGGCAATATTACCCATGATAGCTACGATACCACTATCAATTCGATGATAATTGCTGGGGAAATAACTGTTGTCATTATTAAGACGGCAAACTCTCCAACCTTCACCACTGATAATGATATTGGTGTTGCTGTACTTATGATCTTGCAGATTATTCCCGATACCACCTTCAAGGATGGGTTTCATGCGAAAATAATGGAAGATTCTCTTAGCCTTATCAGTAAACTCTTGAAAGTCATGCTGCTTAACAGCAAAACTAATCTCAAGACCATTAGGCTCAGATGTAGTAGAAGTATTAAAAAGATTCAGAGTAGGAACACCACTCTCGTCAATCGCTGCAATGTAAGTATACTTCTTTCCGTTGAAGTATGATGCAGTAGTAAAACTCTTGGTATATGCGAAGGGACTCTTAGACCCTAGACCAAGACAACCAACAAAATCATTGCTATCATTCTTGTTGGATGCTCCGTAGGTTGTATACAAGTCCTCCATATCTTCCTGACTAAGACCAGTACCATAATCTCTCACAACAAAAGTGGGATTAGCAGCAGTGGGCAAAGTAACCTTGAAGGGATTCTTATTCCCGGCAGAGATATGACTATCATAAGCATTAGTAGAAAGCTCACGAATCGCAGCCATAACCTTATCAGAATAAAGGGAGTCTGAAAGGATTTTAAACATTTTGCTCGTCTGAGCAATATTAAACTGATTCCTGCTTGCAACGCCAACGCTGTGAGTCTCAATCGTCCTATCTGCCAACTTCATCTTATTTCTCCAAAAGTGTTATCGTTCCTGTGATGGCTCAAGTATATCATCGGCAAACCGTCTTGTCAAGCATCACTTTTCTTTTGTTGTCTGTCTGAGATTATTTTAAAGCCGATGGCTATGTCTATCAGACCCATAACTTTTAAAAAGACCACAGGCAAAGTGAATGTCAAACCACCAACCAATATACAGAGAAGTCCCATTATCCATATAACAATCTTTGGCATCCAATCAAATAAAGATAAGATATAACTTAATGGCCCAATAATGAGCACAGAGAAAAAAATTATTGTTACTAGTAGAACTAAACTAGCCACTAGCTTTCATCCTCCTCTATGTCATTATCGTATCCTTCGTAATCCTCTGGTTCATGATCATCGTCGTATGGACTCCACTCTGTGTTATATTTGTCTTCTTCTTCTTGTATATGATCCTCAAGAATTTCCGCAGCATCCATAATAATTTCAAATTCTTGAATCTTATCTAAGACAGTTAGTATCTTGCTATTGATCTGTTTAATATATTTCTTAACGTCTTGTAATTCTTTACTAATACGATTATCTAAACTGTCTACAGTTTTAGAGATTTTATGAATTTCTTTAAGTATGTCGTTGTAGTCTTTATTCATAAGAATTATTTGCCGTATTATGGGTTTAGTTTTTATACTCCTTTATATCGCCATTTTCAATAATTTTTAAGTCTTCGTATGGTGTTGCTATTCGACGATAAAATTCTTGCTTAATATTCTCTAATACACCAGTAATCATAGCAATTTTAGAATACGAAACCTCTCCCATAATACCGCCTAAAATACGAGAAAAAACATAGTTAATATCTCCACAAATTTGTAAAAATTCTTGGTTAGAAATACTTCTATTTTGAGGATTGGAGTTTGGTATATTCGTTTTTAAACAAGTCACCATACTGTCAATACAACTATCTAAATTAGTTCTGTTTTCTTCTTTAATATATGGCATAATTTTTAAATCCTAGCAATGACAATAATAGTCTAAACAATATGAACATAATGGGCCTGGGTCTGGATTTCCCCAAGCATTTGCATAACCATCAAAACTTTCTTTTCCAGTGTCTATACAAACCAACTTCTTTTTCCCTTGTCTATTAACTAATCCTATATTAGAAAAATGACAATCCCAAAACTTTAATTGGGTTTTAGTAAATATCTCATCTACTAAATCTTGTATCCGTTTAGGAGAGACGATGCCTTTCTTATCTATTGGTCTAGCTATCTCTGTTAAATACCCCCAGCCGCTTGTCTGATTAGGAAATAATTCATGATATTTTAGTCTACATATTACAGAATATATCCTTGGGGCTAGATTAAGTCTGCTTAATTTTAACTGAATTTTTCTAGAATATTTAGCTCTAGGTTTTGATATAAATTCTTTGAAACCCAAAAGCGGCTCATCTCTAATCTTAAAGAGAGCACAATAACCACCATCATTCATCCCAAGAGAAAGATCAATTAGATATTTAGAATTTATCATATTAGTAAGAAATAATCTGGGGAACTTCACCCGTAAGATGATACAAAAAGGTTTTTGCTTTATCTATAGAGTAAAACTCACCAAGAAAAACTGTTCCTGGTACTCCATTTGGATCATATATTATTGATCCATATATCTGATAGAATGGATCGTCATAAGCATCTTTTTCTTTTTCTAAGAATTCTGCGGCAGTTCTGACTTCATCTATATAAGTACCTCCCTCATAATCACTATACTCTCTTACTGTTACAAGTAAGAAATATTCTATAGGAGACTTGGGGTTGTTGTTCTTAATTCTACCATTACATAAGGTATTACCCATGATTTTTCCTATAAAGAGGGACTACAGTATTTTGATCAATATAGGGATTGTTTTGAGTTCTCAAGTCAAACAAATCGCCACGATCATTAGTTCTAGCCCAAGCAACAGGACTTTCAAGAGAATCTTTTAAAGATTGCATCTTTAGCCTTTTAAGTTCATCCTTAGCGTTTTGAACGAAGAAAAGATCAGCCCCACTTGCCCAAGCAAAATCAATAATACTTTCAAGAGGATTAGCGTGTTTTTCCATATAAGTTGCCAGTTCTATAAAAGTCCTTCTTATACCATCTTCCCAGTTTTCATGTTCTTCTATCATGCAAATCCGATACGAACCTTATCCACAACTGTTGATTCTATCTGATCAGGATTAAAGTGATCTTTGGTATATGAACGACCACTCCACCAACCACACTCATAAATAACAGTATTATTAGAACCAATATTTATTCCAACTATTGTTCCAAACACATCTTCCGCCAACTTTACTTGGCTACCAATCTTATATAATTCTATAGTATTCTTACTCATATTACTCATATGTCTCCTTTGTATTTCTAGCGATATCTAACACAAGCATACCATCCTCTAGCTCCTCTGGCAACCCCAATTTCTACTGGAGTCTTTTGTCCCCAATAACAACAATTTTTAATAGCATGATCCGCACTAATAGAAGAAAAACCCACCCCTTCATAGCCTCTATTTCCACCACAATGACCCATAGAATTTCTTTGAGACTGAATATTTGCAACCCCTTGTGCTGATGATGTTGTATATGTATATGTTTTATTTACATTTTGAGCATTAGCAACTACGGGACAGATCAAGAATAGACCAATAATAAAAACCTTCTTCATAATTTCCTCCTTGAAAGTTATAGATGGGATAAAAGATCCCCCGAAGTGTGCATTATTAAGAGGCATCGGGGGTTTCTTTCATAAAAAAATTATCGGATAACAGTTACATTACGGGTGCGACAAACACCATTAGCACAAGCGGAAACAATTCTCCTTGGAAAAACAACTGTCTCACGAACAATATTCTTTGTAACAGTTACAACTTTTCGACCGCGAACAACCGCACAATTACCTGACGAGCAATCTCCAGCAAAAGATGTTACCGGAATCGAAAGAGCAATAACTAGCAACAGAACAATATTTTTCATCTTAAAATCTCCTTGGTGTTTAAAAAAATAAAAGGTCAAATCCATTCGACTCAGTTACCTGAGTATCATAGTCCGGTCAGTATCAACTGTCAACATACAAAATTGTATGCAGTAGGAGCGGTGAGAATCGAACTCACACTGGATGGATTTTAAGTCCACTGTCTCTGCCTTTGGACTACGCTCCCATAAATCATTACATTAAGCAATATTGATTTTTATGTCTTTTTGTAGATCTCTATTGTAATTAATGTAATGATTATTTAAATCAACTATGAGCCTTTTCCTTCAGTCTACGAACTGTCGCTGCCATAGCCTCAAGATTATCTACTGTCCTAACAGGCTTTGCTCTTTCCATAGCTGGGAGATCAATACCCTTCTTAGCAAGACCTGCCTTAGTACGGGCATAACGAGCCATAGTGCTGGCAATCTTCTGTCCAGTCTTAGCGGCAATCTCCGCATAAGTCTTGGAAGAAAAAACTGCCTCTAGAAACTTATCGTCAGAGCAACGAACACGACTCTGCTTCTCACTAGTAATAACTTCAGTCATAATCAACCTCCAAATCTTAAACCAAACTGTCTCAATTTGAAGCTCAGTCACTCGACTGATGTTACCTCGCATTGATTACCTTATTCTACAACTTGTTATCGGCGTTGTCAATGGGCGACCTTGAAAAATTTTTCGTTCTTGCAAGAAATTGCTGTTGAACGTGTTTAAAGCCTCAAGGAGTCGGTAGCCCACTCACTTTATTATCAACGCTCACATCAAGCGTAAAACTACTAGAAACAACGTCCTCACGATGAAGTTTCCTGTGAACGTGTACGCTATCCGTTAGATTAATCCTCTGTTGGTAAAACCAGTGCCATGAGTAAATATGCCCAGAAAAGAATACTTCCGGTAAAAATTGCACCAGCAACAAAGCCTAATCTTACTACAGAAACATCTAATCCTAGACTTTCTGCTAGTCCTCCACAAACACCAAAGAAAACTCTATTCTTATTGCTTTTGTGGAAATGATTCATGGCTAGACCCCTTAATTATTTGTTGAATCTGGTAGTCTGAATAACCAGATATTAGCATTGCTTGATAATATCCTACAACTGGAATAAGTTCTGATATCATGATTTTTCCTTTGGTGAGTATAGAGTAACCTTAATTATTATATACCCATCTCTCCCACTGTCAATATTTTGTATTGAGGATATTTTGCCTTTACCCAAAAAAGAATCACCCACCAATAAAAATGGGCCACCGTCTAAATTAGCTGAAGTTATTATTGAAATATCTGACTGACAACCAAATTTTGCCCAATCGCTTGCTCCCTCAATTAGATATTCATGCTCACCAATTTGTGTTATTATTCTTTTGTTCTTGTTCTTAGACTGTAAGCACTGGCTCATTAAAAGCCTCACTATCGAGTATATAACCTTGATTATTTTCTGACGTTAGGTTAGCAAGAACGTCTTTTAGTCTTTGATTTTCTTTCTCAAGGGTATTCATTATTTTTTCAGCTTGATTTAAAGCTTTCTGAAGAGACTTAACTCTATTAGCTAATTGATCGTTCATGTACTCTGTTGCTGTTCTGACAACCATGATTAGCCTCCTTGATATGAGTTTGATAACCCTATATTATACACCTTACAGGTTAAGTCCATTTAGGAATTTTTGCAAATCTTTAAGCTGTTTATTGTCAAGCACCATCTGATCGGCATATGGCTTTTTTTCAAACAATACCTTAAAACAATACCTTAATCTCTGCCATAATGACATCTTATGACTATAGTTTGTGTAATGTTCAAATATTGCCAAATCAGCCAATTGAATTTCATGATCATATTCGATCACTAAAATTTCGCTCTTGCAAGAACAAGGGATGAATAATGTTTTATTTTCCTTTAGATTTGTTACATTTCCCATCTTTTTTCTTTCTAAAAATTCTTTCGTAGTTTTTATCCCAAGTCTCTTGAGAAACTAAACTAATTCTTCTTTTAGATCCCTTCCCATTTTGTATCATTGTTTGATAATAACTCCAATACCTAAATGCTCTTTAATTTTTGCAGCATACTTGATATTGTCTTTGTGGTTCTCCACAAACTCATCAAAACACTGTTCTAGATATAGATGGGCGTGATGAATTATGTCATGAAATAGTATGAACCCTCCAGACTTGCATAATGGAAGCACATTAACTAGGTCAATCATACCTCCTTCATAAGAATGATCTCCGTCAACCAAAATCAGATCAAAGAAATCCTTATGACTATCTGAAAGTGGAGGTATAGTTTCTTTACTATCTCCATCTAGAAATGTCACTGAGTTATTATAACCAAGATATTGCAGTAGGCTATTGATATGATTATTGGAGTTTCTTGCTGTTCCACCATAAAGACCTCCCCACATATCAGCAACAAAAACATCTGTAAGATTAGGATTATTGAAAACTACCCTTCTTAAAGAATCTCCTTCTCTAGTTCCTATCTCTAGATACTTTTGGACATTATACTGTTGAACGTGTTTTTCTAAAAATGAATGTAGTAAATCTTCCATAAATATTTTTCCTTTTGAATTATTTTGAATCGGATTCCGTTTCTCTAACATATAAAAACTCTTCTCCTTTTAGGAGATAAGTCCTTGCAGAATCCCCATAAATTTCATACAAATACGACCCATCATTTTGAGGCATATCTTTATTGAGATATCCATATTCTATAATCTCACTATCTTTCAGAATAGCAACTCTAGGAAATCTTATAGGACTCATGATTCTAGTACATAGCTCCAGTAGCGACTATCTTCTTTCTTTTGCAAATCATCCCAATAGATCGACCTTGCTACATAAGATGGGACTTTCAATTTACCACAGTTAACCATCCAGTGACGCTCCATCTTTTTATAAATCTGTGACCCAACCTTACTCTTATTGTATTTAAGAGCCTCAACATCGTAAAGCCTCAGTTGATGAATATCTCCGCAGAGTACCCTAGCCTCATTAGGATGAATCATCTCCAGAGCAAAGCTAATCTTAGCCAGTCCAATACCACTAATCTTATTCAGAATACTATCTCGTTTCTTAACGTGGTACTTCTTTGTTGTCAGATAAAAATCTTTAGGATTAGCCCAAAACTTGGTGCTAAAATCCCAAATATAAGTGGTACGATTATTGTGCAAACCAACGCCGCTCTTGTGGAGTTTTTCCAAAAGAACTTCCTTACTATCTACCCATTCGCTAAAATTCTTGATAGCGTTATATCCCTTGACATTGCCCTGCCAAGTTGTGTGAACACTGCAATACGCAAAGAGATAGCGACGAAAAATATCTTCGTCAGTCTTGGGTCGAACAGTTTCCCAATAGTCCTTGTAGGCTACTACTTTATCCTTTGGAAAATTCTTAAAAAACTCGTCGGCCTTACTGGTACTCATCACAACTGGCTTTTTCTCAACAACAATGTCTGTCATAATGTCCTCAAAAGTTAGTTCCAAAGTGTATACTGAGATTCTACACTAGTCCTATCGGCTTGTCAAGTCACGATTCTTGAGTTCGCTTATTTCTTTTTTTCTCCTAAAATTTCATCAAGCTTGTAGTAATATTCCCAGGTTTTCCATTTTACTCTGGTGCTTCGTATGGTTTTTATGATTTTACCATTTTTGTCTTTGTATTGACATATTGCCCAATAAAATTCTTCTCCTTTTACTACATCTTCAAGAATTTCAAATTCTGATGGACACTCTAATTCTGACCATACTCTCATAGCTCCAATTTGTTTTATGTGACCCTCTATTTCTGGATTATATTCCAAAGGAAAAAAGATGTTCCTGATAGATCTTTCTACAATAACATATTTTGTTCCTACCCATTCAGAATTACATATAAAACCTATAGAGAATCCTGTGAATAATATAAACCATGGATATATGAGAGAGCGAAGAACAACTTTAATCATTTAATGTCTCCAGTAAGGTGGGATATTTTTATACACCATACCGGAAACTGGTCAATTAGTTTTATCCTTTACTTCCTTGACATATTTCATTAATGGATTTTTTTGTTCGGGTATGATAGTCTTATGATTTCCTTCCCATAATGGTAGTTTACCAAACAAAGCTACTCTTTTTTTCTTTGATTTTTGTTTTTGGTATTCTTGTTGGTGAAGAATCTGAACAATTTCTTCCTGTTCTATTTGTTTTTTCTTTCGATATTCTTCGTCTCTGCGTTGTCTTTTTTGTTCCTCTGTGTCATTATTTTTTCTTGATTCTTTAATGAAATATGGATGTTCAGCAATAGTTTTTTTTAGCTTATCACTTGCCTCAGGATGATTAAACAGTAATTCTATTAGCGGTCTATGATTATCTAAATATCTCCTAATATTTTTTTTGCTTTTTCTACTGTATTTGCGAACAGTATTGGTAATAAATTCTTTCTTGCTTTCTTCAGTAGCAGGACGAAGGGTTTTATGATGTTCTTCTCTCTTTTGTTTTTTCTTTTTATGACCTTTAATAAATTGGTCGATTTCATCTCTGAGGTTTAATGCTATTGGTTTTGTTTCAATAACTTTTGGTTGTTGTTCTTGTTTTTTTGTTTTATGTTTTTTGTATTTCTCTTTTTTACGTTTTGATTCAAATAGTCTGTTTTTATCGTACCCTATGTCTGTATTAAATTGTTCAGCCCATACTTGCCATCCGTCTAATGTTGTACTACTATTTTCTGTAAATAATTTATTGAGAAGATATCTTTTTTGCAAGAGATTCTTATCTTGTTCTACAAAAACATGACAAGGTTCACATAAAGTAATTAGCTGATGCTGATCTCCTTGTCCAAGCATCACTGTCTTAGTATAGTCTATATGATGAATGGTTTTAGAAGGAGTACCACAAACCTGACAACATCTACCATCTCGTTCTAAGACTAGTTGCCTTATATTCCACCAGAGCCTAGACTTTATATAGGCATCATAAGTTCTAAAACCTAGCTCTTTCCATGCTGGTGGCATAATTCTATATGTCTCTTTCTTCTCCATGAAGAATCTTAAAAGTAGGGAATCGTAGACTAATACCGCCCTTTTCATTCTCTGTCTCTTCAAAATACTGGACAGTTATTTGCTTTCCAAGAATCTTCTTTGGATTCTTATAAAACTCTTGTCTTTGTTCAATACTAAAACCAGACCCTACTCTTACAGTATGACCCTTATGCTGAATCATAACACAACTCAACATAGTCTCCTCACATTCTGCACCATCCTTAACATAACGGAATGGCCCCATTTCGGTATCTAGAACTTCGTATTCGTCATCTGAGAACGCTTTATACTTCAATAGGTCTTTGGATCGTTTACCTTTATATGGAGCGTCAGATCGAAGCATAAGCCCCTCATATCCATTCTGATTGGATTCGGTCACAAACTCTTGAAAGTGACTCTCATCCTTCACCAAAGATTGTTCCAACAGTGTCAAGCAAGGACATTCATTCTTTTTCATTACTTCTGTAAGATTCTTGAGTCTGATACTAAATGGTCTATTCTTCTCTCCCTTCTGGCTATAAAACTCATCATGAGTAATCATATCAAAAATCTTATAGGAAGGATTAGGAATAGTATGATCTTTCTTGCGAAGTTCTTTCATTACTCCTTGAAAATCCTCATTACCATCTTCATCAACCAGACAAAGCTCTCCATCAAGAACTACATTAGTAAGTCCCAAAGCTTTAATCCCACCGCTAACAATATCAAGAGTATCAAAGATTTTTCCCGTGCGGGAATAAAAGGTAGTATTGCCATTACTATCAACAATAGCAATACATCTAGCACCGTCGATCTTCCTGCTAACATACCATCCATCCTTCCAGTCTACAATTTTAGGAACATACTTGTCCGCTAGAGCAACACTAAATGTTGGGATATGATCTGGAATAGCCTTGTTAATTAGCTTATCTCCAGCACGGGTTTTCAAATCCTTGTCAATGATGCAATGAACAAGTTCTTCGTATTCTCTTTGGTTGTCAATAAAGCTATTAACTGCTCCAATGGCATCATGACCTGTAATTTCTCTATTCTTCAAAGCATCCAATAGGTCAAATATAGACTTGTATACTTTACCACGCAGATGACTTTTCTTTTTAAGATTATCACTAGTCACATTATACTGCCAAAGAGGATGATAAGTATAGAGCAGAATCTTTTTAAGAAAATTTGCTCCACTCTCATTAGAGGAAGTATAATCCTCAATAATGCCAACCTTATCAAGTGTACTACTAGTTGCTTTCAGATCACGAACAAAACCATTAAGATGCTCAAACGACATTTTTATTTTCTCCTGTGTTGTTCCAATTCTACCATACGGAAGTCCTCTTGTCAAGTATCGTCTATTTGCGATTTGGTCTTGAAAGAAAATAATTCATAGCATTGGTAATTCCAGCTATATCATCACCAAGTTTTCCTATTCCAGTATTGCATGGCTCACATAACCATCCTCTAAAACTATTATCATCATGATCATGATCTAAGCACCATTTGTAAGGAATTTTTTTACAGCACTCACAAACGTCTGGTTTTGGTGGAGCTTTTTTATGAAGCTTGACTCTAATTTTAGAATGTTTCTTAACACATTTTCTACACCTACTATCTAAATTATCTTTGTACATACTGTGTTTAGGAAAGCTTCCTTTATTTTTACGCTTACCACAGTATGAACAAATTTTTCTAGACATAATTATATTTGAAGAGAAATTAATTCTTCAATTTTCCTTAAATTTTTAGCCTCAATAACATATGCCCCATGTAAAGATATTATTTCTCCATCATAAGGTTTTGATGGCAGATCATTATCATTGGCCCAGCCAACAAGATATGTTTTATATGGTCTTTCTTTTGGAACTAATGCCAATACATAAATCCAATTTTTGTGTCTTTCTTTTGGTCGAACTAATAATCTATAGTTAAGAGGATTATTAGAATATCTCATCAGACTACCTTTAATATCCACATTAGGTAATCCAACTATATCTACTCCATTGTCTCCAGTGAGAGGATTAGCATTTGCTTTTTCTCTTGCTTGAATATATCCCTCTGAAGAACCAGTAAGGATCATCGACGCACAATAGGTCGATATTTGTCCAACCAATTGATCTTCTGCTAAATTAGATGCTCTTTTATTAGAGTCTCTAATTTGAGACTTTCCTCCAATCTCTGCTTTTTTAGCATTAGATATTATCAACTGTGTAAATTCTGTATTTACAGTATGTGAAATTACGTCATTAGAATTTATCATAATATAAGTGGACTAGGCGAGAGTCGAACTCGCGTCCAGAATAAACATCAATATAAATTTCTACATCGTTAGTTGGTTGTTATCACACTACCAACAAAGCTATCAGAATTATCTGTGTCAGATTGAGTACAATCATCATTCCCATTTATGTCTGGTAGGACTACCATATCCGATTATCGGAGTCAGCATGATTTGGTAATAAGGCTCATGCCGCCCCACTCGTCACCTAATTAGGCAGCGAGGGCAAGAGTTGTCTTGCCAATTAACAAATTTAATCGACTTTTAAACTGGCCGGTCGATTAACCAGTCGATGCTATCTATACCTATTTTACCTGTCGATACCTTTACTAGCCCGTAAATATTTACACCGTTCGTTCTTTGGTAAATTTTTTAATAATCTGTTTCATTAACTCGTTTAGCTCCTCATCAGAGATTTTAGGTTTGGGAACATTTGGTTCTAAAAACAAACCCCTTGCCGGTCCTGCTTCCATTTTTTGTATTTGATAAATCAGTCTTTGGTTGTCTTTGTGATATACTATATTAAATCCCAGAGAGCATAAGAAAAGACCTAAAAAAATGATTGTAAGAGGTTGTATGTTTTTCATTGATTTTGTAATATTTTTTCTAGTAATATTTCACACTCATTAAGTTTTAGAGACATTTCTTCGCATTTTTTACAAACCTCTGTTTGTAGATATTCTTTGATGTGATCTATTTCTAGTTTAATTTCTGTTATCTGATGGTTTTGGTTGTTTTTCATCTTTATTTAACCAGAAAATCATTTCATTTGAATTATCGTCCCACGCACATTCGATTAAATCTTTTGCTGCTAATTTTGACAATCCTGTATGAAAAATCCAATCTCTAATATCTTCAAAAGTATCATTAAATACTTCTTCATTAACCAAATAATTTCCTTCTTCGTCTTGTCCCAAACTATAACCAACAATAATATTAATTGTTTGATTAATGGTTATATAGTCATTCAAATTGTCGTTATCATTATAATCAACAAAAGATTCTGCGGCAGCCTTTCTTATAGAATCAGCATACCCTTGCAAATCCATTATCGAATATGTATCTTCAGACATAATATGTAATACCCCAAAATTTAAAAAAACTTTTTTACTCCAGTATCTTGTTCAGAGTTTCTCGACAGTTCCAGTAGTTTATCAATGGTGTTCTGTAAACTATACTCTCCTCTACTTAGCAACTTTTTATGCTCATAAAGAGCAGTAATAATTTGAGGTAGATAAAACTGGTTGGCTCGTTCAAGTTCTTCTGGAAAATAAGCCTTCAGAATATTTTCAATTTCCAATACTTTGTTAGTAATTTGATCTCGACAATTCACGAGATTATTAACTTGATCTTTTTGTTCTTGAGTAAGAATCATACTAAGCCTCAACCTTCGGTTTGAGTTTCATAAGCTTATGCTTAATTTTCCAAACATGGGTTTCTTTGTTCTGAATGTCTGGCCCCATATAGATGTGACAAAAGCCTTGGTGTTTGTCCAGCCCCCATGCTTTAATTCCATGCTGATCAATTCCTTCCACAACAAAACGACCCCTATATCCCATAGGGATGAAGTCTGCACCTCTCACAAAGTATGGGCCTCCACCCACTCTGATTCTATCTCCTTTTACAAGTTCTTTCCAATTAAAGTCACGAATGATCTTTGTGTTCTTTGCTTCTTTGCTCTTTGCCTTAAAAACGAAAGGAGCATTGCACTTAGGACACATATAAGCTCGCGGGCCTGTGGTAGCTCCACATTTTTCACAAGTTTTTTGACCCTTACCCATTTTCTTTTTCTCCTGTGTTTGTTGACGTTACACCCTAAGTATAACTCAATTATCGGCACTGTCAAGAGAGAATCTTTAGAATGTTCACGAATTTTTCTTTTTAGTCACTAATTTTAGACGATATAGCCCTCTTTTTCTGCTTCACTATCACAAAGGGTTTTTATCCATGCCATAACCGGCTCTCCTTCATCGTCTCTTCTTTGTTTACGAAGCTTTCCTCTTTCTCCAGTAACTTCACAAGTTATATAGCTCATACTTTCTGCCATTTCTATTGCTCCTCTAATAAACTCATCAGCACCATAAGCATAGGCTCTTAGCCCGCCAAACTTTTCTTTAATCTGACTCCAATAAAAAAAATCTAGAGGCTCATTAATCTTTTGCTTGTAATGAAGACGATTATCTACAATATAACATAGCCTGGATAGGATATTAAACCAACCATCCCCACATTCTATCCATGTAAGATTTTTAAACTGTTCAGGATAGGCTGAAATTAATTTAGCTGTTAGTTCAGGACTCATTATAGTCTACCTTGTGTATAATTCGTGTTCCAAGATGAGCATTACTCAATTCTGTACTATCGTTAAGAGATTCATCGCAAAGTCTTTCAAATTCTTTTCGACCAATCTTTCGACCATCAAGAATAGTTTCTTCAAGATGTTTTTGGGTCAATTCTTCTGGCTTATCAATCAATACAGTATCATATGCGTGTTCAAGACTCTTAGCCTCAATAACATACTTATGACGAAACAAAGAAACGGTATTAACTTCAAATAGTGGCATAATAATCTCCTTAGTCTATGTTGATATTATATTCTGTAACTAATCTGTGAAATTCTGATCTAATCTTGTCAAGAGCATCGCCCGCGTCGGTAAAATCATTGCTGTATTTCTGCCAAGATCGTAGTTGTTGAGAAAAATCCCACAACATTCTTTTAGCATCACCAGCTTGAATAGCAGTATCAAACTCGTATTGTTCTTCTGGTAGTTTAAATTTTAAAGTTGCTATCGGCATAACTCACCTTTTCTTTTTAAGATCATCTGGCTTTTTATCTGGATCAGGAATAATAGTTAGGGTGTTATTCCTAAAGGTAGTCATATAACTTTGTGCAATCTTTTTCTTTAACAAACCTTCTTCTTCAATCTGGGTGTAAACATTGATACGATAATAATCATGAAATACATTAATAATTTTGGTCATTAAATGATATTTAGGTTTTTCTACTTGCCTAAATAGTAGTCTTTCGATCTCAAAATCCATTAAAACCTACCCTTCTTGTTTTCAGTAAAAATACTATCCATATTTATTGAGAGAACAGGATACTCTCTATTGTTATCGTCACTAATAAAATATGTATCACATGAATGTTCTTCTCCAGTAGAAGCGTCGTGAATAATTACTGGATCATTCCAATTAAACTTACCAAGATTATCGAGATCATGAGTTTGTTTATAGAGGAAATTGTATAGATCAAGCCAAGTTATATTATTCATCTAGCTCTCCTGTTTGCTCTATCAAGAATACGAATAGTTTCTTTAGCGTTACTAGGAACCATAACCAAACTTGGTGCAGTCTTATGTCCCCAGTCCATAAATCCTACAGCTTTCTTTTCTGCTGAACATTCTTTACAAACAATATTTCTATTAGTTTCGATAAGGAATTCATATCGTTCAATACCAACACAATTTTTACAGTATATGCAGTTCATAATTTCTCCAAAACTCTGGTAGCGATAACGCTTCTTTTATACCATAGGTATCGGAGTTGTCAACTGTCAGACTTGAAAAACTATTTGTGTTTCTTTTTCTTTTTTATATTTCTATCTAGATGATCTAAATATAGGTTTTGATGAAGCTGTTCCTGCTTCTCTTTTTCTTTGCGTAACTTTTTATGTTTTTTATCTTCTACCAATTTAATTTTTATGGCTTTTGTGCCAGAGTATACCATAAAGATAGGAACAACCATAAATAATATTAGTATTAGATAAGAAAAATACCATAGAATTCTTACTAAGAACGAAAGGAATATTATACAGTAATATGAAAACGGAGCTTCTCTTTGAAAATATTCCATCCATTCTGGTTCAAACATATATTATGTCCATAAATGCCTACGGAGTTTAATAAGTTCAACCATCATATCTTCATCTTCTTGATCATATGCCTCTTCTATTTTGACAAGTTTCATATAGTTTCTGTGGGCATTTTTAGGAGCTTTATCTTTAAAATTATTTAACTCCATAGTATCATATATTTTATTCCAACCGCTTTTTTCCATTGGGCTAAGTCTATTGGGTCTTTGATATTTCCACCATTCATAAAGTTTTTTAATTTTACGACTAGCTTTTGCTTGGTCACTCAAAACTCTTTTACCTGTTTCGCTTTTTACCTTCAAGTTATTTGCCCACTTAAAATAATCATAAGCAGCATCAACGCAACGACTGTTTGTGAATTTGTATTTATTTTTATTTTGCCAAGTCATACTATGGGCCAGTTCAATCTCTACAAAATCAACCAGTTCATTAAAAAGACCATGTATCAAACGATAATCAAATTCATAGTAATGTCCAGGATTTAAGCCTGTTTTGAGATAGTGGGTTTTATCTATATAGCGATTACAAATATAGTACCTGATTTCTTTGTAAACGTCTAATGGAAAATTAATAGTATTTTGTAAACTGCGTAAAAATTTTTCTGTAAACCAATACCTAAATGGTTTTCTCTTTTTTAGATCATTATAATATTTATCCCATTCTCCCCATTCTAGAGCAAATGGTTTTTTTTCACCCCTAATCCAGTCAGCGAACTTACTAGATGACCAGTAATGAACTCTTGTTCTTAGCATAGAACTTACCCTTAGCGTATTTAAAAAAGTAATCACTATCTATAGTAATTTGAGTATCGTCACTGTCTTCAAAATGATTATCTCCAATACTCCAATAAACATCATTTAAACCAACAGCGCCCAATATCTTTGCACAATTCTCGCAAGGCTTACTTAATCTCATTCTTCCATCTCTGCCAATTCGCACAACAACAATTGACCAATTAGGATCAATGGAATTATACCTATCAAGTAATTGAGAAACAAGATGAGACTCAGCATGGCTATATGGGAACTCCTTGTATGTTTGAATATTAAACTTTTGTCCCATTCTAAAAGCCTTAGCATTAACCTTTATCGGGTTGTTTTGGCTGAGACAAAAGGGTTTATTTCCATCGAAAGCTATAGCAAAATGATATCGTCTTTGAAAGGTGTTAGGTATAAACCTCTCATAAGATAATTTAATTGCTGTTTTCAAAATCTTCATTTGCAGCGTTATCCAAAGTTTCGTTTATTTTTCTCAAGTCAATAGGAGTATAAATATCATCATTATCTTGACCAGAAGATGGCTCTAGTCTATATTTAGTTATTTCTTTGGATACTGGAGTTTCTGGATTAAGTTTAATTCTTTTGGGTTCTTTCATAAATATATCTTTATTTTGAAGCTAACATATATAATCCAACATTAGCTGCTGCATAACCAAGATAAGCTATAAACATACCATAGTTATTGTGTAGATAACCTTGTTCCACGGCTATATAAAGATAAATCAAGCCAGTGATAAGAATAAGGTTAGCTGACATTTTAATTTTTCTCTATTGGAATATATTTAGTACCATCAGCAGCAGTCTGTTCCTGACCAATAGTAATCTTCTTATCTTCTTTAAGCAAGCTGATCATTGCTTGAGTATTAACATTTGGACTAATAGAAATTGCACCGATTTGGGCCATCTTGTATCTCCTTATTTATAAAGTGTAGTTAAAGTTTCATTATATTCGGCAATAGCTAAATCTTTACCTTTGACCTCAAAATCAACGTCAAATTCTAGACCATAAGTATCAAAAGGCTGAGTAGGAACATCACAATGTGCTCGTGGATTATTACCTGGGCGACTCTCACTGTAATGAAATAGAGGAGTGGTTTGCCAAGTATCCCAGCACATATTAATAGCTTCACATTCTGTCAAATTATTAGAATGACATTTGTGATGAAGATAATCGAAGCAGATTGGGATTCTTGTAATTGGATGAAAAATATCTACCAATTCTTTAACGCTCCAGCAATTAAGTTTGTCGTCATTTTCGATTGTGATACGGGCTTGGCAGTTTTCGTCCAGTTTTTTAAAGTTTTCATAAAATCTGTGAGCAATTTCTTCTCTAGTTCCATTATTATTGTGAACATGAAAATTCATGGGCGATCTACGATCTGCCGGAAGTCCAATTCTGTCAAAGAAACTACTGTAGAAGTTGAGTTCCGTAATTGTTTTTTCGACAACTTGTGGATTGAGGCTTGATAAACTATTAAATTCACTAGGATGACAAGAAACACGAACATTAGTATTGGTAATAGTTTGTGCAATATTATCAAACTCGTCTTGAATAAGGTCGTGATTGGGTAAATCTTCAAGAGATACATTGGCTTCATCATAAGTAATTAGTGGAAAAATATCGCTACTAACACGATAAACATAATTATTTTCTGCACAAAACTGAATAGTCTTATCAGTAACCATCAAATTGTTTTGGATTCGTGATCCAAGAATTTCTAGTGCTTCTTCTCGCGGCAAAGAGTTAAAACGCTTGAATGTCATGGTCTGATGACCAAAACCTTGTTCTTTAAGTTTGAGAGAGATACAACAAAGGCCAATTTTACCCATTCACATAACTCCTTGTTTGATGCTCGTATTGTATCATCGACAAACCTGCGTGTCAATCTTTATTTTTTCTCTATCGTGGACGATTGGTGTAATAATGAGTATCGGACTGTGTTAGGAGAATAATATGACTAAAACACAAATATGTAGTAAATGCAATATAAGAAAACCAGTAAGTCAATATCATGCTGATCATAGACCAAACAGTAAAAAAGGGATTATAGCTAAATGCAAATCTTGCTGTAGAAAAATAAGTCAAGAATGGAGAGCGACTCATAAAGATACTAGAGATAGGACAGAATATAGAAAAACATATTATGAAAAAAATAAAGACAAGTTTCAACAATGGAATAAAGATTGGAGAAAAATTAATGATCGTTCTCAGTATCATAGAGAATATAGAGATAAAAACCCATCAGCAAGAATAGCCTGCTATTGTAGAAATAGAATTAGAAATGCAATTAAAAATGGATATAAGGCTAGTAGTTCTTTAAGTCTAACTGGATGCAATAACTGGAATGAATTAAAAATATATTTGGAATCTAAATTTACAGATGGAATGACATGGGAAAATATGGGACAATGGCATATTGATCATGTTAAACCTTGTTCTAGTTTTGATTTAACTGATTTAGAACGACAAAAAGAATGTTTTCATTATACAAATTTGCAACCTTTATGGGCTAAAGAGAATCTCTCTAAGAGTAATAAATACTAATTATTTTATTCGTATTCAGCCAGCAATGCTTGACGAATAGTATCTGTAAGATTATAACGATCTAGATAAAAAGATAGATCGGAATTAAAAGTATTCGGCATATGCTCCAGCACTCTTTCTGAATAAATAGGATTCTTAGGTCTCATTCTTAATTCTCTATTTAAATGATAAGACCACAAATAAGCATTGGCAGCACGAATATACTTATCAGTATCAAAATCCTCAATAGGACAATTCTTAACTAATTTCAGAACTCTTTTTTCACAATCATGTTCTATCTCTAGAATATCATGCAAACTTTGATCTAGTTCTTGTTGAGTAAACTTATTATCCTTAATAAAAGCATTATGAACCAGTGAGGGGAAACTAATCCAGTCAAAAAGAATATCATAAGTAGACATACTTTTATCCCATAATTTACGATCAGTTTTCCATTGTAAGAAATGACAATATTCATGAATCAGAATCTCAAAGCCCATGTGATGCTTCATAGCCACCACAAATTCTCTCTCATTTTCATCAATAGAACACCATCCACCACAAGCATCTGGTAGTTGTTCTACGTTATATAATAGTACAGAGAATCCATGATCAAGTAATTCTCTAACAATTTTAAGAGTTAAGTTAGGTTTGGTTTCCATATTCAAACTGTTCTACTGAATGGATTTTAACTACCTGAAATTTAATACGATATTGATTCTTAAATTGAAAAATAGCATCCTCTTCTGAATCAGCATCTATAACTTGATTAATTAAAAGATGTTGCTTAGAAGTGTCATGTAATTCATACACCTGTGCTGTGATATTATACATTTCCATTATTCCATCCTAGTGCTTCTGAAACTGTGGGGAATTGTTCTGAAAAAACTTTCTTGATTTCTTCTACAATAAGTCTATGTTCTTTTTGAGTTCCATTTGAGGATCGTAATTCAATATAGTGAATCCAACTACGAATAGAACCACTCATATAAAGTCTAGTGGGAGTTGCTAATGGCAAAACAAATCTAGCACATTCTTTAGCTATGCCGTCAGCTATCATACCATCATAGATAGACTTAGCTTTTGCAAAATGTTCACGAATTTTAGTATTCCATTTTACTTTAGTCTCATCAGATATATCATCAATACTATTCTGTCTATTTTTATTGTCTTGTCTTCGCAATTCAAAAGTTGGAATATCTTCAGCTAGTAATGTAGTATCAGCATATCTTTGACTAAATTCCTGAAAAGTAAAACTTCTATGTCTGAGAATTTGAGCAGCTAATCCTCTTGTGGTGTTGATTTCAACGGTCATAAAAGCTTGTTCAAAAATACTCCAGTGCTGATGCTTAATGCAATAAGCCAATAGCTTTGAATAATTGTCGTTGTCTTGATTACTTGGATTACTTACTCTGGCACAATATGCCATTAACTTTTCTGCGTCTGGAGTCACTGAAATTAGTTTTACACTCATACTTGATCCTCTGTATATGATATTTCAAACTCTTCTAATGGACAAAGTTCCTCATCCCAAAATCCATTCTTTAGTCCTCTACCAAGAATATGTCCAGCTTTTAGCCAAACGGCATAGTCATCAACAGCCATTCTCTTTAAAGTTCTTCCCCAATCGCATATTGTAGCATCAAAAACTTCTGTTCCAGTATCAAACCATTCGTCTGATTTAGACACAAATTTGACATACATTATTCTTTTGCCTCTTTAAATTCATAAAAGTATTCTTCTTCTTCTGATTTACTTACCCACCTACTACCAGTATGCTCACAACTAAATTCTTTACTAAAAACTTTCCAATCTGGTTTCTTGTCAAATGTTTTTGCTATCCAACTTCCGCCATCCATCCATAATACCCTATTATTTGGTTGAATAAAATATTGACCATTTCCTTCAAATACATGACCGCATTTATGACCAGCAGCCATTTCTCCATAACCCAATTCATACTGCGACCCTAAACACCAATCAATAGTAAAGAGATATTTTACTTTTTCAAAAGCCTGATCTTTTAACATAATTTTAGCAGCCCTGTTCTTCGTATAAGAATTTATACTCATAGAGCAATAGTAACTAATACTATCCCATAGTTGAATCCAGTCCAGAGGATAATCAGTTCCTCCAACATTTTTTGTTCTTAAATAATGAATAGGAACTCTGGCATGTTGACTGCCATATTCTGTCATTATAGAAAATAAACCACACCTTTGAGGAATACTTGTAAAAGAAAAAACCTCTACAGGAATTCTACTGGCATTGATATCTGGTAATTTATCATATAGAAATGAAGTATCTAGGTATGAGCAGAATGTTGGGATATCAATATTAAGATAATTGCTCATGAGTAATCCGATATTGTTATTTGTTTAGTTTCTTGTTTATTGTCTTGAAATTCTTTTTGATGATCTGTCCATTTATTATCCGTAATATGATTAAAGATGGCAGTAGCTACTTTACTAACGCTTTTAGCCACTCCACTAGCATCTGGCCCAGCATCTAACTTAGCCCAATAATAAAGACCATCTTCTTTGTCTTTAATTACTTCATAGCCTTTTGTTTTAGCCCACTTTTTAATTTCAGAGATCATCATGTTAGCAACTCATATTACCAGATTTGGGTGGTTTGTCAACAAACTTACGAATAGAAGAATCATAATTCTCAAAAGGTTTGTCGTAATGTTTCCAAGCTTCGCTATGTTTAATAGCAACCAGTTGTTTTTCTTGTTCTGACAATCTTTGTCTTTGATATTCGATAAGTTTATACAGCTCGATAATGTAGTCTAATACCGGCTGGCCTTTGTATTGAGTCAATATATTATTAACTTTAGAAATATCTACAGGATCATATTTGAAGGTTCCGTCCCAACTCATTTCTGCATCATCTCCTCATAGGTTATTTTGTTTTTGTGTTCAAACCCTTTGCAAAATGCCGTCTTGTAAATTTCTTTTACGGTTTCAATATGGTCAAAATCATATAAAAAATCTCTGTTGTTCTTAGCCCATTCTACCCAAGATTTTTCATCATCACTCTCTCCGTATAAATCTTCAAAATAAACATCAGTAGGATCGTAGCTGGCTTTATTCAGCCTAGTGTCTATAGTTCCAAAAACTATACGATTATTCTCAATATCTTTAAAAATTGATGAGACAACTAAGTTATCCAAAAAACAATTGTATATTGTATCTCCTACTTTAATACTTTCAACCAGATCTATTCTCATAATGATTTTCTCCGTACTGATGATAATGTTCTATTACGCTTAAGATTATATTAGAATTAGTAATTAAATTAGTAACATCTGTATCTTTATCCAGAATATACGCCTGAAGTTCGTCGTACAACATATAAGTATGATAGTCTTTATTGATTAGGTACTGCATAGCATACTTTATGTGTTCTAGTTGAGAGTCAAATAATTTAGTTATAGCAGTTTTGTAAGGTTTACTATAATCGAATAGAGCATGATTTAGTTCATGATGTAGAACGTCGTCACTATTTGCTCCTATAATATAGAAAGGATCAGTTTTAGGAGAATAACGAAAAAATTCTATTAATTCTTGCTCTAGTGTTGTAAGAGGATCAAACAGTCCATTTATAAATGGGGTTATGATCCTACTTGGTATATTAAATCCAGTCCAATCAGAATAGTATGTAAATGCTCCACGCCTTTGAGTGTACCATTGTTGATACTCTCCTCTTGTAAATGGTCTGCATCTAAAATCATTATTTGGACTTTCATAATGCTCTTGTAGTCTTAGAAAAGCAGATGCTAGTTCTACATTGGATACTGCTTGTATTCTAAAAGAATTATATGGTGCTGATTCGATAGTAAGCATTAAACTAAATACCAGTAAACAAGCAGATATACAATTAATACCATACAGATATCAATAATCCATGAAAAATCAAATGTTTGTTGAGACATACTACCGTAATCATACCATATCGACCATGCGTTGTCAACCTCTTTAACTAAAAGCGAGAGAAGGGACTTGAACCCTCAACATTTAGGTTGGAAACCTAACGCTCTGCCATTGAGCTACTCTCGCATTTTTCATTCATTATCTTCGCAACTCAATTTTCCTATTGGGTGATTTGGGTTAGCAAATAAAGATATTCTGCCATCATTATATTTGATTTTGTATAGATAGATTTTATCTATCGTAGGGTCTTGTTGCAATCTTTCTATTAATCTCTCTGCTTCATATTCGCTGAGTCTGGTTTTGTACTTAGGGATATATTCTTTTTGTTCTTTACCCATGCTTTTGTAGGTATAGTACATTCTGTCTTCGCAATCACTATCTATATTAGTGCGGATAATCATAACAACCTCATTGATAAGAGTCTATTATAATAATACCCCTTACGATTGGGTTTTGATCTTTTGAGTAAATAGTTTTTGTAGTTCTTTGAAACTCCACGGTTGCCCAAAGGGCTTGTTGTAGTTGACCGTATTATCTACTCCAACATCTAGTGTTAATCTTTCAGAAGTCTTATCTTCATTGTTTAAGCGAGAGTGTACATGACCGTAAAGCATCCAAGACCCCTTATGACTAGCGGGCCATGAACGATGAGGATAATGACTTAAATATATTCTTTGATTACAGTAAATTATTTCTTTAACATCATATGTTGAGGTAAAGCCGTTCATATCTTTGGTGATTTCGTCTAAATAATAGTCTGTGTTTTTATCATGATTACCAAAAATTAAATGAACATCCCTACAGTTTATACGCAATCTGTAGTCTATTGGTTTCTTTCCTTTAAAACAAAAATCTCCTAGTATATACAAAGTATCATCATGTCCAACAACTTCATTTATATTGTCGAAAATTATTTGATCCATTATATGGACATTATCAAATGGACGATCACAATGTTTGATTATGTTGGAATGCCCGAAATGAGTATCACTAGTAAAATAAATCATTGTAGTATCTCGTTCAATATGATATCCTGTTTATCTTTGTTTAAGTATAAAGCTTCAAACTCTGCATCAGAAATACCTTCCAATAAACTTTGCTTCACGCTATAATTCATATTAGACAGAGTGATGTGTTGCTTAATAAAGCTTATACCTTTATCTTTAGCGATTTTGCCAATAAAATTCCTACCCCATCCATTGGTTACATTACGAACGTCCTTGAAATCAATATCTACATTAAAGCCTAATTCAATTTCTTCAAGTACAGACTTACGCAATTCTGTAGCAAGTTTAGTGCTACTCAGGTCACTACCGTACATATCTTTAATTTCGTAATAAATCAATGGGCCTTTCATGGTTCCTCTTTGTCAAAGTCTAATAGGTTTGGATTAAGTAGATCAATCATATAGTCTTTTGTTATAGCAATCTTTAGTTCATCTCTCCATTTTTCGTTCTTTTCTTGTTTTGCTGTTATCCAAATATCTGTTATAATTTTGTCTACCAAATCACAAACCTTAATAAAATCACTTTTATCTAAATTTGCCAATTCTTTTTTAATGTCAATCATAACTTATTTTTCCAATCCTCTTGTAGTTTCTTTAGGGTTTTGGAAACATTATCTTCTATATAATATGGATCATGATCTGATTCTACAATCTCTCTATATTTTTCAGGATGGATTCCGTGAAGGACATTCATTAAAGCTTGACCATATCTCCAATTAAAGTTAGTGCTTGTACTATCAACTAACTTAATAAATTCTTCATAACTCATTTGTTATACTTTCATTTAGATTGTTTAATGCATCAATTATATCTAACAATAAGCTAGTATCAAATTCATGCTCAAATGGTAAAAATACCCAATTTTGGTTTTCTTTCATCAAGAAATATCCATATTGACACTTATAATGTATATCGCTCATCCATTCCAAATGAAGAGGGTCGAATTTTGACGAGGTAATAGAATTTGGATATGTCATTATTTCAAACTTTCTCTTATCGCAACCTTGGCATCATCCCAGCCTTGATGGTATGCTGCCTCAAGCCATGTTTTAATTTCTTGCCAGTTGTCTACAGGGTCTTTTGGGTTTTTAACTAGGTCATCGTATGCTCTTTCAGAGCGTAACGAGAATCCTTCTATTGTATTTAGCCAATCTTCAAAAGTTGTCATTATCATTCTCGTTTAATAATAGAGCGGTATTTCTCAGTATTACACAGAATCCCGCTAAGAGTCTACGGAAGTTGATTGTGGGGATACCCGCGACCCCTACCTTTCGGCATCAACATTTTAATTATACTACCCGATACTAGACTGTCAATAGTTCCGTTTCCAATTCATTTAAACATCTAAAGTCAGTGCCACTTATATTCATATTCCAACTCTTATGATAATGACCGAATCGCCACTTCTTAGGTTGATGAATATTAAATAGCTCTTGCAAAGCCCACCCTGTTAGGTTCTCATATTTTCTTTGGTTAGCATCTAATATCTTTAAACTAACCTCGTCTGGACAATCATGAGTTAAAACAATATCAGGCTTGATCTGTCTATAAAGCTCTCTGGCCTTCATGAATTGATCAATAGTAACCTGTTCTTGCTCCCACCAATCTATCCCAACTGTTCTATACTGACGATCAATACTATAAGCACCACGATAAAAAAAGAATGATATTCCATTCAATGTGGTGAAACCATAATCTCCCAAGTAATGAGGAATATGAATAATCCTATCATAATGGTCATGATTACCCCCTATGATCTTGTGTTTCTGATCGTCCACATTAAATACTGTACCATAGTCGAACCCGAAATCTCCTAATTGGATAGTATATGGATGACGATCTTTTTCTCTGATAATTTCATGGTATCTTTTGTATTTACCGTGGACATCACCAATTAGAGTTATTGAATTATTCATATCCATTTAAAGGATCGTTTTCATAAGGATAACTAAACGGCCCCAAGATTCTCTTTCTTGTTTCTTTCAGTAAATCAATTACATCATTAAAACAAGACTCGCACAGATCAACCTCAAATCTTGATCCATCATTTTTTGAGCCATATCCCCAACAAGATTCAAGAGTGGCATAATCTGGCCCGACATCTGGATAGTTAGTGGTACTTTTTCCACAAATATCACAGTTTACATCATCAAGGACTTTTCTTATTTCTTCTTTATATGTTCTCATCACCATCTTCGTGACGGGTCACGCCTCTTGAATTGTTTCCCTTTAATTCTAAGCGTTGAAAAATCATCTGGCAATACATTGGCTTGTTTGGGGGACATCCCAATATATTCTGCAAAATAATTCATCGTTTTCTTATATCCATCAATAATAACATCTTTGGAACAAGTTTTCTTCAACAAATCTTCAAAACTCTTAGCCATTATTGATAATCTCCAGAATAGTTTCTGCTAGTGTTGAATGTCCAACTTTATATAGTTTTTCTTTGTGTGTTTTCATATTTGTTTAAAAATCTCATATTCTGGGTATGGTTTAATAATCCATCCTAAATTTAGAAGATCGTTTTCTATTTCCGAAGTAACACAGCTTTCTGCTACATATCCTTTGCAGTTATCTGCACCAATACCAGAACAATACCAATCCATGTAATCCATAGAATCTCTGACGGTATTGATATTATCATTATTACGAATAAGTTCAGCAACTAATCCTCCTGCGTATCTCCATGAGCAAGTCCATTCTTCGTCGTATTTAAAAAAACGATTATTACATAGGGCTGCATATAAGTTTTGAGCATAGGCATCTCTTTCCCTACATTTTGTACGAATATATTCTGTCTTTAATAGATCGTGTTCTAGTGAAATTTTCATTTTCCATATTTACTTTTCAGTAAATCTACGATTTGTCCAGCGGTAAAAGGTACGCTATTGCCACCAAAATAATATTGTCCTGTTAGGTAGATCATATCATTTAATATCTGATCACTATTATAGATTTTAGGCCACTTGGGATTATATTCCTGTTTCATGTACTCCCAAACGCTATTATAGAAATCACATACCAGTTCATTGGCTTTTTCGTTCATGTGTAACCTCTTTCGCATTTAATTATAGATAAATCTTTAAGATGATTAGTGTTACTTAGACTTTTTTGCCAAAGTTTTCAGAATAGACAAATACTTCTCAGCATCTTCTTTGGAATCAAATTCTGTGACAATTCCTTGATTACTATTAGAAGATAGTGTAATAGGCTCGTTGTTTTTGGTCACAACAAACTTATTATTTAATTGCTTAACGTGATATTCAATTTGAGTATTCATTTTTCTTTCTTAAAAAATAGAGAGTAAATATAAGATGCTAAACCCTAACGACACTCAGTATATCATGTCTGTATCGTCTTGTCAAACACGAAAACTTGAATTTATTCCAAATCAGACTGTTTATTGGCTACTAATTTCTACAAAATTATCAGATAATTCAAATCTGACAATTTCAGACAAGGATTCTTGAAATCTAAATTTATAAAGAAAATATTTTTGAATTTTAGTCAATATAATTGAAATAAAATTTTTGGTTAAATTATCACCTTCTATGGTAATAGTAGCCATAACTATAATTTTCTTTTTCATATTTTATTCCCATGGAAAATGAATCCATTCTGTATTAACAGATCTCTTCAATTTTCTAGTAAAATAATCAACAGTAAAATTCTGTTCGCTATTATAGAATATAGCACAAGTTTTTAAACTATTTATATCAAATCCATTGGCTATAAATTTAAGTATAATCTGTGATAAAGTGATCCCACTGTCGCATATATCATCTACAATGAGAATATTTTTGTCTTTGGATATTTCTTCCACTTCATAGAGTCTAACTTCATTATCTTGACTGTCTCTTAGTTGACAGCTCATCATAATCATGGGCTTATTAAGAGAATGACTTAATTTTATTGCTGGAATTAAACCTCCTCGTTTAACTCCAACTATATAATCGGGAATCCATTCACTGAAATGGATTTGGTCAATAATACTTTTAATATCTTGATCAAATAGATCCCATGTGTATTTTATATTTGAATTCATCTATAAATAGTATATGGTTGATATAGCCATTGTACCACTGGTTCAGAAACAATCCTTTGTGTTTTATGAAATAAGCATCTTTGCTCTACTACATAGTTATTGTACCAGACATAAGGAACAGCACGATATACGATTATTGGTTGCTGTAAAACAACATACGTTGGAGTAACTGGTTGAGATATAGTAGTTGTTTGTGTTTGGATAATAGTATTATTCTGTCCTTGATATGGTATCCAGTTATCTGCAAATGCTAGATTATTAACAAAGAAAATACAAAATAGTAAGATATATTTATACATAATTACATCCCTGTGGGGTAAGTTTGTCGATCTTTTATAATTATAAGGATTTCATTGTGTTTGTCACAACATTCTATTCTATCAGATAAAACATAAACTAACCTAGTTAGTAATTTCTAGAATAGTTTCTGCTAATACTGATCTTCCTACTATCTTGCCTCCTTCATAGGGATCGTTTTCAATAATTCCTGTTGTCCATTGAAATATAATAGAGTTGCAAAGTTTTTTTATTTGTTCTAGTTTTTCTTCATCAGTCATTTTCTACCTCTACTGGAATATATGCTGGTTGTTTAATATTGCAACGTCCAAGAGCAATTCTAACGCCCAGCTTTTTATTATAGTTCTCTTTTTTACTGCAAATAGCGAGTCCCTCGTAATGATCACCAGATGGACTATCAATTACAATTTGAGTTGATCCACCTTTAGTATCTGGATCAATAGGCCCATAACCACGATCACCACTGGGCTTGCTGCCTACTTGCCATTTATAGTAGCCGTTGTAAAGTCGATTATGAAGAACCCTGACCTTATATCCATCATTACGAAGCTGTTGAACTGTCATATTTTCTCCAATATTAGTGTAAACCACAAACTTCCACTGTACGACTGATAATAATAGTATTGTATTCTGACAAAAAACTATTCAGATGATCTTGCTTAATTACCAACTCACCATTACTCTGACCAATAAAATACTTGTCAAGTAAATCTTGAACTTTTTGTTGAACTGTTGGACTCATAAACTTTCTCCAAAGGATACCCAAGTATACTACAGTATCGGCATTTGTCAATAGTAGCCTTGAGAAAAAAGACACGGGGGCAGTTACGCCCCCGCTCTCGTTTAGATACAAAAAAGATCAACCTTCTGTAATTTTCAACTTTTTAGTTTTAGTATTAGTTTCTGAAGTAGATTTAATCAAATCAAAACTTAGTGTCAAAATACCATCTTTCAAGTTCGCTAATGGTTCTTTTTCACTCAAGTCTGAAGGTAATCGTATAACTCTCCTAAATTCTTGACTGCTCAATTCTTTAATCTGATATTGTTCGTTTTTTGCCAAATAATCCTCATGCAAAAATCCACCAACAGTCAACAATCTTCCTTCACCATCCTCAGACAATTCTACTATTAGATCATCCAACTTAACTCCTGGCACAGTATATTGCAAGATTAATTTATTTTCTGTGCGTATAGCGTCCATCAACGGATAACCTCTCCCCTTTTTACTCAATCCAGTAAAAAAGTCATGACCAAAAATATTATTCATAGCTTGGTCTAACTCTTTACTAACCTCAGAAAATAGATCAACTCTGCGAGGGGCTAAATAGCCGTTTCTAGAAATAGAAAGATTCATAATAAACCTCCATTACAAACTATAGTCATAGTTTAATAGTAAAAATTAGTCCATAAATGGCACTAATCGTTAATCAACACGATTAACACCATAATAATATTATGTCTGCTATATTATGTCAAGCTGGAGGATTGAGTTTTAAGTATTGTCCTTATAAAGACCAATACTCACTCCAGAATCAGCACTTTGATAATACTCTCCCTTACGATATTCTGGGAAATCAACTTCATTAACCCCGAATTCTATTCTAAGATATTCATTAGCATAAACCTCTCCAACAAAATAGTCATCAAAGACTTTAACTTTCTCTATGGTGCTGTTTCTTGCTATAATAAAAACCCATCTCATTTTTTTCTCCAAAAGACAGTTCTTTGTGTAAATTATACCACGTTTAGCTGAAAGGCCAACACGATTTTCGTGAGAGATATTAGAAATTAAAACACTGGATTAATAATTCCATAACCCTGATATTTTCTTATTCCTTTATACTTAGGATTGTTTAAAGATATAGCGTGTAGTTTGAACACTTCTATATAATCTTCAAATGTTTTTAGTCTATATTTTTTATTTTTATTATTATAGCTTAATAGCAACGAAGCACAACCAACAACAAAAGGATTACTCATGCTCGTTCCACTCATACTAGCGTATTTATTTCCTGGAACACATCCAATAATATTATGTCCAGGAGCTAAAAAGTCTAAATCGTCTCCACTACAAGTAAATGAGGTTCTATTCATGTTTTCGTCTATTGCTCCTATAGATATGGTATTTTTATACCTAGCAGGATACATTATTTCAGAATCTTCACCACTATTACCGGCCGCACAAAAAACGATACATCCTTTACTATTAGCATAAGTTATGGCCTCTTCTATAAGCTTTGAGGGGGCTGGCGAACCAAGACTCATGGTAATAAAATCCACAGATTGATTTGCGGCCCAGTGTATTCCGTCTGCTACAGCAGTCATTGATCCTGTTCCATTGTCTCCGAGAGATTTAACCGGAACAATCTTAGTCATAGGAGCTACTCCAACCATTCCAAATCCATTGTCTGACGCTGCTATTGTTGATGATACATGCGTTCCATGACCAGCACCATCTACAGGGTCTTTATTTTGATCAATAAAATTTTTACCGGGTAATAGATTATCTACTAGGTCTTTGTGGTTCAGGTCACAGCCCGTATCTATTACAGCAACTACTACTCCTTCTCCTTTAGATTCCTTCCATAAATTGGGAATATTAAATTTTCTAAGTTCCCATCCTTGAGATTGTGGATCATCTACAGATAATCCGTATACATCCTCTCTTACATATGGTAATAGTGATATATTATTTTTCTTTTTAAAAAAACCTTTAGCCATCATGACTACTCCTTAAAAATCTCAAAATTTACAGTAAACAGCTTACCATCTGTATTTCGATAAAATAATTCTGGCCCATCTTTCTTTGCCCACCAAATAAATGTATTCTTAATTTTGTTATTTATGTTCGGATTCCAACTAGCTGACCAAACATCTGGCCCCATATCATCATGTGTTGATCGTGCAAATATGATCTTATATGGACTGCTAGTTCCATTATAAATCTGTATAGTTCCATCAAATCCAACTTCAATGGGTTTCATTATATTCTTCCTGAGTCATATAAGACCCATCTTTTTTTCTGGAAGTAAATTGGCCCATTCCCATACATTTTTCACAAGCTGCCATATCTATTTTCGGCCCAGCAGCACCATATTCTTGAAGCAAAATCTTGTATTTGTTCTGAACAATGTCGCAATAATCGTAACCATCACCATAGGGTAGTCTAACACACTTTTCACACTTGTCAACCATAAGATGATGATTTATGAATAATGCCAAACTAGCATCCATCATAAGCTTATTAACATCTGTTGGATATTCTCCAGAGCCTTTACATTGATTACAAGTTATCAGCGGTGGCTCTGATAGTTTTTGTACTTTCTTTTTATGGATAGGATTAAGAACAAAAATAGAGAATAATAGCCCTATAACTGTTCCTAATACTATTATTGTTGGTTTAATATCAAAATTAGTTTCGTTCATAAAGAATCCTTAATATTTTACTTGCCATATGAGATATTCCCGCCTCTAATCCTTCTGAATATGTTAATTTTTTACTACCTTCAAGCACCTTCATAAAGTCTATAGTATCAACATAAGGCCCGAATGGTTCAGCAGCCTCTTCTTTGCATAAATCTTCTATCTTTTCTATTTTAGTGATAAGATATAGTAATTGTTTTTGAAAATCTTTAGTCGTTGTCATTTTCCTTGTAGTAAATTACTACTTTGGTTCCATAATCACTAGTTATTCTAATCTTGTAAGGATCATAAGAAACTTTTAAGTGATGACACAAATCCTCACCAGCTCTTAATACTTCTTTTAGAGTTGGGGATTGTAGATAAATATCATTATCTTTCGATATATTAAATTGATTTGTCATTCAAACTCCTTAAATAGCCATCGTTTAACTTCGTCTGGATGCTTATCTCTCATATATGGAGTAGCACTAATGTAACCAATAGCATAATCTATTTTACTTTTAAGGGCAGTAATAGACATTTCTAATGCTTTAATTCTATCTTTTTGAGATTCACTAGATTTGTATGCTGATTCTAGTTGTATCTTTTTATCTTTAACTTCATTTTGTAATGGAGTAATTCGTGTTTCCCATAATTCGTCAATATCTTTTTGTCTTTTTTCTTCTGTCTCTGCAAGTTTTTGTTCTAGTTCTTTATAGCTTTTGTTGGGAGAATAAACTCTTGCTGTACATTTTTCATATTCTTCTTTTTCTTTTTTAAGATTAGCTATTATATATCTTAGCTCATCATTTATTTGAAATAATTCATCATAACTTAACTTATTATAGTCGTTCATTTAACATCCTTTTCAATTTCTTAACAGCCATAGTTCTACTATTTTTCATAAGCTCATCAATAAGATCATCTAGCTTCTCATCAAGCGTCAAATCCGCTGGTTTAGGTTGGACGGGCGGGTTTATCAAGTCTTTAAATAAATCTTGCAAATTAGTTGCTATGCCTCCTAACGAGTCATTAGCAAACAAACCTATTGTATAGTGATGAGCATTACATTCATGCCCATTTGCCACAAAATAATTCATTCTTTCAAAAATATTATTCTCGTCGTTATTTGTGGTATGGTCTGTTTTATGAACCATGATAAAGTTCTTAAAAATAGTAATCTCATGATTAAGATTTAATGATAGATAATTGGGATACTTATCTTTTTTATCATTAGATAAATTGTATCTATTTAACTTGATATAGTCGCATAGTTGATTGTCATGATGAAAAAAACTAAAATATGGATCATCATAATGATTACACAGAGATTGTGTTGGGCTATATCTCTCTAGGGAATCAATGCTATACATTAGACCGCTTATAAGCCAATAGTATTTACTTGTATAGCTGGAAGAATCTAAACAATATGGTACTATGTCTTTAAGTTTCATGTGGGTTCTCCGCTTCCTAATCTATATAGCATCATTTTAATTTGATCAGTATTTTGTTCTATAATCATTTGTCGTGGGGTTTTATTATTAAATGCCGGATTAGGAGCATCTAACCAAGAGTTAATAAATTCTTCTTGTATTATTGTTTTTAATCTTTCTTTAAGTTCATCCGATGTTTTCATTTGTGTATACTTTCATTATCGACAAAAATTGTTCTATACTTTTTTGTGTAGTTTCTTTTGTGTCTCCATAATCTATAAATAGCCATCCATTCAATTCTGACCATATAAATAATTTAGTTGGACAATCAGAAATCTTAAACAATTTACCATTATATTCTAATATACAAGATATTAGGGTATTGCCATCTATTTGAGATCGTCTTTCGTTAATGATTCTCATACTACTTGTAATATTCCTATAGTTAACCCCGCCCCGCCTACTCTGTCGGCAATTAGCCTAGTTGATCTACGCACTAAGCGTAAACATTCGACGGGAACAGGGTTAACATTTTTATGTTAATCTAGTCCTAGTTCTTGATCAAGTTGGCTCAATTTATTTAGTGCTTGTAGTCGCTGATAGTTCAAACCCGCCGCAAATCCACATTGGAAATAATAAAAATCATTAGTATTTCCCTCATGATCTCCATCATCCCAAACTTCTTTAGCTAGAGCTTTAGCTTTTTCATATTGTTCTTTAATTTTGTTTAAAACTTCTTGATCAATCATGAGTCACCACAATCTTTACCCCATCAAATTCATGACGATCACAAGAATCATGAATACCACTACGAAATGGTTTATTGACAACAACAAAATCAAAATTAAAGTCCCCGTTCAAACTATGCTCTTTGGTCAAATGGTCAAAAAGAATATCTTGAACATCTTGGACGCTGAGTACGATTTCTTTCTTATTTTGAATTTTCATAATAGGTAGTATTCTTTAAGAGTTTGATACAAATTATTCACCTGTTCCTCATCCAATCTTAGTTCAGTAGGATCACTATTATTATAACTAAAAACCCTGATCAAGTAAGGTTTGTTCTTTAAAAGTTTATTGTAATGAATCTCAACAATATCATATTCAAGATTCAGAGTTCTTAGTAAGGTCATCATTATTTTTACTTAAATTCCTAAGACACTCAATATCTTGTTTCATAACCTCTCTAGCAATTTCCATTTGCTCTGATTGTTCATTATCAAAATCCAATAGGGCAGGATTAATAAGATCAATCATATAGTCTTTTGCAGCGGCCAACATAATTTCATCACCCACATCAATAAGAAGATCGCTAAGATCATATACTATCTTATCAACCAGATCAACAACTGCCATAAAATCATTACGATCAAGTTTAGATAGTTCTTGTTTGATATTAACTTCCATTAAAATAACTCTCCATATCCATTCCACCAATCATAAATTCGTACACAAGCCATATATCCTAGTATACCAAATAATACAAGTCCAGCCATTAGTTATTCTCCACAAATTCATTAATAAAATCAGCCATGTCTTTTAGTTCATCTTTACTAAGATTAGGCCAAACATATTGACTACTCAATACTATTTGATAAGGATGATCTGGGTGTGTTGATCTTCCTTTACAAATATGCAAGATAAAGTCTTTACCCTTGAGAGATTCAGTTTTCATTATTTGTTCTCCTTATCTCTCCACAAAGGATAATCATTTTCATTTTTAGCCAATTTGTTCGCTAAATTCACTATCTCTCTTTCGCTCCAACCACTAAAATACCCCCTCATATGTATTTGGGTCAATTCATTACTACGAGTATTCTCATAATACTTCTGAACTGCTTCTATCCAATTTTTAGTTGCTAGTTGTAGCGGATTTTCGGTCATCAGTTATGCTCTCCAAAAATGTCTTAGGTTTGAATCCATACTCATCTGCAACACTCTCTCTCAATAATGTAATTGTCATATCCATAATTTTACAATAATCCCACAGAGAGAATTCATATCCGTCAGGAGTATTATTATCCCAATTTTTTAAAAACTTGATTATGTTTTTCTTAAGTTTCTTGGTCATTATTGATTATCCAAAACTTCCCTTAAAAGATTAACGGCAGTCTCAAGCCACAAATCATAATCGGTTATATTAAAATCATTCTCAGTATTATCATAATCCACAATAAAGTTCTTGATATTACTTTGTAGTTTATCGCTCATGGGTTATCCTCCACAAATTGGTTAAGAAAATTGGCTAATCCCCGAATTTCATCCCTAGTTAACTTCATCTTAGTCCATTCCCAACTGATCACATTATTAATAGTCAGATTATATAGTTCAGCTCATTTAGTACAAGGCCCGTCCTTAACTGTTCCATCTTCATTAAACAGTATCTCATTAGGAATTTCTTGTTTCCAACATTCCATATCGAAATTGAAAACATCAGCCTTATAACTATCTTTGATTACAACGCTACTCATTATTTATCTCCAATGTTTTGTTGCTTATAAAATTCTATTCCTGCCTCAAATCCAGAAGAGAAATAGTTAAAAGAATTAGGAGTACCCTTGTACCATCCTTCACCAATCCATACTGGCTGAATATTCTTTTGAGCTTTCTCATATTCACTAACAATAGCCGCTAGTCTGGTCTTATCATCCATTAATTATTCTCCATAAAGCTATTGATTAGATTAGCCAGTTTCCCCAAATCTTCTTTATTCACCATCATTGTATATCGTTCATTAGCATAATTAGTTAATCTCACCATATAACACTTATTCTTCAAATGAGGATTGTGAAGAATCTCAACAAAATCATCATGCAAATTGGCAAAATCTGATTTCATTTGATTTCTTTTTCATTTATGGGTTCATTTCCCACTGATTACTATTTGATTAGACCCTTTGCGGGACTTTATCCCACAGATATGACGAAGCAGAATGTGGGAGTTATTGATTTCAAAGCCCGGTTTATCCTTCTTTTGGTCAATATAATACTGGATCATAGAGGCTAAAAGTTCTAGTTCCTTATCAGTCAATTGAATCGTCTTATACATCCTAAAACCTCAAATTTCCCCTGTATTATTACTTTTACTACCAGTATCCATCATAGCAGTATACAACAAAGAATCGTTCTCGTCAAGTATCGACAAAGGGGTATTGACAACTTTAATCAGAAGTGCTACAATTAGCCTGTTATCCCATCAATTCCATCACGGGCTAAGATAATAAGTGAATTAATATACAATTAGCCAGTAAATAGAGCGTATTAGCTAAACAAAGTCCTATTTGGACTCATACTGGGATTCTTGAGAGGTATAAGTGGGGGTTTTTGATATGGGTGATAATGGTTTTTTAAGATAATAATGTACAGAAACCATAGATGCTACCGTTACTACAGCAACAAATAGTAAGCTTTTGATAAAAGGAACGTGAAATTCTTTAAATTTTGATTTACTCATCATAATTATCATCCTCATATAAGTATTCTTCTAAATATGCTACTAAAGCCCCGTGTGCGATGATGCAGAAGAAAATAATAAGGTGTCCATATTTGATCAAGGGGTCATTATGTGTCATTAAAATATCTCAAGATTTTGGCCGTTATGGCTAACAGGAGTAATAGTCCTATGAGGAGGATGAATATTCTTGTGGGATCATCATGTATAAAGGTTGGACAAATTGGTTTACTAACTGTGGAAATTATTTGAACTATCATTGTCGTCTTTCCTAGAAAGATAAGAGACAAAATATAAACCTCCAACATATACTACTGATTCTACTAGAATCAATCCCAACATGAAGAATCCTAAGTTACTAAATATTTCATTCATAACCAAAAACTTTTTTAATCAAGCCCAGAAAATATCCTGATTTGGTTACAATTTTTGGTTCAACCTGCTCAACTTTGTCACAACTTTCAGTAACACAATTCTTCTTACAAACTTTCTTGGAACAAGTTTTCTTTTTGGGAGTAGCTTTCTTTTTTGACATTGTTTTTATCCTTATGATCGGCTGACTGTTACCATAAAAACCAAATCCAGATGATTAGGTGAGACTATTAGTTATAGTAAAATTTTTTATAGATATGTCAATATCATTTTTTAAATTCTAATTTTGGTAATAAACATTCTATAGAATCATTGATAGGAACTACTTCTATTCGTAACAAAGTATCATGAGATTGGGGATTTTGTTTGGAATAACTATTAATGAGATTTTGAATTTTCCCACACAAATCATTACAATCCAAATTCTTATTCAAAGAAATGGATACCATATTCCGACTGACTATAGCCATAAAAACCAACCCTATATATTTAGGTGAGACAGACCCACCAATTTAAATAAAAATAGGAGACCAATCATTCCTGACTGATCCCCTATTTATAGTATACCTGGGGCTTTGATCCTCAAGTAGAACTTATTATTTAATCGCTGGAGGAGAACAATGACATGAGTAATAATATAACGATACTAATGCTAACAATGTCACGATTGTTCCAACACTCCAATAAACTAATGTATAATTCATAAAGCACCTCATTGGTTAATTGTAAAAGTTTCTGTATCTGCCTTATCGGTTTTACTAATCTTATTCTTTCGAATAACTTTAGTAATACGTCCACGACGATCATCATGAGAAGATTCTAAGAAGCATTTGTCTTCATGGTTATCATGAAAACCCTTAAAATGCCAGTCATAACTTTTTAGAATATCTTCTGGAGTAGTAGAATGATCATAAATTTCACCCTCTACTTCAAAAGAAATTATTCTGTGAAATTTCTTAGGCATGATGATGCTCCTCTTCTGTGAGAGTAGCAGGACCATTAAAATCTTCCCAATTTTCTACCAAAACATCTGGTGCTTCTTTCCGTATCTCAGCTTCTAAGGCATAATTAGATTCTTTATCTTTTTCATGCTCAAGGTAGTCTCTTAGTCTATCCTTAATCTGCATGAAATCTAATTCTCCTAATATCTGATCAATATACTTTCTCTGAATTTCCTTACGATTAATCTGACTAACATATCTAGCACGCATAATACACCTCATGGTTAAAAGTTAAAAAACAACTCTTTGCCCATGATTCCATCAGTCCCGCATTTGTCTCACCAAGTGCTTGACCATTGGCTCCGTTGACTCTGGTTATTATACCGAAAGCGGCCTAATAGCACAAAGAGATTTTATTAATCTTTTTTTATCTGGAATCTCTTAACTTCAGCGTTCGCTGATTCGTCTTGAGATACTAATGGTATATTGTAAGATTAATTTATCCTTGGGCCTCGCAGAATCAATTAAAGGATGGTGTTGCTCTCGTTTCACATGCTATTAAAAAATGACGGCCACAAGACCTCCCTGATGGTTCTATCGACTTCTTTGGCCGACTTCCAGAACAGATCAACCCTGTGCGTAACCAACATTAATGGTTATAGCAGAAGATGCTTTAAGCTATAGATAAACTCCTTGCGATTGGTGATAAAAAATTTTTTAGCTTGACAGTACCATAAGGTTTTTTTATGTATTATACAGCTGGGTAAGAAAGAATAAGTTTGAAGTACAAAACAGTGTTTAATCAATCTTCTTCTGTATCATTACTCTTCTAAGAATTCAGCCTATAAGGGTTAAGGAATGGTGTGTCAGACCTTGCTTTTTCAGGCTTTGACCTATATAATGTTTGTATGACTCACTTGGTAAAAAACAGGATGAAGACTAGCAGCAGAATGGCCAATATAGATTCCTTTATAAAATTAGGAAGAGATAATAAGAACAAGCAAACAACTATCAAGCTACGATATCGTATCCGTTAGCTCCATTGTACCATATCGTCACTTTTGACGCAAATCCTTAAGAGCAAACAACTTACAATACTAACCGGTCTCTCACCACCAGTTACTATTCTTTGACAACCTCCTTTAGTTTTTTAGTAATATTGTCGAACGTTTTATGAACAGGACCGGTAACAGTATAATCTTTCATGTAGGCACTAATAGCATCCATTAGTTTCCATGCTTCTTGTTTACTAATATCTATCTGCATAAAATTTAATAGCTCCATCAATAACAACGTATAAAATCACCAGAATTGCAAGAATAGGCATTAGTTCTCCAGAATATCAGGGTAATAGTCAATAATTTGATTGGTCAACATTTCATTAGTCAATCCTTCCTTGTTATCTTTCAACATATCATAAGCAAAACTATAGAGGGTATCAAAGTCCATATCATCCAAAAGTCTGTGGCAATAAATACTAGTAATATCCTGTCGATTTTCATCGGTCACAATAATTCTTTCCTTCTGCATCACAAGGGCTCCCGGTTTTTTCCTGACTATGAGATTAGACAACAATATCTAACCATCTTTATCTATTGAGAATAAGTCTCAACTATTGATCAGTTTGTTACTATCGTTGTTACTCTTTTCATTATACCACACTCTAAGACTTGTCGCAAGTGGTTGAAACATAAGAACTTAGAATAAGAGCAGCTTGTTACTACTACGATATTCCGGCTGACTATCAGCAACGTCAGCGAATCCGTTGGATTAGGCGAGACAAATAAAGGTTGGAAAAATATCCAATAGCTTATTACAATTCTATTACTATTTTAACCTAACCCTTTGCCAGATAACACCTTACATCACTATACAGTATATCGACATCGTAACCCATTGCCAATAGGGAACTTGTGAGATTCTTTGACAAACTTTTCGTAAGTCCTTGCCAGTATTGAACTTAGGACTAAATTCGCGGGCCGCTTTCGACGTAAGTCTTTTACTGGTAAGGGTTTACGTCAAGCAGAACATCTACAAAAAAGAACCGCCACCCATTGCTGAGTGGCGGCTCCCGTGCAACCCCCATGGCGAAGGAGATTAGAGTGCTTGGGCGAAGTCCATAGCCTTTTCCAAAGCCTTGGTATTGTCGTTCGCGTTGAGTCCAAACCACAGGCTGTCGAGCCGATTATCTTCGGTGCGACCCTTGTTGTAATTCAGATACTCGTTGTAGCCGTTGTACGCGGCCCACCACGTTCCACGAACCCCCGTTGCACTCTGCTTCGGGCCTTCGACCAGAGCCAGAATCTCGTCCATGATATTTCTGGTACGAGTCTTGATCTGATCGTCCGGCGTACCGTCGATGTCGAGCATCACCTTGACATACCGGCGAACGTCGGCCTGATTGAAGTTCTTCGATGCGAGGAACTTGAACTGCTCCGCAGTCGCTTCAAACTCCATGTTAATGTTATCCATAATATCTCGCACGTTTTCCAGATTGGTCTTGCTGGAACGTGTGTGACGAATACGAATCAACTTGGAGCCACTGCTCTTGCTATGGGCCATCGCCATAGTGTTTGCACACACAACGCGGATCGGCGTATAGCCAACCCGGATAGCGGTCGTGCCATCGTGCGAATTGCTGAGAAGAATAAACTTCCCAACCTCGTCGCCCTTCACGATCTCGCTATTGTCGCGGTTCAGTTGGGCCAGAACCCAAACTTTCTGACCACTATGGAGAGAACCGGCAGTATGCAATGCACACTCGCCAGCGTCCAGAAATGGCTGGAACCAATCGAACGCTTCGCTATTTTGCAGCGGAGTGTATCGCGGGCCGACAACGCCCAGAATACTATCGTCGGTCTTGCGATAGGTAGCACGGGCCGGAACGGGTTGACCGTCCACCGTGACTAAATCCTTCAGACCAACTTCCCAATCCAAACCGGCGGCAGTCATCGCCTCCGAAACTGTGGGAGCTTCGTCAAGCTGGTTACCAAGACCATGCCACGGGGTCGCACCAACAAACATCATCTGTTCAACTGCATGAGCCATAATCATCCCTTTCGTGTTGTGTTCAATCGTTCTACTTCACTCATTCTACAGTATGTTATCGTCACTGTCAAGCAAAAACTTTGGAAAAAATTTCGTGTCGTAAGTCGTTGCTGCGTAAGCACTTACGGAGGCCGGGGCGGGCCAGCTTTGTTCTAAGTCTTTGGCTGGTAAGGGTTTAGGATGATCGTTCCAAACTGCTTCTCAAAAAGTTTAGAATTGGAAGCATTATAGGCGCACTCTTCTCCCATATAAAAATATGCACCAATACATTTTGCTCGTGGAACATCATCATGAATATTGTTCATAATGCGTTTAACTGTGCTTCCCGAACAAATCAAATCATCCACAATAACATAATTAGATGGAGCAACGCCTTCGATAAAGAATTCACTATACCGTCGCTCACCCTTACGAATAACAATAATATTCTTATTAAGAATCTCTGCAATCTGTGGTACCACCATCAAGCCACTTACTCCACAGCAAGCAATACTATCAAAATTATTCTCAATCTTACGCAGAGAACAGATAGCCTTGATAATCACACTATTTCGATATTTGTGATTCAATACTCTGCTGGTATGGGCAGCGCCTTGGATAATCTTTCCGTCAGGGGTACGACGAAAATCATCAAGTTCTTGCTGGAAAGTGTTCATAAAAAAGAGTGGATGGTACGATTCGAACGTACTTTATCAAGAAAAGAAAGAAATAATAGAAAAGATTCTAGTCCCACCTAGAAGCATCCACAATATTAATCGTCATCTTCTTCTGAAATGTTTGGATAATAATTTTTTCCATAAGATGGAACCTGATCATCATCCTCCTCAATGTCTTGCATCCAAGGTTCTTCTTCTAGACCAAGATCCTCAGTATTTTCTAGAAGATCATCATAGTCATAATTGTAGCCGTCGTAGTGATCTTCATATCTCATAATTTACTCCCTTTCTTACCTGTATTCTACACCAACAATTGTCTCTGTCAAGTGGGCCCTCGGGGACTCGAACCCCGAACCTAAGAGTTAAAAGCTCCTTGCTCTGCCAATTGAGCTAAAGGCCCATCAAACTATTCGGGATTTACTGTAGTCTCCTCGTAAGAATAGCTTTCTACATTCTCACTGGTCATATCATACAGCTTATCAAATACATCGACCCAATCAAAATCCTCTTGCACGGACAATTGAATGTCGGCCAGGGTCTTACCGTCCTCAGTCACAATATCATAGATACGAAGATTCTTCATCTCAGGTTTCCTTTCTTGTTCCAATAGTCTACCATATCAATATCGACTTGTCAAGTGGTCAAGGCTTAGAAATTCTGGCTGACTACTCCCAAAACTTCCAAATCCGAAGGATTAGCAGAAACTAATGACCCTATGGAGAATCGAACTCCAATCTACAGCGTGAAAGGCTGTCGTCCTAGCCGTTAGACTATAGGGCCAGCCATCGTAACTCAATCGTCAGCCTCCGAATAGGGCGTGTCTGAGTCGAACAGACCTATGAACACCTTATAAGAGTGTCGGATGCAACCGGCTTACCTTACGCCCCGTGTTGTTTGATCATACCATAGTTATCGTCTGTTGTCAAGAGAATCTTTAGCGGAATCTGAGGGATTCGAACCCACGGAGGATTTTAACCCTCGGCGGTTTAGTAAACCGCTGCCTTAAACCACTCGGCCAAGATTCCAACTGGCTCGGTAGGACTCGAACCTACAACCGGGCGGTTAACAGCCGCCAGCTCGACCATTGAGCTACGAGCCAATAAATTCCGGGACTACGATTCGAACGTAGAAAAAAGGAACCAAAATCCTTTGTGATACCGTTTCACCATCCCGGAGAGCCGATGATCAGAATCGAACTGATGACAGGCAGTTTACAAAACTGCTACTCTACCAACTGAGTTACATCGGCAATCCTACTATTATACTCAATAGTCTCCGTTGTCGCAAGCCCTGCGATTTTCAGCGGATCGGGTTCGTTGACGCTTGGGGCGATTGTCCATAACGGTATACCGATGCTCCTTGTGTCCCGTAGGGACTTGCCACTGCGGCCTGACCTTGAGCTTGATATGGTTGCGGCGTGGTCGAATATCGTCGTTGTTGTGGAGGGTAATCATACCAGATTCCATTTTCGTGTAGGTAAAAAATTCTATCAATGTTAGGGTCGTAAGCCATCAGACAGTATTGTATCGGATAAACTACCTTTGTCAAGACCTGTTTTTGAGGCATCTTGGGAAATTTTATGTCCCCTTTCTGGTAGTCCTTGATTCCCGTATATGCCAAACCTAAAATCGTAATCACAATCCCAACCCACTGGATCATTCTCTCACCCCTTGTTGATTCTCGTCTCGTTCTCATATCTACATTATCGACCAATCCAGCGTAGAAACTTTAGAAGATTTTTAGATTTGCTCTAAAGCGTTGTGGGATAAGGACTTACGTCAAAGCCGGGCGGCCACGCTCGCCCTAAGTGCTGTCGCAGTAAGGGTTTGCGGCTAGTCTTACTCTAAAGTCCATCCGGCATCTTTTAGAATATGGCTAGTATGTAATACGCAAGTTAATCCATCAGCATTTGTATAGTCTTTATATCCACGTTCATCAAGATAGATATGCTCATCTAGTGTATCATTTTCATTTGTTTCCCATATAGCATCCATCGCAGCATCCCGTGGACATTTATTGCAGGAATAAATTAGTTCTAGTGTCCCACATTTGATATAGTATTTGCTCATTATTCTTCCTCTCGGAACTTTTTGCATTGAACACAATTACATCGCCCGTATTCATCAAACTCGTCAGCAGCATAATCAAACTGTCCATAAATATTTTCATCCCAATCGCTAAAACTCTCAATACCTACGTCAATTACAACTGGAATCCAGTATCCTTTGCGTCGAACAAAACCAAAGTTACCCCTATGGGCATCGTTATAATCCAAACCATATTCGCTCAAATAAGACACCACTTGCATGATAGCGATACCATTCTTACAGCAACTCTGAAAACATTCACCATCACAATATTCGTCATCATGACATTCTGGCATAGGCCGAGCAACTTCGGTCAAATAACCATAACAAGTCATTTCACCATCATGCCTACGAATAAAACCAACATCCCCATATACCATAGGGGCCAAATCAAACTGTGCCAAATGAGACTGAACACGATGGGCAAACTGTGCCTCTTGTTCGTTCTCAAACTCTTTGAAGCCCACGCGCTTCCGGCCAATCTTTTTATCTTTGACAATATAGAAAGCATTTTTACTTCCTGCATCATCATACAATCCAACGTAGCTCATTTTTATTCCTTTCAATGGGCTGGAAACAAGACATTAGCCAAACCACGAACACACAAGTCACATGATATACTATCTTTAGTGCCGGTGCAAGTGATTTCTGACCTACCACGACGGATTTCTGGACATACCACAAACTTTGTGGCATTGAGAACCACCAGCTTCGGCAGTGCTTGTCGCCATGCTTCGGCTTTTGCTTTGCTCTTAGGACGCTTCGGAGCAATCTTCATGTCGCTGTCACACCATGCGAACAGCTTGAACCCCTGTGCCAGTGCTTCGCCCATATCGTTATCGTCATGCACACTAGCGTACACATTCATATACTTTTCCAGACTCACAAGCCGAGAATCGTAGATATGAGTATAAAACCACATATCGGGCAACGTATCACCATCGGCAAGAATACTCTCACAAGCCCACGTTACATTAGCAACATAGTCTAGGTCAAGTTCGCCATTGAGAAACCAGTCGCCACGCTCATGCCAGCGAATAGACTTCTCACGACGTTTTGCTTCCAGAATCATAGCACGGATTTTATTCTTTTCCGTTATGACATTAGCAAAACCGGCAGTACGGGCATTTTTATACTGATTTTCAGTAGCTTCGGCATAGCAGCCGTTTCCGAGATAGTCGCAATCGGGCGGGCAAGTATCGCCAACCGGACGACTAACCACAATGCAACCCTTACCCAACTTATCATTACCGTCAGCAGTTTTCATGTTCTTCTCCTGTGTCTACCGATTCTACACTATAGTATCGGCATAGTCAAGCTAAAAACTTCAAAAAATTATTCTTGATGCAAGTTGTTGTGGTATAAGGACTTACGATGAACCGGGGCGGCCGGGCCTGCCCTAAGTGCTTATGCTCAAAGGGTTTACGACAAACGAGAGTGACGGGACTCGAACCCGCAACCTCTAGCGTGACAAGCTAGCGATCTAACCAATTGATCTACACCCCCAACAATAGCCCCAGCAGGAATCGAACCTGCAACTAGAGATTAGAAGTCACTTATTATATCCATTTAACTATGGGGCCGTCAATACCGCAAGCCCCCACGGCGTCCCGTGGAGGCTCGCAGCCATTATAACTCCTTACGGTCGATCATGCAACCGCTTCGGTAGCTTCCTTTTCTACCTTACCATCATGGGCATCACCGGCCTGCTCGGCAGTAACACCCGTAACCCTAGCTCGCCACACCTTATATCCCTGCTCACTGAACGCCTTGACCTCACCGGCCTTGACATTAGCATGAACATCGCCGGGAAGGCTGGTACTCAGGCAATCACGAATCGAATCAACCACAGAATCACGATCAAGCTCATCAGCCACAACGTCAACAGCAAAAGTAAACTTCTTCATCTTATCTTCTCCAAAATTGTTATAGTTTCCAAATCGTTCTAGTACCAGTATACGTTACTGTTACCCACTTGTCAAGTCCGTCGTGATGGTTTTTCTTGTTGGCATCATCGAGGAGTCTTGACTTGTGATACTCTCATTCTACAGTATAGTATCGTCATTGTCAAGGGCGAACTTGAGTGTCTCTCAAAGATTTTTGATTTTGTCCTAAGCTGTTTGGTAGCAAGGACTTACGTCAAATTCGGCCGCCCCGCCTCGTCCTAAGTTCTTTAGGGACAAGGCTTTAGGTCATGAGAGATAACCCTCACAACCCAAACCCACCAGATCACGCAGCAGTGCCTCTGCCGCTTCGGGTGTTTTCAGAGTGATACTCTGCTTGGCCCCGGACTTGGCAGGAACGAACTTGTCGTAATGCCAGCCACCAACCAGATAGTCACTCCAATCCTTGGCTTCCTTCAAGCCCCATCCGGTATGAAGCCGAATAGCCTTGATGGAATGGATACGATTGTCCAGAGTCAGACCTCCGGTAATCGTTACCATACGACGCTGGTTCACACCCAGTGCCACTTCCAACGCACACACAATCTTGTCGAACATATCAAGACTGCAACCGTTTGCAATCATGTTCAGGGACTCACGCACGCTCAGTTCGATTTTGATCATAAATTCCAAAACTTTCTGTATACTTAGGGTCTATCTCGTAAATACCGTCAAAATTTCCGTTACGTTCTTCCAGAATATGAACCTGTCGCCCATCGGTAACTAAGGTGTCATACTCACTGTTATCCCAAACAAATTCACCACCATCACTCTCTCGTCGCCAGTGAACATCACGAATGGGATTATAATACAACTTCTCAAGATTGTCAATAGGCAAAGATGGATAAAAATCCTTGCGAAGCATAACTTCTTCACACTGAACCCATCCACTCACATTCTTTTTCTGTTTCTTGTTGACCCATTTCGCCCTAGCTACTTTGTTTACCAGCTTGCAACCACGCATCTCTAACTGGTATTCTGTAGGATCTACATAAAATTGGTCAACCCTTTTCTTACCCTGCATAATATTTACTTGCCACTTCCGATAATTCTGCCCATTGAGCAGATGGAATCGTACTTCGGCGTGTTTTTCGACCGTTTTCATTTACCTCTCCCGATAACAACGCATGACGTAGGCTCGTCGCCTTCCATATCCTTGTAGTATGAGGCGTGTCGCCCATTATACCAATAAAACTTTTCTTGTCCATCCCAATTATCGTCCAGAACAACAGCCCCATTCCTCTGAACTTCGATATTGTCGTATCCACCCTCATAACCCGGCACAAGCACAAGCATATCTTGGGGCAGCTTGTTCAGTTCTTCGATCAATTCAGCAACAGTCATCATTTTCCCTTTCGTGTTGCTAGTATCTTACACTACTATTATCGACAAGTCAAGAGGGAATCTTGAAAAAATATTGCTAATCGTAAAGTCTTTAGTGGTAAGGACTTACGTCGAAACCGGCCCGCCCGATTTGCTCTAAGTCGTTATGTAGCGGTAACTTATGTACCACCAACCACAATCTCCGCATAAACTCCAAACAAGACCATACTTATCAACAGTATACATACTTTCATTACAGTTGCCACAATCACACATATCACTAAAAGTTTTCATAATCTCAACCACTAGGATAATCGTCTGGATAATCTTTTGCCGGTTTAATTGGCCTGTTCATCACTCCATCATCTAGCATCCACCACGGAGCATCCATTCGGTCAACCAGACCGGGAGATTCATGACAAAATATAAGATGAGGACTAAAAGGGTCATTCGGAGAATAAGAATACTCTCCAGCCCACACACCAATATGTTCACCATAATACCAAATACCCTGTCCGTCTTCTGGCTGTCGTTCAAAAAAACTAATCCATTCCATTATTTAGTTACCTCAATACTCCACCTAGTCCCCTTCAACTCAGCAATCACACACATATCCAGCTTAACCAGTTCAGCCACAATTTCGGCCAAACGTTCGATCTCGTTAATATTTAAGTAGATCATATATTCCTACAAATTTCAACCCAAGCGTCAATCAACTCCTTAGCAGTTATACCATGCTCTTCTGCTAAAGTCAATGCCTCTTCTCGATTGGGTTTATTTACAGCAGCCGATTGGCTCCTTAAAACCCTAAGAACCTTAATTATCGCCTCGTTTTTATTCATCTTTCTCCTTTGTATTATTATACCGGCTGTTAATGGATCGACTTACCAGATGACGGGACTCGAACCCGCAACACCGCCACATATAGTGTGGAACTCTGCCATTTGAGTTACATCCAGCGATAGTTTTACGAATAATGTCCGGTATCACGCATTATCCAACCCAGCCAGTAAACTTGGTTTCTATCCGACCCCTGTTTGTAATCAGCGAACCATTTACGACTCCGGTTCTATACTCCACTAATACCCGATATTTTTAACCCTTGGGCCAGGTAAACACTAGTGGAAACCGTCCACGGAAACCTCCCTGAGATTGTTCATGAAGCAATCTGTCTGGCTCTTGGGAACGATTACTGATTGTATTATAACGTGGTGAGGACGCGATCCCCCATAGATTGGCACTACTATCCAGTGCGTAACCGGCACCGTCAGCATCATCGCTGCCGCGACATGCGATGCTTATCGTAATGAGTTACCCAACCTAGTCCAAGGCATGGACCCACGAGTTTTGTATTGTAAAGCAGATAGGGTTGAGCCATACTCGACAGCCATTTAACCGTGGCTACTTTGATATCATTCTGCCAGCGGCCCTCATCTGCTTATGTGCTAAGTATACATCTATTATCGTCACTTGTCAAGAGGCTTCTGTAGGAATTCCAAAAATTTTTTAGCATTGACGTAACCCTATGATACACAAGCACTTACATCAAGTTCGGCCGCCCGCCCTATCCCTAAGTTGTTTAAGGATAAGGACTTACGATTAGTTATTACTAGCCCCAATAGACTCACGAACCCTAACCGCACCTTCACTCTTGGCAATCTCAAGAGCCCTACAAAAGAACTCAAAGAAAATATCCAACTCATCATGTATAGCCCGCTCATCAACCCTAGCAGCACTAAACAGACGAACAGAAAAATCGGCCACACAATCACAAACAGCCATACGCTCGTCATCTGTCAACATAAAACTCCCCTTTTCTGCTCAATATACTCTATTAAAGACTCTTTGTCAAGCCCCGACTATTGGCTGACTATACCCACTCAGCCCGACCCGCTAGGGTTAGGTGGGACAACTATGAGAGATTCGCTCGATCAGCAAATTCTTCCCATAAAGTTTCTCAGCCTGACACAAAGCATGATAGGTACTGTACGCTTGAACATAGCCTACCACCTTATTACCCTTCATTACTATATAGGTATCGGTACTCATTCTTCATCCTCCGATCCAGCAAACATTTCTTCCCAACTCTGACTATCGATTCCTGTCTTCAAAACCTCACGCTGATCAGCATTGAGATATGGGAAAGCAACTTGAATCAACTCTCCATTGATCCAACGATTGGCATCATCAAGATGCGTGACTATGGAAAACTCACGACCACCAGTGGAAAGTCCACTAAAAGTAACCATGTTTTCATCACTCACAGTACGAGTCACAGAATCAGTCAAAGCATATGGCGTAAACAGCATCTTTTTCTCCTTTTGATTCTCTGTATTCTACACTACTATTATCGGCCTGTCAAGAGGAAAAACTTGAGCAAAAAAAGATTGTCGTAAAGTGTTGGGGGATAAAGACTTACGACTCGCGTGGCGGGCCGACCTCGCCCTAAGTGCTGCCGTAGCAACAACTTAGGGGTTGGTCAGTTAGTAGGCAGAGACTGCCTATTTTTAGAACACAAACAGGTTGGACACACCGCTCTTGAACAGAGCACCAGCAAGCAACGGCTTTCGGCAATTCTTCACTCTCTCAGCATAGAACTGTCGAATCTTACCGTCAGGAGTCTGGCAAGTCACCAGATGGTTAGTACGCTGAAACACAGGGTCATTCTTACGATATCGACTACGGCGATTCAAAGCCTTGATAGATGAATCGCTCAGAGTATAGACAGGCTCAATCACCTTAGCAAGGAAACGCTTCGGTTCCCCATGCAAAGGCTGTTCATATTCAAAATTGAAAACCTGACCCTCTTGAGCATTCGCCAAGCTAGCCTTCGATCCACCGTAGACCGAATAGAAGACGAAACCCACAACAGCAGCGGCAACAGCCGCAAGAATCGAACCAAACAAAACTACATCGTTCATAAGAACCCTTTCAGTTAGAAAACCAATCACACCATTCATACGCCAAGTCTACACTAATTATCGTCATTTGTCAAGCGGGAACTTTAGAAAAATTTTCTTCCCAATACTCTTTCATTTCCGCAAGGTTGATACCGCTATCATTCCAAGAGACTCCATCGGGCGTTTCATATCGCACAGGATGAGTCTCAAAAACATCACGAAGCAAAAGCTTGAAATGATCGTAAGAGATGCACTGATCAGCCAGACCATTCAACATTTCATCATTGCTAATCCACAAGCAAACATTCCATGTTTGGTAGTTCGCATAACCGTTATATGTTCCATCGGGACTCATGTCTTTACCCTTGCCTTTCTTCTATATCGTATTCTACTATCTATTATCGTCTATTGCAAGGGGTAAACTTGAATCTTACGAGATTGTAAGGATTCTCGTAAAGTGTTGGCAGATAAGGACTTACAACAAACCCGGCCCGCCCCGTCGGCCCTAAGTGCTTGAACACAAAGGGTTTACGACGAGAGGATAGGAGAATGTTTACTCAAAATCAACAAAGATGATTTGAGAATATCCGCGAGGCTTCACAGTATAGCCATCACCATAATCATGAGTGTCAGCCTTGACAGCTGTCATACCAGCAAGAGCCTTAGCCTTACGAACAACGCTACGCTGAGAAGCATTCTTTTTTGGGATGAACTCATATCGATTCACCCAACCATAGTTAGCTTCGCCACCAAAAGTATCCGTATGGGTAACAACGCACTTCATTTAACAAGTTCCTTTGCTTTCATGGTTTCAAGATACAACTGTTCCAACATCTTCACACGATTCACTGCACGATTCGTCTCACGATCCATAAGCATAACTGCTTTCTGGTGTGCTGTCAATACTTTCTTTTTCGTTTTCATTCTCTTTTTCTCTTCTTCTTATATCGACATTCTATCACAAAAATCTTAGCTGTCAAGCCTAGTTTCTACTGGTCTGTAGTGTTTTTGCATACCCATTTTGACTTCATTCAAACCACGATAGTGACCAACATAGGTCAATTCTGGTTGAAGATAATACAGAACGAAATGATTCCAGTCGAGAGGTTTCGGAATGTAGACCACTCGAAAACCCATAAGTCCAGCATCAAATTCTAGATCGTCAACTTCTCTCTGAGTTAGCTTTCTCATTTTTATACTCCTAGCCAAACATCTCATACTCTTCATCAGTTAACGCCACCTCATCGGGGCGATAGCAATTATTGCCATACAGATCACGATTCTTAGGACGCTTTTCCCATTCATCCATGAATCGGTTATACTCTTCGATACGCTTTTCTTCTTCACTTTTCATCATTCGCTCTCTTTCTCTATCTCTTATATCGACAAGTATAGCATAGAAACTTTAGATGTCAAGCAGGAAGTTTTCTTACAATTTCGTAAGGTTGACGTAAAGTATTGTAGCATAAGGACTTAGATCAAATTCGTGCCGCCCCGCCAGCCCTAAGTGCTTACGCACAAAGGGTTTAGGGCGAGTGCTCAATCGTCATACGGACCATCTTCATTGTAATCCACAAAACCCACAGCCTCATCGGCGTGGAAATCTTCTATTCCATCGTCACCATAGTAACCGTAATCTTCGTCGGTTCCCCATCCAGCGGAAGCCAACGCAGACTCAGCATCACCATCCATACTATCATCAAACGAATCATCAGAATCATTCTCCAGGTCATCATCTCCAGCCCAGTAGTCATTAGTACGATCATCAGCATCGATACCATAAAAATCTTCAAGATCGTCATACTCGTAGC